TCATCTCTTCCTCGTCCTTGTCATCCTCATCCGGTTCGTCATCGGCTCCCGGCTTGTCGGGCTTGTCGCTGCCGCTCTTCTTGAGTTTCGCCGCCTTCTCCGCCTTGGCCAGCAGAACCAGTTTCTCACTGGGGCCAGCTTTGGCGAAGGCTTGCTGGTCAGCGGCTGACATCGTCACCACCAGTTTTTCTTCATCGCGCTTGTTGCAGGCTTCCTTCATCATGCCCTTGCGCTTCTCTTCGTCCGCAGCCATGTACGCTTTCTTCTGGTCGTCCGTCATCGCCCCGAAGGCTTTGCGCTCCTTCTTGGACATCTTCAGCACTAATCCGCTGATGGCTTTGGACACTGTGTTTTCGGCCAGCAGGGCTTCAGTGGCGGCTTTGAGCGTGGCAATGGTGCCCTCCAGTTCGATTTGATTTTTCTCGATAGCTTCGAGAGTTGGCATGGTATCTCCTTTGTCTGACTTCAGAATTGGGGGCAATTCGTCATCGCCCTTGTCGGGATTCGCAGCGCGCCAAGCCGCCCGAACGCGCGACTTAACGGATGCCAGTTTGTCTGATGGAATTTGAACCTTGTTTCCTCGGAACCCTTTACCGAGGGCGGCCACAGCAGCGCCAACGATCTTTGCGTCTGGCTTGCCTCCTGGGGATGAAGTAAGTCTGAGTTTCCATGTCGATGGCTTGGTTTTATCCGGGGTGAATGCCCAATCCGAGGCAGGAAAACAAGACCCACCCTGAGTTTGGCAGACACCATCCTTGCAAACTCCTTCAGCGCCACCGCCGCCAACTGCCTTGCATATCAGGTCGTTATCGTCCCATGCGTCGTCTGCCTTGCAGAGAGCACGTAACTCCTGCTCGTTCACGTCGGCACCTCCTGAATCTTTTGAATGTCGTTTCCATATAGCCACAACCGCGCGTTGGATCTTGCGCTGAGTTTTAGGATCTACTTCACTGCAGGCTGGAGCGTCAACTAGCGAGACCTCGTTCACCGCAAGAGAGCTAAGTTCATTCGGCATAACTAATCCCCTTGCAGCCCGCGATTCTCAATCAACCTTGCGAGCCTGCGCTCCGATGCGATTAAATCCTCTTTCATCACGGCATTCTGCTGGATCTCTACAATGGATGCCCTGATATTGCTAACCTGCCGCTGAAGGTCGCTTTCGCGTTCTCTGGACTCTTTCACAAAATTCTCCACGTATCCTAACCTCTCAAAGAGTTCTTCCGCGTTGCGGATTGGAACGTTGCGCCTGAGTTTGCGCTTGTGCGTGACCAAAACACCATAAATGTGGGCATGGAGCGCCAACGGTTACGTAGGCACAGATAAGCGAGCAACACCAATTGGCAGCACAGGGATGTGATAATGAGAGGCATCTAGATCGTTACTTACCTTGTGGCATGCGATCTTCTGAGGTCGCCATCCCCTTGACCACTTTGAAGAGATTGCTCAGACTGTGCACTTCTAGACGCTGAAATGGGGTGACATTGTAGACCCGCAGCATATCGAGCCGATAACTCCCTGGTGGCACGTCAGGAACGATCAAGCCTTCAACCACTTGGTGACAACCTAACTCCAACTCCCTGACAACCATCCCTGGAAGCGGGTAAACTACTGAATCAATGAAGGAATAGTGCGTTTCTGCGCTAACATCACTGTATTTGCAATAACTCATCTTGTATTCCAGCGAACCGCCGATAGAGACTTCCTTTTCGACCACGTGGATTTGATCCGTCAGGATGAATGAGTTGCGGGGTCTACTCCACCAGACATACAGGCTCAATGGGATTAGCGCCAATGTGATGGCGACAACCGTAGCCAGCATCAACACATGGTTTGACGTTAAGTGGAATTCTTTCACTTTTTGACATTCCAGATAAGGGCCAGAATGCTTCCCACCGCCGTAGTCAGAACAAGCCCGACCAATCCATAGACCACCCTTCTAACTGGATCAAAATCCGCTCTTGTGACGTATTGATCTTTAAGGCATTCCTCAATTGTCCCAACCCGGCGTCGGATATCCCTGGATTCCGTTCGCACCTCCGTGAGCGGGTCCGTGCGCCAGCCGTGCGACTCATTATTCAGGTCATCGGCGAAACAGCATCCACGAAATGGTAAGAACTCCCAAATGCTGATGCACATCGCGCATATTTGCACTGTAAGGTTCAGCAACAGCAGTTGTAGGAATGTCATGGGGACCCAGTTGTCTTTTACCCGGCGATTGCCGCGCGCTTGCCTTTGCCGCCAACGCTAAATGACCTCAATTCACCAGACGTAATGGATTGCCAGCAGGATTCGCTGGAAATGCGAAAGCCAATCCACCAGCCACAGAATGGCATGAACATCGTGGCCGGGATGCCTTGGTCGTTGAGCGAGCGCGTCATCGCTTGCACTTTTTCGTCATCAAAGAAAACGCTCTCGACAAGTTCTCCTACTTGCTGCGGCTTGCCGTCGCCATCTGTCTCATGCATTTCTCCGGCGACGCGCGCATCCAAACAGTAAGAGTATACAGCGGCCTCTAATGTTTTTGGGAGGATTACGTCTGCCTGAGTATCGACCACCGGCTTCCCATTTGCCGAGACAATCGAGGCCCACCCAAAAACAAGATGCTGCGGCCTGTCGATCTTGATGATATTCCCGCTCAACTCAAATGCGCATTCCTCTTCTCGCTTGATGGTTGCGGTCTGCCCGCTCAGTGGAAATTCTTTCTTCTCGCCGCCAATCGACAGCGTGATTCTGTCGAACGTAACCGGGATATTCTCCGGCGTAGCCAGCAAGTGCGGCGCATGTGGCGCTAGGAACTTGAGCGTGATGTGTGGCGTGTAGCCGAAGTTCTCGCGCGGTTTGCCGCCGCCTTGCTTGATGGCATCCACGAGTTTCTGTCGGAATTGCTGAATGTCATCCGAATGGAAACTGCGGTAGGCCACATCCTGCCCATCGGACTGTAGCGTTGCAGGGAATCGGCCGATGCCGCCGATGATGCCAGAGATCGGCGGTTCGTTGCTGGCGAACACGCGAATGGCATTCTCGATGACCGGCATGACGGTTGGGTCCGTCTCTTCTTGCTTGCCAAGATAGGCCAACGTTAGATGAATATCTTCCGGTGTCTCGCCACCCGGTACCGCTAGTGCTTTCTGCGTCTCCGCATCGGGCCAGAAGGCAATGAGCACACCATTGCCAGCCTTAGCGACTTCGTCGGGCCGTTTGCTGCGGTCGTCAATCAACTCGACCATGCCTGGGTCTTTCTCGTTCGTCACCGGCAGCACTTGTCCGATATGCGATTTACACCAGAACTCAATAGCGCGCTTAATTTTGCCGTCTGGGTCATCGGCCACGCGAGCGGTGAATATCTTGACTGCCTTGCCCTCTGCGAGTAGCCACTTGACGTAATCGACCATCTTGGGGATGGGGTGCCCAATCCTGGTGCCATCGTAGGATTCAAGCGGAGCGGCGAGTGTACCATCGAGGTCCACAGAAATGCTCTGAGGCCATCGCCTTGCGTCTTCCTTCTTGACTATCTTCGCAGCCCACTTGCCGGCCGCTGTGCCGCCCCACGCGTCACGCGTTGAGGATGGCTCGGTAGCGCTGGCCCCATCTGCGAAGTGCTCCGCAATCTTACGTAGCGCCTCAACCGATAGCCCTCCGCCTTCTGCGAGCGGCGCAGTGATGTCGATGACAGCATTGCCTGAAGCATAAGCAGCGCGCGCCGCTTTTGCTATCTCTATAGGGGGCAGGTACTTCTTTACGTCAGGCTTGCCGGTCCAGGAGTCGCACACCTGATCGGCCTGTACGGGGTAGTGATCATACATCTTGCAATTCCCCGCTGGATCGTAATAGCTACAGTTCGCGCACCGCTCCGTACCCGTAGTCTGGCGAAGATGTGGAGGGATTTGTGGTGCAGCCTTTTCGGTAGCCTGGAGTTCTTCATTTCCATCATCGGTATCGTCATCCGTCAGCGAGTGGAGAATCAGGTAGATGCCACCCTTGAACGGTTCGTCTTCTTCAAGGTCAATGTCTTTGATCTTGTCATCGTTCCAGCGTTTCATCGAAGCGTGGTCGCTGAAATCGTTCGGCGGGTCTTCGATATCCTTGGTATCCACATCGAAGTCGGCAGGGCAATCGTCATCGACCCAAGCATTGAGCAGAGCCTCAAAGCGTGAGTGATCCACCATGCCAATCTTTATGGTCGGGTCAGCCTGCCATCGCTCATACAGAGCCTTAGCCCATCCCAGTTGGCGCTTCTTGCTGGCGTTGAACGATTCGCCCGTTTGGCCGTCATTGCCTTTGCCTGGTGGCACTTCATCGGGATGCTTCACAAACCAGTTTATGAGATCTTGATTGTCGCCTCCCGATTTACCCTCAAATTCCCCGAGGTGCCATGGCTGAATTTCAGGGACTGGCTTGCCGCGGCGCATGGAGCGCGTAGCGTGGCGCGCAATGGCATCTGCCGTCTGAACAGAACGCCGTAGGGGGCTATTGTATAGGACATCTAGCCCCCCACGAGCGGCGATTCGTTGGCCTAATCGGTCGGCCAGCTTCTCGCCTTTGGCGTTTAGCGGGATGTTTGAGCTTCCTGAGATTCGTTTGGCGATGATTGCTTCGCCGCTGGCGTTACCTTGAGATCCTGACGGAACTCCCGCGCCATTCTTCTTCGCGCTCGCGCGATGTTTCTCTGCCTCTTCGTCATCTTCCTTTTCCGGTCTGTCGTCTGGACCTGCCGGCATTGGCAGGAAGTCAGCGCCGTTCTCTGGCGGGTCAACATCCTGCGTGCCTGGGTCGTCCTTATCCTCTGTCCGCTTCTTTTGAATCGCCGCAATAATGGAGTCGTAATCGGACATGCCTAGTTCCGGCTTTTCCTCCATCAGTTCCACGAGCTTTTCAGTGAGCACATGGAGCGGTGCATCGGACTTGATATCCTCGCGCGCCACTTCGAGCAACCGAAGGAATAGCGGCACATCCAGCGCTATCGTGTCGCCCTTGGCAGTAGGCACCAACAGTTGCCCCGCCTCTTTGGCCTTGCGCTTCTTTTCCTCTTCGTCTTCATCCTGTTCGTAACGCAATGCGCTGCCAATAGGCACGGGAGAGTGAACCATCCCAACAGTGGGTGATGCCTTTTGGACTTCCCACACGCCAAGGCCAGTCTCCACGTAGCCGGATTTCTCCAACTCCCGGTAGCCCTTGATGTAGGCGTGCATCTCAGAGCGGCCATCGGCTAACGCCTGATTCATCGCCATGCGAAAGATGGTCTGCGCATCCGCATCAGGCACGGCATCGCGAACCGATTCCGGAAGGTCCGAATTGCTGGAGAGGTGCATCACGCGGAGCGTTGCCATGTTATTTTGCGCGCCCTGATTTTGGCTGCGATATCATCGTCCGATTCACCTTGCTCCGCCATTTCTACGAGGCACGCACATTCTTCTAACGTATCGTTCACGGCTCTGTCGATGGCGCACCGCACACTATCCACCATGCTTGCTGCGAATACTGCGCCTTGACTGGCCATTCGTGGTTATCGCTTTGGAGGCGGAGAGTTCCAGAACATCAGGAAAACCACTATCATGGTGGCGGCAACTAAGATGGCGACAACAAGAGCGGGAGGCATTCAGTCGCTATCAATCACTGGAACTATTACCGTATCGCCCGGTTCGCCGTTGACTACAATCGTAACCGCCACGAACGATGTCGCGGGGACTTCCGTTTCCACGAGTTCAGTGAGGCAATCGAGCGCTATGGTGATTTGGTTTTGCATCATGCTGCCCTTGGAAAGATCAATCCGTATCCGCAACGGCAGAGGGTGTGATATGGAGCGTACATGTCGCCGGTAGAGAACGGCTGGTCAAGCGGTATTGGACCTTCGGCTTCGATTCCCAAGCAGACGGGACACGTGGCATCGTCCCCTGAAGCGATACTTTGCTTCAATGTGCCTATCGGGATAACATTGTTTCGCTTGGCCTGTTGATGCAGGGCAAATTGCCCAGTGTTAGCCGATCTTACTGTTTCGGTCCTCGCGATTGATTCAGCCCTGTACTTGAGATATCGATCATAGTAGCGCTGCACTTGCTGGTCAATCTGTTCCTGCGTCAGCGCTGTATCATTCCGCACCGCAGCCATCACCGTCCGGTCGAAGCGTTTATCGCGCAATTCCCGCTCTAGCGCATCGGCCATAGTATCCGGTGAAGAGAGCGCGCGGCGGTAATTCTCAACCGCTTGCTGCTGGCGCTGCGTCAAGCCGATGGAATCGCGGATTAATCGCGCCTGTTCGTAGGGATGCCCACCTTGCTCGAATGCATTCGTAATCACTTGACGGATGTTCTCTTTGGTGTCATCCGTGATCTGCTTAATGAGGTTGAACTGGTAGGATTGCAGGAACTTGACCGACTCCGGGTTCGTGATATCGAACGCCCACCCGATGCCAATCTTTGCTGGAAGCGCCTCCTTCGCGGCCACGGCGCCCGCTGCAAAGGTTTCCCTGATGGCTGATTTGAACGACTGGATGCCGGTTTGCGTCTGCCCATTAAGCGCCGCAACAAAGTGCTGATCTACGGCCACAGCGGCAAGCGCTCCGTTGGCATCGCCGGTTGCAATGGCGTGCTCCAGTTCCGTAAGGGAGACTCTCTTTTTCAGGTAGGCCACGGCGGCAAGAAACGCATCCCGCAGCTTCGGCTCCATGCGCGAAGCCGCTTGCAAGATTGGATCTGTCTCGACTTGGGATTTACGGACGAAAGTTACGGGCATGGATTCTACGCCACTTCCTGCAACCGCTCTGCTGCCTGTTCATCCGTCTCGCCTTGCACTGGAGCCGTCTTTCCCGCTGGCCTCTGAGGCGATTTAGGCCCTGTTGGCGGCTGGCCCTTACCTGAGGGCACGCCAGTCTGTTCAGGAGGCTCCTGAGCCACGGGAGACGGCGCGGCGGGGGCTTCCTTGGGTTCTTCTGGCAGCCTCGCAACCTTGCGCAAGTAGTTTGCCGTATCCGGGTCGAAGAACGACAGCCCAGACTGCGAGAGGCGCTGAATGTACGCCGAAAGCTCATCGAGGTCGCGTACCCCGATTTCGCCGGGTACCAGTTTCGGCGCAAGCGTTAGATCCATCTTGTTCAGCGCCATCAGGCGAGGGATGGCAATGCGGTTCATGACATCGGCCACCGAATCCATGAAGGCCCCGAGGGCAAGCGCAAAGATTTGAGTTGCGCTCATGTGGAGCGACCGGCTACCCGTGGGAGTCTGGCCAAACTGGATGAAGCCAGCCATCGCCGTATTGAGAATGTCTTGGTTATACCGATTGATGGTAGCTCCGGGGTCTGTCATCTTGCGGCCGGCGGCCTTGAGCAATTCCAGTTTGACCATGGGATTGCCCTTCTCGTCATAGGCGAGCGGCAAGAGAGCTCCCATCTGATCATCTACGCGAATGTTAGTAATCATCTGCTTGGCGGCATCGACTCCGCCCATCGCGTTGATAACTTCCTGATTCGCGTAAAGTACCGGCAACCCGCACATGTCGCGCTCAATCCCGATGCCTTCCACTTCCTCGATCCTACGCTTGAAAAACCAGGGTCGGTAACAGTTGCGAAGGACCGAGCGACCCTCTGGATTATTCTTTATTGAAGTGGTGCGGAATAGCAGTAACTTTTCAATCGGAATCGGCACTGTGCGATAGTCCGGAGCTGCTAATTGGACTGCGCCCTGTAAGCCGCCCTCATCGTCCCATATCCAGTACAGAATTGTTTCTTGGGCGCGCGGCGCGAGTTTGCGCCATCCGATAAGCCCGTCATCATACTTGCTGGCCTTACGGCCATCAGGACCGAGACGCCGCTTATAGACGGTTTCAAAGAGTCCATAGCCAAATGCAAACATGTTCACGCATTCTGCGATGAAGTCCGTCCACGTGTGGCTCATGTCGTTCATGTTGGACTCTACGAATTCACCGTAATCGTCGCCCTTCGCTCCCTTCGATGGTTCAACACGCCATTCCGCCTTTCTGAGGATCATTTCCATCGCGTAGAACAGCGCCCCGATAATCGGATCATTGTCGCGCATTTCCCGGTAAACCAGTTTGGCTTGATATGTTGATAGGGAGCTCAGCCACTCTTCAAAAACATATCCGAGCAACTTTGTTCTGGCGAGGCCAGATACGCCGATCTCCATCATCGGGTTTGGCTTTGGTAGGGTAACTCCAGCGCCAGGGATCGCTATAACCTCTCGCCGCGATGGTGTTATAGCCTTACGGATTGTCTCAAAGAATGACATTGTTATAACTTGTGCGCGTCTACTTATTCAGTTTCTTCAGACGTGCCGTCATGCTTTCGGTTCGCCAGAAGTGGTTTCCGCGTGAGTCTCTGCGATGGTCGTTACCACTGTTGCTGGCGGATTCAGCGACTGCTGAGCCATCTGAACGGTAGTCGTTACGATCTTCATGTCTGGTATCGGCTTGGTGCGCAGAAAGTTTAGCATACTCAGCGTGCCGCTGATGGTGAACACGGCCAGCAATTCGATGAAAAACTTGGAGGTTCCGACAGCCAAATCCTTAGTCAACGTGGAGCCTACGAACGCCGCGCTAGCGCCAGTAGCTCCGCCGCTAACAAATGCGGAAACGAGTCCGCGTAGCCAGTCGGTGAAATCGAGGTTGCCAAAGCCTGCCGGAAGTGTCAGTTTCATGGGGGAATTGAGGAGCATGGGCGAAGTCTGGGTGACTCCGCCCCGTGAGCACGGTTACGGTTCCGTCTCTACCATCTGCACGCCCGCGATACCGCCCGCTATCACGTCAATCGGCTCGCCGGTAGCCGTCAGGTTGATCGTTGGCAGCGTGGGATCGGTAATCGTGACAGCAGCGGTAATCACGATGCCTGTGGCCAGTTGTGGCGGCGTGGATGGTGCGAAGGCAGCCACAAGCGGATTGATGGTGCTCGGCGTGACGACAACCGCAGGGCTGCTGGATGTCCACGTGGTCGCCACAGTTGAGGTCGTTGGTACCACTGCCGGAAGCCCGGCGGCGTCCACGAAGGAAAGGGTTGCGGTGCCGCTCCCGGAATCCGGGAGTTGCAGGTCGAGAGTTGTTGCCAGTGTGGTTTTGGCCATATTGATTTCTCCGTTAAGCGTCAAGGTAAGAATTGCGGCTGCGGGTGGTGGCGGGGTTAGTTGGACGATGATCTTTTCTGTGTTGGCGAGAACCTGATTCAAAGTCGCAAGAGCCTGCGATAAAAGCGTTAGGCTCTGAGCCAATTCGGCATTGGCGGTATGCTGCGATTGAGCTAAAGCCGCCTGCCCAGACAGCAGGGAGTTGAGCTTGTTGATTATCAGATCGACCATCCCCGCCAGCCACCCTAGCATGTTGGTTCCTCAAGTTTACGACGTTGCAGGCGCCGCTGGAGCCGGAGGCAATTTGGAAACGGCTGCCTCGATGGTGTTGAGGCCAGCCACTACATCGTCAATCACTGCGCTGAGCATGGCGGCGTCCAAGTGAGGCAACAGGGCCGTGATGATGTCGGTCGCGGCAGATTTCTTCGTGGCTCCTTGCCCTGTTCCAGTGGTTTGCTGCTCAATGGCTGCGATTGCTCCGATGACTGTCGCGGCAATCGGGCCGAATACGGGGATGGCGGAAATCAGGTTGTCAAAAGGGGCCACGTCTTTGGTTATGATGCCGAGGACGTGGCCGATAGACTTGATGACTGATAGAAAACTCATGCGGTGAAATCCTATGACCCGTTACGAGAAGACAGCCGGCTGCCGCGCGGGCCACATGTGGGGCTTTGCGAACAGCCGGCCCTCCCCCGTAACGGAGAGAGTTAGGCGGCTGGCGTGCCCGTCGAAGAGGCAGGCGGTTTCAGCGCGCTAAGAGCAGCAGCCATGACGGCGAAAGAGGCAGCGATGGACGCCTGGGAATCGGCCAGCGATTGGACTGTCGTGGTGATAGTCGCACCCAAGGCCGCTACCTGTTCGGTCAAGGCCGAAACCTGAGTGGTGACGTTGGTCTGGACGGATTCGGCAATGCCTGCAGCGATTGCAGCGGAGGATTGGTCGGTCGAGCGATTCGCCGGATAGGCAGCAGCAGCCATTGTGTCGCCGATGCCAGTACGGATCGGGCTGACAGTCTGCTGACCGCTGGTATCGCCGGTCTGCGCAGAGATAACGGCGTTCAGGCTACCAAGGTGATCGATTGTGGCCGCGTTCTCAGCGCGGCGCAGATTCAGGGCGGCGTAGGCGCGAGAGTTGGCTTGGTTGTCGGCAACGGACTGTTGCATCAACTGCATCACGCTGTCGAACAGCAGTTTGATGTTTTCCGGGCCACCCAAAAGGGTGTACGGCGGCACCAGATGAGGAGACGAAGTGGAAGGGTAACTGCAAACCGATGCTGGGTCAGACATTTGGTTCTTTCTCCTTTTACGGGGTTGTTGGTGTCTCGGCTACTGCATTTTGTGTCTCGCACCGCCGCCAAGACGTGTAGGCTGCGCTGAGAAGATTCTGGATTAGGAAGCCAGAATCGAAGGAAAGTTTGCCTTGAGCAAAGCCGCGTTGTTCGGGAACAAATTGGCAATCACGGCCGGATCGGTGGTCGTGCCATTCGGCAAATTGACGTACCACTTGGGTTGGGCGTAAAACCAACCGCCCACCAATTGTCCAGGTGCCCAAGAGGGCGGCGTCAAAGTGACTTCACCGCCGAGCGTATCGGCAACTTGCTGAGCACACGAAAGCGTTGCCCAGTTCTGCGGGTTCAATCCTGTAGACTGCCCATTGGGAGCAAAGACTACAGTCGGATTGGTCATGTAAGGGTCGATGAACGGAGATGGCACTTGCCCGGCATTATCCGGGTTTGCGAGCCACTGCGCCCAGTTTCCGATTTTGGTAATGTCCATTTGGTTTCTCCTTTTGTTACGGGGGCTGGTAAATCTGATGACTTTTAGTGCTTAACTGATGGTCCACTAGAAGATCGGGGGCCGTTGGAGGTGTTGCCTGAAATCGTCGCGCCTTGGAACTGATAGGATCCGCTGTCCCATGCCGTGCTGAGTGGCCGTGCTATCGCTGTCTGCGCGGGACACACCATAGCGTGCGTGCCAATGTCATAAGAACAGCCATCCGTGGTCTCGTACTTGCAAGCGTTGGCGGCATCGGTACCGATAGCAGGCTCGGAAGAGAATGCAGCCAAGGCCGTGCAGTAAGATTGATGGTTTGCTCCGGCCAACACGGTTGAATTGCTACTGACAGTCGGCGTGCATGGTGTAGTAGAATCGTTGGCGCAATTATTACCGTTGCCGACAGTCCCAGATGAACCGGTGGTGTAGCCTTGCGTGGTTGCCTGCGCGTTCGTTTGGACGATGTTGGTTGCGCTGTTGTAGCCTGTGCAACTGTTCGCGCCGCCCGTCGAGTCGTAGAACGGTGTGTTGATGAGCTGGTTGTTGAGGACCGTGAGATATTTCCCTCCGTTGCTGTTCGTGCTCGGTACGCAGGGGATCTCGAAGTCCACGAATGTGTTGTTGAACATGAACTGCCCGCCGGTGTTCGTGCAACCGTAAGTCGGCGGTCCGGCATAGGCCCAGCCGTTGCCGCCTTCAGGGGTAACGTCGTAGACGAGGTTGTTAAACCAGTACTCCGGGGCGCTCTCCGGGCAGAACCAGAAATGAACCTGGCCACTGCCAACTAATCCTGGGTCATCATGCCGCAGGACATTGTTGTAAAACACATTTGCGGTTGAAGGGTTCGCATCATCATTGCATTCGAGTACGTTGGTGTGCGAACCTGCCCCGGCGTTGTGATTGTACATGTGCTCGAAAATATTGTCGTGGATATCGTGGCAGGCTTGGCCAACTCCTTGGTTGGTGTAGCGGACGATGCTGTCACGGAAGTGGTTGAACCCAGGAAAAGTCCCCCACGCGCACGACCCTGGGCTGCTGTCCTGTCCATCCACCACAATGTGATCGAAGGTCTGGGTGCCGTTGCTTCCGCCGCCGATGAGCGTGCAGGGCTGGTTATTGCCGCCTGTGCCCGCTGTTGTGGTGGCTGTCCAGCCATGGATATAGGCGTTCGTCAGGAAGGCATCCGCGCCGTTACCTGTGGAGGTCCCGACATAGGCAATGATGGTGTCCTGGGTACCCGAAGTCACGGTACTGTCGGAAGAGCAGAGGCCAGTAAACTCGAAGTTATCGAGGATTGAGCCACTGGCCATTGACACCATGTTGTTGTTGTCGAGTGGAGAGGGCGTGCCCGCGATCTGATGAGCACAACTCGCCACCAATGTGGTCGAGGTCGAGTTGTCTCCGGTCATGATAGGACGCGTCCATGAACCGCCCGTGAACCACGTTAGGTCCACGCCGAAATACAGGCATCCAGTCTGCGTACCCTCGAATGTGCAGGTGGAGGAAATGTCATGTGTGTAGGTGTAGATGAAAAGATTAAATATGTCCCAAGTTCCCCCCGTGGCTGGAGCCGTTGAGGTTCCGAAGTGCCAGGTGTCACCGCCGCGAAAGATTATTCCGACTCCTCCGCTTCCAGGGGAGAACGAATTGCAGTTGCTGGAGCAGTTCGGCATTCCCGGAGCATGGAGCCACGAATGGGTCTCATCGTTTCCGGTGTTGGTGTCCAGACCAGACGCCGAGACGAACACGCAATGCGTGCCGGTGATCGGGATGCCGAATGGGCAAGCACCCACGGCCCACGCCAATCCGCTCGCCACCAGCAATAGGGCGATAGCCCTTAGCAAGGCCCCGCTCCAAGGAGGGACATCGTGCAGTTGGTGACTGCTCCGCTAGAGGTCCTGAATGAGGTCAGCAGAGCTTGCCATGGATTGCTCGATAGCTGGGTAACATTGTTAGCCGTGGCTCCGGATGAGGAATTTAGAACAAAGGCCCAGGCGTTAACCGTGTTGTTAGTGAAGCAGGAGACATTTTCGCCCGCTCCGTCAAATTGGTAGCAGGTCCACGGGCTGCCTACCGAGGTAGCATGAGAAAATACGGTCGTGAAGCCAAACAGAATCTCCCCGGCAGCGGAAGGGGTGATGGATGGTGTTGTAATAGTTGCGCCGGTAGCACCGGAGGCTAAGGCGGAATCCACGTCATGCGTTACTGGGCAACCAGCAGAAGGAATGAACTCGGCGTACGCGACTTGCGCCTCGGTGAAGCCTCCTCCGGAAGTTGTCATAGTGACGGTTTGTGCACCGACAGCAGTCGTTGAGAGCACGTAGTATAAGCGCGGTTGTCCTGCGGTGCTCCCGGTATTTCCGATAACCGACGTTGCAGTAGCCGTTTGACTGCCTACCGTCACGGAGGTAACCGTGCAATCAGTCAGACACCACGTATAGACCACTACTAGATCGCCTAGCTGCGTAATGTTCGCCGTCGCGGTGGGATTCCCAGAAGCTACTTCCGTTCCGTAGTCGAAGAACCCAATATCCGCAGTCCCAGAGCACGTCTGGTTAGCGCCTGAACCCTTGATCCCTAATATCATAGAGGCTGTTGTCTGGGAGCACCCCGCGTCGGGGGTAGCGGTCACCGTCGTGATCGATGATAAGATCCCATCCGCCGCCCAGTTGCCGTTTGGAAATCCGTTGTTGGTTTTGGTAATTCCAGTAGCCGTGATACTGGAGGCATTGGAGCTGCATTCGCCTACCATAATGATTGCTTCTGCATCAAACCCGTTGTGGAAAGAAATCACTCCAGACCCACCTGCCAAAGGGACAAGGCATAATGCGCCGCCCGCCGACCCGTACTGGCACATCACCATCTTGTCGATGGTATTAGTGGTGTCGGTCCCAGAGATTTCCCATACCCAAAAGGCATTCATGGTTCCGCAGGTCGTGCAGGTGATTGCAGTGTTCGAGGCGTTGGAGCTCTTGACTACCCAGGCGCAGAAGAACTCCGGGGTTACTGTGTGGTAGCAAGAGCCTATCTTGGTGAATGTTGTGCCGCTCCCGCCCGTGGTCTGCACGCTGGCTGGACTGCTAGTAGAGTCAGTGACCGCGATGAGAGTATGCCCGGCGCTGGTGCTAGTGATCGTTAACGATGAAGACCCGAAGCCGTTTTTACGCTGTACGATAGCGGGAGCCGCCGCAACGTTGGGTGCAATAAATACAGCCCCGATCAATATGCCCGAGAGTATTCCAAGGATGGTCTTCATGCGTGCCTTCCAGGCTTACTGCTGTACGTATAGAACGGTCCCAGAGGTCTGTCCCGACCCGGAAAGAAGGAGACAGACATCATCCCCAAGAGTCGCGGTCTTGTTGATCATTCCGGACCCCACTCCCGCAACGAATCCGCCATTGGCCGCAAAGTTCCAGCCTGTTGCGGCGGTCGCGCCCCCGGACATTCCAGCAGTGTTAGTTCCGCAAGTTGACCCCGTGCCTTCAACCAGCGCTATGTTCTGGGCGGTGGCCGTGATCAAAGGGGCTATCGCGCAAAGATATGTCTGCTTGCTGGCCACGCCGACTATGATTCTTCCGCTTGCGGTAAGATTTACGGAAGCCACACTTGGCACTTGCTGATTGCATGGGTTGTAAGCCGTTTTCAGGTCCGAACTGGCTTGAGGTTTGATCGAGACCGTCATGGCTGAGTAGGTCTCGGAGGCAGAGATGGGGATGCTTTGGGTAAAGTTCGGGGCGTTATTGATGACCGCATGGGAGGAGTAGAAAACTGATAATGCCGCTCCACCAGACGGGGCTGTATTCTGCTGATCCGTTCCGATCAGTCCATTTGGAACAGTAGCGATTGAAACCGATCCAGAAGTCACCGTGCCCGCACCCATTCCGACCCACACAGCGGCAAATTCATTCGGCAGAACTGATCCGAATTGGCCGATGCTAAGGGTAGTTGAAGTAGCCTGTACAGCGCCACTATAATCCCACGACTGCCCCACAGTAACGGCTCCCTTTAATTCGTAGCATGTAAATGCTGCGGCCCCTGAGACTGTAGTGAGCGTAATTGTATCCGTGGTGCCACCAACAATATTATTGGCTACGGACAAAGCATACCCTGGGGCGGCAGACGCACCGGAAACCACGCTGATATAGGTGTTGCTCTGCGAGTCGGTAAAGACCGGTACGGCGGAACCGGTGACTGCCGACTCAAACCCGCCGCATACAATCGTATTTCCGGCAGTCGTATTACCAGGAAAGGCATTTGTAAGGGTGGTTCCGGAGCCAGCAGAAATCTTGTTATTGATCTGGGCGGTTCCTGCCACCGTGGCCACTTGAACAGGAGGGTTTAAGACGCACGGCCCCCACGCTCCGCTGGACGATTGGCATTGAACGTTCTGCGCACTCAGGCATCCAGCATAAATAACAATTAGGAATAGTAGTCTGCGTTTCATTTAGTAAAGCCTCACAAATGCGGTAACCGTCGATACGCTTGATGCCGTGGTTTTGACTACACCGACCCCCTCTCCTGTCGTACAACTCACTGATCCATTATCGTGAGCCAATCCGGCTGTTGATGACGCGCAAAGAATGTCTCCAAATGTGACATTCTGTGTTGCATCAATCACCACACTAGTTTCCCCGGTGGCTACCCACGTGGAGGAAGAGTTGAATATCCCAAGAATGTTGTTTGATGGAGTCCCGACACAATTACCAATGGTATTCGAGGCGGTGTAACAAGCCAGATGGCCGCTGGTGATTGTACCTGCCGTGTCTGTAAATGTCGGGACCTCCGAGCATGATGCCCCAAGTGTACAAACTGTGCCATTTACCGTCACGGAAGAATTTGACAGTTTGGCATTGGCAATGCTTCCGGCCAGCATGGTGCTAGTAACCGATCCTGTATCTGTAGTGCTCACTATGTTAGCCGCAACCTTTCCAGAATCCGTTAAGGTACAGGTGGTGCTGGAAGTAGTGCATGAAAGAAGATCCCCTGTAGCAGGAACCGAGGTAGGCCCTAACATAGTGTTGCTGGTTGTGCTCGGAGATGCCCCGACAGTGAAGGTGCCTGAGCCGGTAGCGTTGCCGAATGCCCACGTGCCAGTGCTGGTACCAGGGACGCCCAATGTAGGAGTGATTGATTCTAAAGGAACACCAGATGAATTAGCTATCACGGCCGCACCATTTACCGGCGTCACAAACGTGGTCCCCCCAGTTCCGCCTTGGATCACAATGTCATTTGCCGCGCCGCCGGCGATGTTCGTTGCTGTAGCGGCCGTTGTTGCGCTGCCAACGTTCAGTGAAGACTGAGCGGTTGATGTAGCCACGTTTGCCACGCCTACCCAGACATTTCCTGTGCTAAGAAATGTGGTCTCAACTTGCGATCCGTTAACCTGCACCGTGCCGCTTCCCTTACTTTGCAGATTAAGGCTGATGTTGCTGTCGGACCCGGTAGCTCCTAAACCGACCACCGCCGGATTGGCTGTTGCCGCATTGGTCACAGTCAGAGAATCGACAGCGCTTGCCGTTGCCGAGGACGTCATGAATGGATTTCCGTTGCCGTCGTCAATGGTCGTGACGTGTGGAGTGGTCAGTACTGGAGATGTGACTAGTGCGAAGTTACCGGACCCGCTTGTGTTGCCGGTAGCATCGGATGGAGTTACCGCGCTGCTGGTCACTGTCTGCGTAGATCCAGCGAAATGTGCCACGCCCGCGCCAGGACTGGAGGCTACTACTAAATTCGCCGCGACTACGCCGCTGTCCGTCGCCGTGTGGTTTCCATTGGCCGAAATGACATGACCCGATGTGTAGTTGCTTGAATTTGTGGTGACATTGGCAGCCACTACGCCGCTGTCCACCAGCAGGCCGCCGCCTGTCCCGCTAAAGCTTGCCAGATCACCGCTGGTATCCGATGCTGGCCCCTGCGTGAGCGGCAGATAGCTTCCGTTGTTCCAACTGCACAGCATCCCGTGCTGCGTTGAATCGGCATAACAGATATCTACGCCAGAGGCCGCGCCCACACTTGGAACCGTGCCCTCGCCATAGGCATCCACTCCGCCTGTCCCTGCTGTTACGGATGGCGGGCTAGTCCCGGTAGATACACTGGCCGCCGTAAATGCCTCAGTTGTGCTAACGGTTGTCCCATTATCCACCACGCTGGAGTCAATGATTGAGTTAGCGCCGTTTGCCTTTGAGAGATGATTTGTGGTGAGACTCGTGCTGGTCGTGTTACCCGTCCCGCTCGGTGCCGCACAAGCCCCATCACCTCTGAGGAAGGTGCTACTGGAGCAAGAGCCTGTCCACAGGCCGTACACATCCGAGGATGCCGCATTGCTCAATGCTCCCGTGGTAGTGGTGTTTTTGACGATTCCCGTGCCCAAGGTGGCCCAATTTTGGTTTGAGGTACCCAACGTTAGGGTAGCCGTGTTCGCCACGCCCGTGCCCCCGTGCGCCGCCGCAATCGTGGTCCCATTCCACGTACCGGTCATGGTGGAACCAAGCAAAGCCAGCGACCCTCCGCCGCTTGGGAAGGTCCAAGTAGAGGTTGACGGGATGGCAAACGTGGGATTAAACGCGCCGGTAAAGAGCAGATTTCCTGCAAGAGTTATGGTATTCGATCCGTTGTTGACGCCGGTACCACCGTAAGTTGCGCCCACCAAGCCGGAATTGATCTCAGTACCAGAGATGCTTTTGTTTGTCAAAGTCTGAACATCTGTGGTTCCTACCACAGCACCAGCAGGAGCCGCTACGGTAGCAACCGTGCATACGCCAGTGGTAGTAGAGCAAGTCAGCAACCCGCTGCTGAGCGCGCCAAGGTTGATGGCGTTGGCTGGTTCACTGGTCGATTGGTTGACGAGATAGAACCCGTTCGGATTAGCGCCACCACCGCCAGTGCCACACACAGAGCCTGTCCCGCTCGGTACACCGGAATTGTTGACCTGCACGCATTGCGTCCCACCACCAGTGATCGGGAGCTTTAGCGTACCAAGTCCGCTCAGGTCAAGGCTCCCAGTGGCCGCCGCGTTATAGTTGGCGGATTGACCATAAGCAATCGTAGTTAGAAGTAAAGTAAGTAGGATTTTTCGCATCATGGCACCATCGTTAACCGCGATTCCCTACGTCATTGGATGCGTGCTACCTGAAGGCCTTGAGGCATCCACGTGCCACCGATGAGCAATTCCACCTGATAGTACAGGAAGTGACGGGAAAGCGCTGGAACCTGGATTGTGCAGGATACCGGGCAGAAAAGCCCTGTGGCCGATTCGCTACCCCAACTGAATATCTGGGGGCTGGCCGGAATGGTCGCTGTGACCGCTTGGCATTTGTCGAGCCTCGTCATGCAATGGTAATCGGTAGGAGCGCTTCCATTCTCGAAGTATCCGAAGTCCACGCGCGCCGCCGTGCTTCCTCCGCTGGCCGTGATGTTGATTGTATAGGGAACCGGATTCCATCGCTGTACGGCATCCGGAGTCGGAAAGGAGGGAAGCCTGGAGGCGCACACGGCGTTCCAAACTCCGTTCACAGCGATACACCACGTCAAATACCAGCTTCCGTCAGGAGTGACGCGCCCGTTGGCGTTGACGTTTAGAAAGCGCTGCCGCGTCAGGAAATGTCCCAGGCCACGGGCGTACTGCGCGTTAGGATCGGTCCCATTGGCCCAAGAGTATTGCGAAGGGGCATTGAGCCATGCGCCAGTATTGAAGAAGCCGACATCGTTTTGGGAGAACAACCCGATTCCGCCGAGTGGCAAAGGAACCAGATTGGGGCATGTAAAGACGATATCTCCCTGAGTGCGACCGCCGCCGCATTCCGTGGTAGTGCGCGCTTCACAGTATTGGTATGTTCCAGGTAGCCCGCTTGCTGGCCCTGAGATGTCAGTCAGCGGCTGGGTTCCGCAAAAAGCCATGGTCGGTTGAACCTTTCGGTTCAGACTGTTGGCGATTCCAGATCCGCCAATGCCGTTGAAATCGTCGCCGTTGCTTGTAGTTCCAGCATAGTAGTAGGTGTTGCCGGAAATGTGAATAGCGGTGCCGGTCTTACTAGTCGGAGAGTTGACGGTGTCCATCGTTTCTCCGGTCCTAAAGTCCACCATATAATTCGCGCTGGTCTGGCTATCGCCGTATCCGCTAGTATGGTCCTGGGCGGCTTCAACGAACTGCGGAATTCCTTTGATTCCTCCGAATAAAGGAGCTAGCGATAGGTAATAGGTCGGGGAAGAAGCCGTTAAACTCGTTAGAGCGGCATAGCCACCGGTCGGTGGTTCTCCTGGATTCGCACTCCATCCGTCCGCTCCCACGACATAGGATGGCCGTGGCGTCGGATGGTCGATATAATAGGCCGTCGCCACCTGGCCGCCTCCATTCAGGCCGTGAGGGTCTGTCGTATAATTCCAGGTCCATGACTCACTTCCATGGGGAACGGCGGCCGAGCACTGCATGTAAAGTGTGATCGTGCCAGATGGGCAAGCGCTTCCGCCGGAAGATGTGCAAAGCCCGCTATCGCTTACGCCGCGGCTGACAGAGATTGTCGGAGTGCTACCACCGCTCGTGCTCAACACCTGAACGTTCTCGCCAGAACCGCCGCCCTGGAAGCTGATCACATCGCCCACTGCGATGTTCTGAATGAAGCCATCCGAGCCGTTTGGTTGAGCCGCCAGCGTTAGAGTATTGCACCCATGGGGCACTCCGCCAGGGCAACCTCCTGTCCCTGGTGCGAACTGCGGGCTAGTGCCGATGGTTCCGCTCGAAACCGTGCTCGTCTGGAAACTCTGTCCCGCGCTTCCGCCGTTCGTCAGAGTCTTCCCGGCGATCCACATCGTACTGGTGTTGGCTTGGCCAGCAGAAAACAGGGTGTGAAGCGTACACCAACGGTTTGGCGAGGTGGAGGAACCGCCCCCCCAAGTACTCATAGCTGCCATGACGCATCCGGGACCGCCGCCGAGAGCGCTCACACACCCGGCGTTGCCTGCTTGTCCGTTAGTCGTGGCAACTGGGTCGAAGGAGTATACCCATCCGTAGGTGTCTTGCTGAGACTGGACACAATCGCCAATCAGTAGTGGATCTCCATTACTCCACTGCTGCAAACCGCTGATGCCGCATCCCTGCGTTGAGAAGGTCGTTTTATTGAAACTCGGGGTTTGCCCAGTCGTAAAATTAACCAGCAGGCTCAATAAGTCAGCATTGATCGAACTTGGAGTAAGGTTCGTACCGCTGTTCCAATTCCAGGAGCCTGGCTGAAGAGTGGAACTTGGAGGAAAGGTGATAAGAACCTCTGTTCCGGTGTTATCTAGGCCGGTGCAGTAGATCTTGAAAGGACCGCTGCCGGTGATAGTGGTGGATGCGTTATTACATGCCTGCCCGCTTCCATTGCCCCAACCGTCAGTTCCAGCCTTGCTCGGATAGTTTATAGTTGATAGGGCGTTTCCCTGACCAGTAACGGTATCGAAGAAATAGAAACCTGTTCCAGGCACCTGCATGAGATATCCGGCATGCCCGGTAGTAGAGTTAGTTAGTTGCGTTAGGTCAAAGAGATCCGGAGAACCGCTGGCCGGCCACTGAACGGGCAGGCTGCTTGTTATGGAATATGTGGCGTACTGGATCTTGATCGTGTTCACCGTGTCCGTGGTCCAGATCAGCCAGCCGAAATTGGTGGCCGAGTAGGGCGCGCTGGAAACCGGAACCGTGAGGGCAGGGCTACAGGCGCTAGGAGTGATCGTAAACGCCGTGATCGTGACAGCGCTCGTGATTATGCAAACCGAAGACCCAATAGTCACGATACTTCCGGGGGACCAGTTTAGATTGAAATTCGTGATTGAATTCTGAGTCGGTATCACGAGTGAAACGTTTCCGCTTCCATCCACATTCACGTTGCCCGAGCGCTGCTGCATGTCGCCGTACAGAGACTGTTGTTGGCCTAGAAGAGGAGAAGAACCGGCGGGCGTCCAGGAATCTAGGATAGGAGTCGTTGTACCCAGAGTGACGGTCGAAAGAGATCCAGTGAGATTGGCGGTCTGGGTCTTCGTTGTGCCGTTAGTTGGCCAGCAGTTCGCATTATTGACGGTCGGGCACGCGATGATAGGCGACGACGAGCCGGTGGTCAAGCCGGTGATGCTCAGGACCGCCGAGTCGATAGTATAGAAGTTCCCGCTGTTATCGAAGAGAACCGTATCGATCACCGCCAACTTTCCGGAGCCAGCACCTGAAAACGTGGCATATACCCCAGGCGAGTTGAGCAGGATGTTGCCGGGGTTGGTCCACCCGCTCACGCTCGTAGCCGTTGTGAAGCTGTGCGTACCGCTAAAACCTCCGGTGAAGGGAAAGTCCTGTGGATAAGTAACAAGCTGAACGCCAATACCACTCTGTGTATCGGGAAGAACTTCCGGATTGGCCCCCCGAACCATTGAAAGAAACTGCGGATAGGCGTACTGACCGCCAGGAACGTAATAAGCCGTGCTCAAGCTCAGGTCGGGCGGGACATCCTCGTTGAAGGTATTTCCCAGGAGAATATTATCCGTCGTAAAAGAACCGGTGGCCGTTCCTCCGCACCCGCTAATCTGGTAATACACGGTTGTTAGCGGCTTTAGAGAACGAGAGTGGAAATAGCCGTCCAGCGCCCGCTCTGCGGCGCGCTTTCCCAGGATGAAGATTCGAGACGTGCCGTTGTTTACGGACCCGGTTCGGTTGTCCTGATTGCTCCCGCTATATAGACTCGGGTCCACATCCGCAAGCAGCGGTGATAGAGTTGGCGATTCGCTAGCCGCCACAGTACAGGTGGTATTCGCAGGAGCCGTGAAGGTGAGTTGGGCCTGCTGGGTGAGCGGCGAGACCGTTACGCTGAAACCACTGCCGGCCGCCGTAGTTCCACTTAGCATCGACGGCGCGATCTGAGCCGAGCAGCTGAGCGCCACGAAAAATAGAGAAAATCTCAGTTGTACACCCATGAGCCACCCAGACAACGTACCGGGGCATGAACACTCCCGGTTGTGCTTGGAGCAGCCAGGTAAGCCGGGCTGCTGGCGTTGGTCACCAGTCCGACCATGCGCTCCAGAACCGAACTGCAAGCTGGTAGGCCGCTGATCGTAGTGGGTGGGTTGTAAAAGTTCTCAATCCCGGCTATGGAAGTGACGTGCGAGAGGCCGGCAGAGGAAAGAGGAACGGAAATCTTCCCGTTTACATTGACGGGAGCAGTGATGGCCATGCTGCTTACACTGCCCTGGGCGTCTACCAAATAGGGAGTGGCCGAAAATGACCCATTGTCGCTTACCCACCCATCGACCTGAAGATTGGTTACCGGATTGATGGTCTGAAGCAAGAAAGCCCCGCTGGAACCGGCCGCGCTGGTATTCCTGTATAGCCCCACGTTCTTCACGATCAAGTTGCTTATCGTATTCTGAACGTTGACGCACGATGGTGCCAGGGGATTTGATGTAAGTTCGTTGGTGCAGTCGCTGTTCACCACGCTAATCGTGTTCCATGAACCAACTGACTGGTATACGGGAGCTTGGACGGAGTGGGCATCGGAGACAAAGATTGGTCCGTTTGAATCGGCAGCCGTCAAGCCATTCCCGCTGGCCATGTATACCAGGGCCTGCGTGACAACTGACCCCGCATCAACAGTGACTCCGTTGATTCTGATGTTCGTCAAAGGAAAAGCGCACGAGCCAGCACTGTTATAGCCCGCGACGGCAGAGAAGACATTCCCGACCTCTTCAGACTCAATATTCACATTGTCGATGGGGCCACAGTGACCCTCGGGGGCATTCAGCGCGATATCGGTGTCTGTGGTGGATGCCGTAGTGCCGGCCATGCCGCAGTAGTTTCTTGAGAAAAAAACGTCCTTCTCTGGACCATCCATATGGCGGCAATCTCGCCCTGATCCACTTGGAACTGATATCCACGTCCCCGCCGTGTGAACGTTGATGTCTCGGTCGTAGAGAATACCGTATGATGGCGTGTTGAATATCCGGACGTTATCGATCCATAGGCCGTCTGTGTTGGCAATGTGGATGCCCGTGCAGTTCGCAGTGCCGTTGGAACAGCCATTGCCGGCCGCGATATTCGGCGCGTTCATGTTTATGGAAAGATCCCGAATAACGATGTTCGACCCAGTAGCTCCTGGCGTAACCGTCGTGCTAATGGTCGCCGTTCCGCTGCAAGTGGCTGTTCCGTTGCTCGCCACAACAGTGGTGGGCGCTGACGTGAAGTTTCCGGGGAACGTGATCGTGAGCGCCGTACCGCCAGCAATCGTATTTGTGCCGGTCAGGGCTACAGTGGCTGTGGCTGGTATCCACCCAGGAGACACGTTGTTGAACGAGGTGAGCGTGCACGTCTGCGTGACGCTCCCGGTCGCCGTGATGCCGCTCGTATAAGTTCCCGACGCCAATCCTCCAGGTGGAGCCGCGTTGTTCAGATTGTTGGCGTATCCATTGGTGATCGCGCTGTCGGTTGCGCCTGCCTCCATGAAGATCCCGGCTCCTGGCGTTATGCCCTGAATGGCGCAAAATCCTCCGGTTGGGCATTGAATATGAGCGCTTAAGGCGATGCCTTGATCCAAGAGAATTACTACCGGGTTGGTCGCGCTGGCCCCAGACCAAGCCGCATTTATCAGGCCAGCATTTGCGCTCCCAGGATCTGAGCACGAGGGGTTCAGGACGTAAGGGCTAATCGTGCAGCCGCCCGTAACTCCTAGCTGAGAAGACAGGAAAGTTTTCGCGGTTGTGGAGACTTTTCCTTTGAATACAGTGTCCACGTTTACGCTAGTCTGCGGAGCAGACTGCATAGCGATTGCGAGGAACGCGATAACTAAGGCCGATTTAGTCTTCATATTAGTGCTGCTTGAGTGCCACTACGACGCTGGTCCCGGCCGCTCCCGGAGTGGCTGGACAATTGAAAGACGGAGTACAAGCTAAATATGGATTGAAGGTCCCAGTGCTGCTAACGATCTGATCATACACCGCCTCCTTCCATTGAGACTGGGAAGTACTTGCCGTGGGTTGCCTGAAGTTCCAGGTTGACGACACGCTAGCGCAAGTCGAGCCAAAAGCCACATTTCCAGCTAGGCAGGTATTTCCGTTACCGGAGTCGAGAGCCGATATTGCCAGGACGAGATCAGCAGCGTTGGTTGTGGTGACCCCAGACACACTCCCTAACGCGCAACCATTGGTAACTGTTTGGCATCCATCGTTGACAACGCTCGACGCAGCGTCCACGGTCAGAATTGGACCATTCGCGTATTCAATCATCGTAACTGCAAATAAGGAAGTCCCTGTCGATGTGTTAGTCGTAGCCGTAACTGTAAATGTCCCGGTTGAACCAGAGACTATACTACCGAATAGTTGGAAATTAGCGAACCCTAAAGATTGGGTTACCAAAGACGAGTAGGAGTTGCCTGTCTGGTTATCTGTGGGTGTCCCGAACGTTATGGCGGCTCCCGAAGTTTGATTTTGCGCGGCTGGAATTACTAGGATGGTGTCGCCTACCGTCGGCGTGGAACCGAAAGAGCAGTTTAGCGTGGCCACCCCCAAAGATCCTTGGCAGTATTGTTGCTGGACAAAGGTCGTGGCTGGACCGCTAATAGTGTACGCTGCATTGCTGGTGTTGCTGTTCGTCTGTCCGACCTGCGTGGCGTACGCATACAGAGTCTCGGTCGTGGAGACTGAGACTGTCGTGGTGTAGGTCGTCCATCCGGCTCCGCACGTGCCAGCCGTCCCACCTTGAGACAGATTTGAAGTGGCGTAGCATCCGGTGGAGCCGCCAGGGTAGGTAATCGTGACGGTCTGCGTGCTGCTATACGACCCAGCAGGTGGAGAAAATGTCGGGGCCGCAAGTTGAACGGGAGGCTTATTAGAGCCAAAGAACCCAGAAGGCTGCGCCCAGGCAGCGACAGAAAACAGCACGCTAATTGAAATTTTTATTGAAATTTGCATAGCACGCAGTAGCTCCGCTGTCGTATGTGAAGCTGAGGACATCTATCGCGTTGGCTCCAGCGGAAGGCGTGACGGCTCCGCCACCGCCGCCGCTTACCTTCCAGGTGCAGCCTGTTCCGAGTGTCAACCCCTCTCCGCCCGTGGAATCCTGAATTATCTTGGCCGTGTAGAACCCGCCGTTTACCAAGCCTGTCAAATTAAGAGTTCGGCTACCAGAGTGAACAGTGAAGGTCAAGGTCGCCTGCGCATTTAGAACCGAGCCAATCGCCCACGTAACTGTCGCTCCGTCAGTGAGAGTAGTCCATGAAGAAGCAGCGAGGCCGGCCGGTGGCAAGCCTGTGACGTTTGTTAACGTGCCGCTGGAAGGCGTACCGAGCGCTCCGCCCGTAACGACCAGGGCGTTAGCGAACGTGTTGGTGGCACTGCAATGATGAGGAACGTAGCTGGCTGCGCTGTCGAACCACCAATCTTTGCCGGGCGTGCAGTTGGTGGGCGCGGTGGTCGCGGCAATCTGGTAGGCCGTCTTCTGGTTGATCTCAGCCGCAGCCGTAGTGGAATTGCTTGCCGATGTCGCCCACTGCGCGATGGCCGGCGCGATAGCGAGAAATGGACACACTGATAGGGCTATCAAAAATTTCTTCATGTTTTACCTCAGTTCACAATGACGCCGGTCCACTGTGCGTTCGTTAGGATTCCAGTCCATTGACCATTGGTTAGGTTGCCATGCCATGACAACCCTGCACTGCCACCCGTTGCTCCTCCAACAACTAAGCAATTAAGTGTCTCGGATGACACATCGGTAATGTTCAAGCTGTTGGATGCAAGGTTCGCGAAAGGTACGCCGATAACAGCCACTCCAGTGGAGTTGAAGCAAGTCACGCTGGCGGTGTAGGGACTGGCTAGGTTCAGACTATGAGTGATCGTGTATGGCGTGCCACCAGTGACGCTGATGGAGTTGGCATTATAAGTCGTTCCTCCGCCGCTATTTCCACCGCTGCTGTTGATAGCCAGATATCCGCTTTGAGAGCCCGCGAAGGCCACTACAACGGTGAATGCTGACGACACAGTTATAGAGCTTGGCGTGATCTGGTTAGCCGGGCTGGAATTGTCGTATGCCGTAACGCTCAGAGCCGTTGTCGAGATTCCGTGTGTACTGGTCCCGTTACAGCCAGTGCCGACCGTAACTGTGACAACAGTCTGGCTGGTGAAGTTTATTTGGCAGCCCGTGCTAGTAGCGCCAGTTGACCCAGTCGGACCAGTGCTGCCAGACGGTCCCGTGGAACCCGTTACCCCCGTGATTCCGGTCGAGCCTGTCGGTCCAGTTGGACCGGTTGGTCCTGTGCTACCAGTAGCGCCTGTGCTTCCCGTCGCACCGTTAGTGCCATTCGTGCCAGCGGTTCCTGTAGCTCCCGTAGGACCAGTTGGTCCCGTTGGACCAGTGGCACCAGTTGGTCCCGTAGCTCCTCCACCGCCTCCACCTGTTTGGCAGAATACGGTTCCGTTGTACCCGAAGGCATAGGCGAAGCCCCCGACTAATGCACCCGCTGATAGATTTGTAGCGCAGTCTGATAACTTGAGAGTCTTTGCGCCAAGGCTCGCAACGTTGAGCGTGCTCGATCCTGTATTCGTGGTCTGCGGGATGAAAACGACAAATAGGCCGCTCAGCGTTGTGACGTTCGGAACTGGCGTCGGGCAAGTATAGGTTGTAGTGCTGCCGCTGGCATCGACGCACAGAGCGTTGTTGCCAGTGCCTGGCGTTCCCGTGGCACCAGTTGGTCCTGTTGCGCCGGTTGATCCGGAAGGACCAGCATTGCCTGTAACTCCAGTAGGACCAGTGGCACCGGTCGCTCCATTAGATCCAGCAGTTCCTGTTACTCCAGTAGGTCCCGTTGATCCGGTAGCCCCTGTTGCTCCATTGGCCCCAGTCGCACCTGCTGGCCCTGTGCCATTTCCGTTGACCACGCACGTGATGTTAGCCGTAGATGAGAAGTTAAATACTACGCTTGTGACCGTGCTCGTGTTTCCGATAGTGTAGGCCGTGAACGGCGTAAATGGCCCGCTGCCTGTTCCGGTAAAACAGAACGTGATGATGTAGTTGAGGCTTGTGAGATTGAGCGCCGTGGTGTTGACGGCGAGTGTCGTAACTGCGGGAGTCGATTGGGCAAAGGCATTCGGCCCGCCAGCCACAGCTAAGTTGGAGTTGGGGACGCACCCGAGTTGCCCATTAGGCAGCGCGCCAAGATGGCCGTTAGCGCCGCACTGAGCAGCCAACGTGCCCGCAAACGCCAAGGCTATCAGGATTGTTTTCATAATCAGAAAATTCTCAAGCTGCCTAGTAGTAAGTCAGGCTCGCCCGGTTGTTCCAGATGTTTGCGAATGTGGATGAGCCTACAGCCCATTGCGTTTGTGTCAGGTTCGATCCTGAGTAGGTAAACTTTTGGATGGCCCAAACCGCTTTAGTTGCATCAGGCGGTCCGCTACTCAGCGCCCATCCGATGTACAGGATGTTCGATCCACCGCCGTAATCGTAGAGTTTGCTGATGGCAAAATCCGGGGGCGCATCGGTAGGAACGCAATCGTAGATAGCGCGGTGCGATGTGCTTTGCGCGTTGACTGTCGTCCCGGAGTTGAAACTGCCTGCCAGAAACCCAAACAGGATGCAAGCGAATGCGAGAGACTTTCGAGACATTAGGTAGCCACTCCTTTTGCAGCGGCTAACGCTGCCTGCACTTCGTGGTCGTTGATGATTTCAAGTAGCGTGTCCGCGTAGCTCGGGGAGGTCGCGTATATCGGCGCGAAGGCGCGCACGCATTTATCGAGATTAACGTCTTGCTGGTACTGCTGCATGATGGCAGCGTAAGGGGCGCGCGTGAACAGATTGGCGCGGTAGGCGAAACAATCGGCTAGCGTGGCGAAGGACGCGAACCAGTCCAGCACGTGGTACTTGTTTACGGCATTGCTGTGTTTGTCATACGTGGGCTTGTAAGTCTGATCAAGCGTTGCTGTGCGCCCACGGTCAAGCGCAAGAAATTGCGTTCGCTGCGCATCAGTGAAGTATTCTGTGGTCGGACAGAGTTTTTCGCTCCACTGGCCGGTGTACGCCTTGATCCCAAGCGCATTGTTCTCACCGCTCATGTAATCCAGCCAGCCGCTCTCCAGCGCTGCCTGTGCCATCACGATTACAGCGGGGCATGTGGGCACAAGCACTTCACAACGGACAGATGCTTGCGCAAGGGATTGCAGGACAGTGGGGGTTTTCATTTCTGCGCTATTTGTGCCACAATAGGAGAAATGGCTATACCGATTTGGCTGCTTATTCTGATTGGCTATGCGATGATGAGTTGGCAAACGGCGGCGGCTATCTTTGCAGATTGCCAGCATTTGTCTAGTCAAGAGTCTGCCGAACGCGACTACCGGCAAGACCTAGGGATTACATGGCTGTTTGCGATTTTGCCGCCTATCTGGTTGGCAACGCCATTTGTTACTGGATTCTGGAAGCACGGCTGGAACTGGACATTCGCGCATAGGGAGCCAGAATCAGACATTGGCCGCGTACTCGCGAATGTAAGGACCGAAGCGGGCCTACCGATTTTACCAGCGTATAATGTGCCGGTAACGGTGCAATGGGTTCAGCCAGCCCCGCCCGTATCCGACCACTCGTACACCACACTGAGCATTTACCACGGCGAAGGTTGCGCAATCTGCGGTAGGCCAAAAAAGGAGCATGTGAACCGATAATGGCTGGCCGGCCGAAACTCAAGACTCCGTGCCCTTACCGCTGCGGTGCGTCTCCCATGGGAGCAAGAGAACTGCGAGCGCATCTGCCGAAGTGCCCGAAGAGAAAGCGCTAGGCCGCACTGTGCTTGCGCTCTCGCTCTCCCGCGTGGCCTTCTTTGGACTGCCACATCAGCACATCAACCGGAATTGTCTCTGGATTTCGCAACCGCACACCATCGCGCATGTAGACTTTGACCGGCCCGAACAGTTCATCATTTTGACGATCAGGCAGCGCGCAGAATGTCAGGCGGTCTTGATGCACCCGGCTATGGGCGCGCGAAGCGCCGTAGTAGTTGATGGAGAACACGGGCGGACAAAAGGATAGAAACTAGATCGGTGCCGCTTCGACTTCGGGAGCAAGCGCCTTTGGCATCGTCTCGCTAATCAGCCGCTTGATGGTGGCTACATCGGTAGGCTGCAAGTGGTCGAGATCACAAACACACACGGCATTAGGAATCGGCCAGAACCAAATCACAGGATCGAAGCCGCGCACTTGGAGCAACTTGCGCATGTCGATAAGGCCCGCCATCAAATCAGGACGCGGTTCCTTCGGTGGGTCCACGATGATGAGAACGTGCTTTGGCTTGCTTCCGAGGATGTGACCGTTGAAGCCGCTCATTATTAGCTACCCGGCTTGATTGAGACAGTGACTTCCTGATATCCGCCAGCTTTTGTCTCGTAGTCGGAAAATCCCATGTGGCCGAATGCGCTCACGATGGCGGTTCTGTCTGGCCCAAAAGTGGACAGGCATTGATCTAATGCGTCTCGAATCATTTCGACAGTCTTGCGTTCGCCGTCATCGTACAAACCAGCGGGTTTCTCTGCCAATGGTCCCTTGAATTGCTCGCTGAGGCTACCTCTTACGTCTGCTACCTTGCCACTTGCGTTAACACTCCAACTCATTTTGCAGCCCTTTCCGATTTCATTTTGTTCTCTTGCTTCGCCAACTTCTTGATGACCCTGTGCAACCGCTGCTGTGCTGCATCCGCATGGCGTACGCACTTGCGGAACTGCCGGCTGTCCTCTAAACCTGCCCACGCGGCGTCTAGCGCGGCCCGTATGCGCTCTAATTCGCCTTCAAGGCCCTTGAGGTAGGCTACGGTTGCCAGATGCCCCTGAAGCTCGGGAGGCGTAGCACCGCGGCCACGAGTGGCCTTGATCTCTTTATGCGTTTGGCCCAGGCCGTCAATCCATGCGGACACTTCCGTGGCGGTTTGCATTGGCTCCGTGGATTGGGTGCGTGCGCTCATGCTGGCACGCCTTCAGGAGAGATCTGAAGTGTGAGAGTCATGCCGCAACGAACGATACTTCTACCGCTTGATCAGCCCGCGCTTCCACCGTCTCCACCCAATCCGCAATCTCTTGCCGCGTCCACAGGTGGTAGTCGTTCAAATGCACAATGATCCCGCACGTACCTTGCGCCACATGGCCGCACTCTGGGCAGGTCGCCGGCCGGTCGAACAGCGCCTTCCACGCGACTGGCAGCAAGCCCGGATGATAACTGCCATTCAGGCCGATGGCGTCAAGCGCCGCTCCGAACGCGCACGTACTGGTTTCGGTGTACACGTCGCCGTAGCCCTGCTTGCGCATCAGTGAGCCAAGCCGGATAGCATCCGCTACTGTCAGTGTGGTTTCGATTGGGGTCATACGGCAACCTCAGCGCCATTGGCGGTATCTTCGCCAAGCGCCATGCTCATCAGTTTGTCTTGGGCGTCCCGCTCCTTGGCGCGCGCCTTCTCAGCCTCGCGACACAAGTCATTGATGCGCTTGCGCATCGCGTCGATTTCCCTGTCTAGGGCAACACGCGCCTCGTAGGCAGACTTAAGCTCTTGAGCCACCGCCGCTAATAAATCGCTCACGCTGCCCACTCCGTCTTTGCCCATCGCTCCGCGACCTCAGTCTTTTCGATCAGCACCAATTCCTCGTGCAACTCCAACAATTCAACCTGCAACATATCGTGCAACCCCCGCACGCTAGCACCAGCGCACCGACGCGCCAGAGCGATCAACTGCCCATCGCTCATCCCGATCCGGTCCTGTAGCTCCAGAATCTCTTCCCGTAGCATGGTGACATACCACCTCCGATCCCATGCTACAGGGTAATGGCATCATAAGCAACGGTAATAGTGTACTGGGCGTATGATTAGCCACGGAGGGGTTGGCCGAGACGCACACCGGTTCTCGACGGCAGTCTGCTTCTCATACTCGCAGAGTGGTAGATCGGGCCAAAGAAATTGCCTCCCGGCAAAACAGAAAGAGCTGCGTTCCACTCAGCCGGTTTGCTGTCTAGCGCCACCATGCCGTGCTTGGGGCACTGGAACTCCGCATGGCGGACGCCATGCTGGCCGAGACTGCCGGTCGGGCTGAGCCGTTCGGCCCTTGGATTAGGTACTTAAGTACTTTATTTTCAATGTAAAAGATAACAGTATAGAGCAATATACTGATAACCATTTTCTTTAAATTTTCCCCGAACCCTTATTGACGCGGAGGCGTCCATCATGTTGACATATATATCAACACCATCTGTTGTTCTGGAGATATATATGAGCCATTGGGCTAAACCGAATGAATGGGCGGCGGACACTGACGATTTGGAGATTGTCGAAGAATCGGCACTTGCCATGGCGCAATCGACTATCCAGAACGCCATGAATAGGAGTGGGATCTCTCGTTCTGAGATGGCACGGCGCATGGACTGCCACCGCTCATTCGTCTCGCGAATGATGACCGGAGACCATAATCTGACGATTAAGACTATGGCGAGAAGTTTGGCTGTTTGTGGATTCGAGATCCGGTTTCAGCCGGTCACTCTCGAATGCACGTGGGCCGATGCTGGAGCCAGGGAGCGATACGTTGAGCGTTGATATTCCATCTGTCATCGAGCAAATGGACCTTCGGGTTTTCATCCGATTCGATGAAGACTACCGGGTCTACAGTGCGTGCTGTATAGATACTGGAGCGGTGGCCACTGGCGAAACCATCGAAGAGGCCGAATCGCTCATCAAGAGCATTCTTGAAAATGATCTTCGCCACGCAATACGAGAAGGCAGCCTCAAGAGTTTGTTTCACTCCCAAGCGCCTTATGATGCCATCGCTGGATGGTGGGAAGCAAAGGCAGTAGATCCTGAGGCCCTCAAGCGGATTGCTTTGGACGTTTCGCCTAGTCCACAAAAACGTGGGGCGCAATCTGAATTCAGGTTCAAGGCCAGAGAGAGTGTAGCCTGAGACAGCTTCCCTCTCTACCGGTCGCCCTGGTAATCAAAATCGCGTCGGCAAGAGGCATTTCTCACGCGTCTGTTTTAGGAAATCAGCGACTGATGGAGTTCTTTGCGGATGGGTTTCTGACGACAATTCACACAACCGCAGACCTGGATATGGTTGACCCGAGCAATATCATGCGGCTGGTTAACTTCTTCTCTACGAAGCTGTCGGTAATCTCTTCTGGCCGATGGCATCGGCAGAGGACGCCTAATGAAGAAAATGGTTGACATCCGCTTGGACCTTGCGATCATCCCCAGAAACTAATTGATTCCAAAGCCTGAATAATCATTCATCCGCTCCAGCAACGCACCTGCGGACACTACCCGCCGTCTTGATGTTTATATGGGCGCAATCGGCAATCCAGCGAAGCCCGATAGAGCAATTACCGCCGCGCTCCGCGCCAGCAAGAATCAGGTAAATGCGCACGGCGGCATGGGTGAGACGGGCATCCGTCGTGACCTCCCACGGGATTCTGGAATATTGGGGCTTAGGCGTCAAAAGTGTGGCCTTCTACTGGTACACCACTGTGGCCTTGTACCGGTACACGTACATACACAAACTATTACGCAGTACGCGAGAACCGCATGGCAATGCGATGAAGTTCGGCGAGATATGCGCGGTATGATCGGATTTGCTCACGCTCTTTGGCGTAGCAGTCTCCACAGACACCATGGCGCATCCTGCCGTTGGCATGGTGGCATCGGTCGCAGACCTTCCGCTCTCCCCGCTTGTCGATTACGCTGAATCCGCTCATAGCGTTAATTCCTACAGAGACGCCATGCACTCCATTGGGATATCTGCTGCATCTTCTTCTGGACGATAGGCCGGAACTTCGGAGACGCACTCAAAAATGCAGATCCCTCTGCTCTCAAGTTTCAAATTCCGAGCTTTCTTTTCGCACTCCCCCAGGGAATCGAACCATTCGACCATGCAGCCGAACGGATTTATGAACATGTACTTGTTTTTCATCACAGCCCTTAGCGCATCACTCGCTACTCGCGCAGTTTTCATTTTACGCTACTGCGCACTAACGTATAGGACTACCCCCGATTCCTCTGCATCCGGTACGGACTCGTCCAACCCTCTGGTTTTGTTGTATTTGAGGACATTGAGAGGTTTGCCGCCATGAAGGAACCGAACTGCTTGCCAGCAGATAGTACTTCTTTGGCCTTCGCTACACCCTGCCAGCCGATTGCGAGCGCCATCACCAAATCGTCATGCCCCCCGGCCGGCGCCGAGTACTTCATCAGGCCGCCAGCGCCAGGCTTACCCTCAAACGCCTGCAATTCGCCAATCAGTGCCGGGTCATTCGGAATCTTGATTTCGCAGCGCTCGAAGGCCAGAGCCAAGGATTGAATGATCTCAGACTTGCTGGCGTAGGTCGTGGTGAATGCCTGAACCTTCAAGCCGTCGTTGGCAAGCTGCTCAATAACCGGCTGGCCCATGGAGTTCGCTTCAGCGATGATGAGCGGTTTGCCGTGACGCAGATACATGGCCTGTAGCCGGCCACGCTGAAGGCTGTACTCGATGCCCCGGAACCGGTCAAGTTCCAACACCTTGCCATCTTCGCTGATGCACGCAAACACGGTGTAGTCGTTCACTCGGCCCCAGTCCACACCGATGCACGACGGCACACCTTCGAGCGGTTGCACCGATACTGCATCCATGATCTTGCGGAAAACCGCGCCTTGCCACGTGACGAACTGCGCAAGCCCCTCCTGAGCAAAAGCCAGATCCGTCATATCCCGCTTCATCGCCTCGATCTCTGATGGCAACGTATGCGGGTTCATGTGGCTCGGCATCTGCCAGGAGCACCACTCTGGCTTTAGCGGATCTTGCCCGTAGGTGAACAGGATATAGAAATCATTAGCCGTGCCGCGCGGTGTGCTCAGAAACCAAGCATCGCCCTGGTAATCCATTAGTTGCGAACGCAGGTTGAGTTCCCACGCCGTTTTGAGGTTACTCACTTTGGCCGCCTCATCCACCACAATGCGAGCGTAAGCGCGACCGCGACCCGAATCGGCATCGTTTAGTGACCAGCCCTCAATCACGCCGCCACCAATAATTTCCATGCGGTGATCTTTATCTGACTTGCCTACAATTACTTCTCTCAGCGTATGACAAAGTGCGCGCCAAACGTCCTCCAAATCTTTGTACGTCGGCGCGAACCACGCAGCGGGCTTACCCTTCAGTGCCGGATGGATTACCCGATCCATTCCCAGTGTCGTCTTGCCGAACCGCCGGCCGCAATCCACTACCGTAAACCGCTTCGATTGCTGGATGATCTCCATTTGTGCCGGGTGCGGTTGCGGGAGCACCAATTGAATGTTCTTGCTCATGGCCGTTGCCGTTCGTAACGATTACCGTGCTGCGGGTTAGTTTGGTGTCGAGATGCTGGTAGGTGACAGTGACGTTGACATCGCCGCCTGCCTTGATGCCTTCATCCCACTGGCCCATCTCGACAGCAATTTGTTTCTCATGCTCACGGAGTTCTCTCAGCAGTCCAGTGTCTACCGGGTACTCTGGGATCAGTTTCGAGATTTCAACGAACTGCGTCTTGCCATCGACGACACGCTGCTCTGTGACGCGAGCCGATTTGAACTCCACTGCCACGAGGCCGGTATCTCCGCCAGGAATCTCAGGCCGGTTGTAGACTTTGGCGCGTGCCTCGATAACCTTGTCCAGGCCCGTGCATCGCTTGTCTAGAGCTTGGATGCGCTTGTGGCGCAATGCCCGCCCGGAGTTTTCGGTCCTGCGGATGATTTTGGCAAGCTCGGATTGGATGCGGGCCTGGAATTCAGGATAGGTTTTCCACATCCTGATGGCACGGTCAGTGCAGCCAACCTGTGACCCGATTCCAGCATCGGTGAGCACGTCTTCTGCGAGCATTTGGGCTGCGCGCTCACGCTTTGGCGTCCACTTCCAAGGCTCCAAAGCCTTTGTTTCTGCGGGGTTTAAGCTACGATCCATAGGAAAATAACGGCAGGGCTATTGTATTAGCCCTGCTTATTATGCAGCATGTGCTTTATCGCCCAAACTAAACTTGCAACCGCACTCTGGGCAAGTGATCTGATTGGAGCCGCTGCCACTTCCGAGCGAAAGCGGGTCGTCACCGCCGAAAGGGATGCCGACGGAAAGTTGGTCCAACAGGTCCGTCAAGCCTGGAGTGAGATTGGCCCCGAGGTCACTCTGGCGGATGTCACCGATGAGGGAATCGAGCAAGGATTGGTCTGTGCCTGCCATGGCGGCAATCGGGTCCATGGAAGCGAGCGCTAGTTTTTCTTCTGCTTCCGAAAGCTCCACGTAAGTGATTGGGACTGTCGGCTGATTGCTGCTGATGGCCATCGCGATTCGCAAATGCCCATCGACCACGTGCTGAGTGGTAATGTTCACTACTACATTCTGGATCACGCCGATGGTTTCAAGCGTGCCAGCGAGCGCTTCCTGTTGCGCTTGAGGATGCAAGCGAAAGTTGAAAGGGTTGCTTAAAAGTTGATCTGGCGCTTCCTCGCCGTAGCCACGGATTCTGTTTTTCCAGACAACTGGGCCGGTTAACGGTTGGCCGTTCTGCGCCTGCTTTTCCTTCGCCAAGTGGCGAGCGCCGCGTTGCTCACGCATCAACCGCCCACCTGATCAATACGCGCCGGAAAAATTTTCATTGAGACGACGGCCACTCCATCCTCGTAGGACAGCGAGAGGCTGCCATATAAGATTGAAGAGTCAAACGAATCTCCGCTTTCGATGTCGAATGGCTGCAAGACCACGGACGCTCTGCCAAGCACATCTTGCTTCCTGATAATTCTCAGGCCAATTTGCATATCGCTTCAGGATACCGCCGTTTTACGCCCCCATCCCCATCTGAATTCGGTAGCCCATGTGCTTCAACCAGTCTATCGAAACTGAGAGCACTGGCATTTCCGACTGGCGGTTGAGTTCGTGATATTCGCGGCGGGTGCGCTGGTAGATCGGGCAATCTGGCGTGACACGCACCGGCATGGCGAAGGCTTCTTTGGCCTGGATGTACTTGACACGCGACCGCGACCCGCCCACGAGGAACATGCCGGTCAAGATGAACAGCTTGGCGTCCTCGAAAGGAACATCGGCAACGAACTTGCGCTCATGGTCCAAGTACATGACGCTCTGTGCTTTAGTGGCGGATACCGCATCCGCAATGTGTTTTTCTTGGAGGAGTGCCATCGGAAGGAATTTTGACCGGCTGGAAATAGAACCGCCCCGCGGTGTCGGGCTACCGCAGGTGATTCTATCCAGCCACGCGCTCACAGCTTAGCGGACCCGCGCGTCGGCCCGTAGTGCGGTGATTGCTTAGGACGTTGTGCCCTTTGGCATTTCGTAAGCGATTGTACCTTATAGCGCAATGGTAATGGAAGAAAAATGCCATTGACTCCACAGGATTACATGTTATATCCTATGTTGTCTCATGATTCCATCGAAGCCGCACCCAAAGCGCTCCACAGACCCTCAGATGGACGGCTACCTCACACCACAGCAGGCGGCCAAGGCGATAGGCGTCACGCGGAGGACCATCTACAGAATGATCTCAACTCATAAGCTCAAGGCGCGGCAACCCAGCGGCCCACATGGGGTGTGGCGGATAAGGCGGGAGGATCTACCGTGACCGGTGAACTGCAAGAGATGTACATCGCTCTCGGGATATCTCTGTTGTCTCTTATCGCGAGTTGTATCGTACTTAGAATCCCACACCGCCTGTTTCACCAGTGGGAAAAGTGGCAGGAGATTCCACCAGACCCAATTGGCATTCAATCCCTGTACTTGATTCAAGAGCGCTGCTGCAAGACGTGCGGGCTGAATAAAGATGAGGTGATCGACAAGGTTACCGGGAGGTTGGCGTTGCTATGACTATGCTCCAGGACGCCATCGCGCGCGTTTACCGGCAGTTGCAGTATGCACTTGACCGCCGAGAACTGAACGCCAAAGAGCGTCGCCTGTTTGAGATTACGAGGGCCGCTACGGAGCGATACAGCCGAGAGGAAACGAGGAAATAAAGTCATGTTCTTTCGCGTCCAAGCCGCGCCACGCCGCGCTGAAGCACCGACTGATACTCAGGGGCCTGCCAGCAATTCGGAAGGCGCAGAACGCCCACGGCACATCGACGCATGGAATCCGAGCGGCAAGGTGTAGGGATACCCCCAAACGCGGGGAGTACCTAACTCGTACTACCCGCATCTTTTCCCTTGCAATGATCGCTATCCAAGCGCAGAATGAGAATTGCCAAGCGGTTCCTACACACTCTGGATCAGAGCAAAAGGTGCTGAGAACCGTGAGGCAAATTTTACTCATATGACACCAACAGCAGATCGTCCCACCACGCCGGAAGGCAACCTGATCTACCGTATCCCCGAGGGCAACATGGAGGCCCTTAAGGTTCGGGTTGAGAAACTGAACCGCCGCGCCGCCAAGCTGCACATGGGGCCGCTGGTGCTGTCTGAGATCGGCGAGGCATTCGAGACGCGCGTAAAGCACGCCGATTCGACTGGCGACTTCGGCCCGCGCCGCCGCATCGAGTATCAGTTACGCTTTGCCCTCGTGACACTCACTGGAAACTGCCCGCGCGTCAACGGTTGGGCCATGGCCGCTACCATTCAGCACGAAGATGGCGGAAATATTCTGCGCACCGTGCCGGGATTTGAAACCAGCCTGCCGCTTGAGTATCGTACCGCCGAAACTGGATGCGATCATTGCCAAACCAAACGCATCCGCAAGGACACCTATGTCCTTCAGTCCGAAACCGGCGAATGGAAGCAGGTCGGGCGCAACTGCCTTGCCGATTTCTTGCGCACCGAGAACGCAGCGGGATTGGCTGAATACGCCGAACTGCTTGCGGGGCTGGACGGCGAGCTTGGCGCTTACGAGGATGAGGGTTTCGGCGGCTCTGGCATCCGGGTTTACTGGAACACGCTAACGTTGCTCACCCAGGTTGCTTGCTGCGTACGCGCCGATGGATGGTGCTCTCGGACAGAGGCGCGGAACTCTTATGTTCCCAAGTGCGCTACGGTAGACGCCGCGCTCAATTGCTTCGACCAGAACTTCTGGGACCGGCTCACGGCCAGCAAGCAAGCTGCGTACACCCCGACCGAAGAGGATAAAGCCAAGGCAACCGGCGCTATCGAATGGGCACAATCGCTCTCAGCCGATGTCACCAACGATTACCTCTGGAACATTCGCGTCGTCAGCCAGCGTGAGCAGATTGGCCCGCGCGAAGCCGGCTTGGCCGGTTCCATCATCGCCGCCTACAACCGCTATCTGGAACAAGAGATGGCCCGCAAGTACGAACGCGATAATCCGAGCAACTGGTTCGGCGAAGTCGGCAAGCGCGAAGTATTCACGTTTACCGTGATGGGTTTGCGCGAAATGGAGAACGATTTTGGCCTGACTACGCTGGTAACGTTCCGCGATGCCGCCGGCAACCGCGCGAAGTGGTTCTGCTCCGGGGAATGCAGCATGGAGGTCGGCTCCGTGGTTACGGTAAAGGCGACCGTCAAAGAGCACGACGAATATAAGGGAAGCAAGCAGACGCTGCTGAGCCGTGTGTCTCTGTACGATGCGGCCGCAGAGGCGGCGGCAAAGGCTGAAAAGAAAGTAGCCGCCAAAGCCGCTCGCAATGCAGCCAAGGCCAACTTGCAGGAGGTGGCTTAATGATCCGCTACACCATCACCACGAATGGCTACGGCACCATCGAGCTTGGCGGGATGGCCGATAAGGCCATCGAGTACGAACGGGAGCGCGCCAAGATGACGGCGGGGCAGCGCGCGGCGAGCCTGTGCGCGCAGGAGAGGGACTGATGACTTGGGACGAAGAAACCGAGAACTTTCTGCCGGCCCAATGCGATTGCGGCAACTGCGATGAGTGTTGTGAGCGCGCAGTGCGCGAGATGAACCGCGCGGGAGAGGTCGAGGAACAACAACTGGCGGTCGAACTGCCGGAGGAACTTCAATGATCCTCTGCTCTCTCGTTTGCCTCGCTATTGTGGTCTGCCCAATCGCGCTTGGCGCGGTGCTCTGGTGGGCCGCAGAACGCACGGCACTGGTGGTCGATGAATGGCTGGAGGGACGCCATGAGTTGGATTGAGATCACCATAGCGTGGATCTTTGCAGTATGGATGCCGCTGTCGTTTGTGGCCGTGATGGTCTGGGCGGCATGGCAAGGAATCAAGTTTCTCGCGGCGCTGCTGCGAGGTTGAGCCGGGATGGCTCCCGTTAGCCCTTTGGGCGAAAGGCCAGTTGCCGGACTTACAACCGGTAGCCAACCGCCATGGTGGCAGTGCGCGAAAGCTGGCGGTGACTTTTTGCGGAAGAGTTGGGTTTTCAAGACGAAAACTCACCGAAATTTATAGCGAGTTTGCAAAGTTTACGGCCCTTGCCCTATAATGGGGTTCCCAGTCTCTCCGCGGGGATTGGAAAGGTCGTATAGAGCGATACCACGGGCGGTTGCGCTATCAGCCGCCCAGTCGCTCTCAACCCTATAGCGAGGGTTTGTGAGAACAATCAAACGAAGGCCATCCCGAAGCATTAACCCAACACACCCTCATACCGCGCTTCGCTCATTTCGAGGTGCGGCGGGTGTCTTGCGCCGCGTGTGGTGGACCTCCGGCACAAGCGTTTCTCGAAGCCAACCATCGCAACCAGTTGCTTTACTATCTAGCCCGATACCCCAGTCCCCGAGGGGGATGCGCGCGGATACCTGCGTCTGGCTGACGTAGGTTAAAACTCCGGAGACCTGCGCTTAATGGGCTTGCGCAGGCTGAACCGGTTAGATGGTTTAGCTTTAGAGTTTACCCGCATAGGGAAGGCTAAGGATTTGAAGAAAACACCTAGCCCAAGGGCGTTTTGCGTACTTTATTTCCCCAACCTGAACATCGCACGCATCCGCATTGCCCCTTCTGCCTCGGTAATCGGCTTCTCTGCGCATACCCCATGGCTGCAAATCAATCCACGCGGCCCTGTCCCCATCAATCGGCACACCATCGGGCGCACTTCGTAAACGGAGCATCTGTGGTCCTTCAACAGACTGCAATCAAGCGTTCCGGACTTATGCGCCATGAACAGGCTTCGGTCGCCTTCCGGCTCATGGCCGATGAACTCAGAGATGCGCTCCCATTCAACCCGCGTCTTTGCGGCGGCGAAGGATCAGGTGGCGCTCGTGCATCAACTTCCGGCGCTGCTTGACCTCCATCGACTCCCTGAGTTCCTTGCGGACGGCATCCAGGCAGTGATTCGCTATCTTGACCACATGGAACTTGTCCACCACGACTTTGGCATTGGGCAGCACCTTCAGTGCTGCGTCCCTGTAGGGACGCCACATATCCATCGTCACGATATCTACGGCGTTCTTATTCAACCGTTCAGTCATCCACTTGATTACAGTGGGCTTATTCCGGTCCACCAAAAGGTCGATAAGCGAATTCATCTCGACGTTCGTGAGCACACACCGGGGCTTGCGGATCAGGAACAACTCGTCAATGCCTAACCAATTCGGCGTCACCGGACGGTACTCGGCGTCGAGCTTGTCCGTGTGCTCCGTGAAGATGTTGCGGACGGTCTTCTCGTCAACACCAACGTCGGCGGCGACTTCCGTGAACGTGCGCTCCAAGGAACGCTTCTTGATGTACTCGATCAGGCGGCGAGTCATCGTGCGCTTCTCGTCCATGTCGGGGAGAACCTGCTGGAAGGTCTTTCCGCAGTCGCCGCACTTGTACCGCACCCGCATGACCTTCAGGCCCACCCGGCTTACCGTGGATGGGCGTATCTCCGAAGTGCTGTTCCTCCACGCCATGCCGATTCAGCTTCGGCGGCGTGACTCCACAGCGAACACAACACACGGGAGCCTTGGTGTACTCTGCCGTAATCACCATGTCGTCGTCGTTGTGGTTTGTTTCCAACACGTTCCAGTCTTTCAATCCAATGATATTGGGCACTCTGTCATAATATCAAACATCGGATTACACTGTGGAGTACTCACGGTACTACTTTCGGATTCTGCCGTGAAGAAGACTTGCTGAGAGAGACGGCCAGCGGCAATCTCGCAGTACTTCTCTTCGATCTCGATGCCAATACCACGACGCCCAAGGTGCTTTGCTGCCACCATTGTTGTGCCGCTCCCCATGAATGGGTCCAGGACGGTTTCCCCCGGTCTGCTCCCCAACGAAACAAGCCATTTCATCCAACTGAGTGGCTTTGGGCAGTGGCTTTGGGCACGGATGCCCATTCTTCTCGCCGATGTCGGTGCTGGAGATGGCGATGGCCTTCGATCCCTTATGCAAATCGGGAGATGAACCGTAGAACATGCAGTGGGCAAGCGACGAAAACCCCCAAGCATTCCGGCCACACGCAGCAGGAAGAAACACTCCACCAACGGCTGTGGGGCGGGGGAAGTCCCACATCATCGTGCCAGCGCAAAAAACGATGGCCCTCTCTGAGTGCTTTATCGCTGCGTCAACCACGGGCACGACCACACTCAAGAAGTTGGCATATGTGTCGTCGTATGATGCGTACTTCTGCTTGGCTAGGTATTGTGGACGCTTCTCCTTCGATGCGTCATGGTTGCCGAGATTCACGCCGTAAGGTGGGTCCGTCAATACCAGATGAACGGGTGCGAGTGCTGGTATAACGTCCCGGCTGTCGCCGTGGTAGATCGTAATTCCGTCCTGTTGGTAGTAAGGTTTCAAATGATGTCCTTGGCGGATTCCGCCGTGTTCAACCACGCTACATTCCGATTTTGCATAGACGAGTTATTGGGGAGAACAGAGTACGAAACTCCACAGTCAAATCCGAATAGCCTTTTCAATTTGAATCAGCTTTTTCGCGGGAATCATACTCACGGTTCAGCCTTTCAATCTCAACCTCAAACGACATACCCCACAGAGCCTCGAACTTGTGCCGACCGAGGCGTTCTACTGAAAGCATCCCGGCTTGATGCCTTGCTGGCTTGCCAGAATGGGGTTCTTTGCCACTTTCCCGCCTCTGTGGGCCACGTTCGGCTCCCGGTTGAGGGATAATGGCACCCCCTCCCTTGCGCGTGGCATTGAGGCTTGTGCACTTCAGTGACTTTTTGCGGATCAGTGGCTTGCGGTGGGGAATCATCTGGACGGCCAAAAACATTCGGCAATATGGAGCGAAAGAGGGAATGGGATTCTGGCGATCATGGCGCTGGCGGCCTTGCGCCGCGGTGAATTGCTCGGGAAGTGGGCAGCCACGTCGGGATCTGCTAACCATGCGCGTCCGGAGTGCCCCGGCTGCTTCACTCCGCTCACCGCCACCGCCGCGCTCTGAAACGAGCCTCCCGCCATCCCCTTCTCGTGCTGATGGAAGTTGAAGCCGTCCACCTTGACGTGCCCCTTGGCCGAAACAGACGCCATCCCGAACTCAAGCGGCCCGCTGCGCACGATGCGACCGCCCACGTCTTCCACATCGCCCCAGAGGTAGTACGAGCCGTAGTGCGCCTTCGCCCGGCCTACCCACGGCTGCGCGCCCTTAACGTTCTCGACCACCATGGGGATATAGCGTGGCGCGAATTCGCATCCGTCAAGTTTCGTGGCAGGGTGATAAATTCCGCAGCGTGCGCAACCATACGCCTCCGTGGCCGCTTCGCTGGCCTCTCGCTGGATGCGGAAGCAGGCGTCGAACAGAGCATTAAGGCTCTCTAGGCGGTCGCCGAACGGAGAATCCCGCTCCCACCTCTGCCACCGAACCTCCGCTTGGCCAGATTCCACGGCATGGCCATGTAGGAGTACCGCTGGCACGGAGGCGAAGCGACAATGCAGGCGGCATCGCGAAACTGGCTACCATGGATCGTGCGAACATCCTGAAGCACCAACTCCGCGCCTTCAGGCACAGGCCCATGGTGCGGGCAGTGCTCAATATCAAACCCGATTGCTCTACCGCCAAGCGAGAGCCAGCCCGCGCTCCATCCGAAGCTGCCTGCAAACAGTTCGATCATTAGAGGCGGGTTCACGCAAAGAGTTCCTGGTTCTTGCTCTTGCTCATCGTGAAGCCCTCCGTCTTGATTCAGAAATGCTGGCAGGGTCACCGAAACGCAGGCGCGGTGGTGGCGTGGCCATTACTGGCTCCGCTGGAATAGCGAGCGGTTCGCATTTCTCGCCGACCATCACAGCATCGCAGAAGGCCGCAATGCGCTCTTTGCTTGCGTGCTGGCCGTCCCAGTCTCCACCGTACCTTGGACCTTCGCCACGATCCGGTGAATGGAAACTACACTGCCCGAATCCCGGCAAGTCCACATAGAGCACTTGGGATGCTCGCTCACCAAACACCACGGCTGGATCTTCTTTCCAACCCCAAACAAACCCGAGCGATTCGCCGTGTATGCTCAGCAAGCGGCACAGTTCTCCGAGGGACCATTGCTTTACGTCGTAGGCCGCGCGCCGCCATTTGCCACGGCGGTAATCCTTAGCCCGGCTGCTACGCTTCTGGCAACGGAACAAGGCCACGGCGATTTCGCCGAGTGTCCCGCGTGAAGCCAACTCAGCATAGTACGCTTTGGTGACTTGCCCGTCGTTCTGCGAGAAAACCTGTGCCGCTGTCATGATGGCCGCTCCACTTCAAGTACGTGTGTCAGATGCCATCCGCCATTGGCCTTTGGCTCGCATTGCTTAAGGAGCCACGGCACAACACTATCGTGCCATTCGGACAACGGAACCCATCCACCAACGCTCATGCAATTCACATCGAAGATATTCGGCTCTTCACTTTGAATTGAGGAGTCAGCAACTATCCAGTGAGTGTGCCGATAGCGGACCAGAATCGGAACCCCCGGAGCCGTCCATGGGCCTTCCCATTGCACGCGCACCAATCCGAAGCGTGGCCAAGGGTGCAGGCCATCGTTGAACCAAGCCGTACCGCCTATCGCCTTACGTGGACTCCAATTGAGTCCAAGACGGTTCAGGCACTCAAACATCAATGTTGGGTTGGTATACCCCTTACTCTCGAAATCGCCCATGTGGGGTCGCAGTGCGTCTGGGGTTAGCCCGGAAACAACAGCCAACGCCGCCGGGCCACAATTGAAACCCCACTCGTCGCCGGCGCGCTCTGCATCGGACAGCGTGAATCGTGGCGCTACTAATCGAGAAACAATGCGTGCCGCTGCCATATGGACTTCAGCCTTTGTTATTTCGAGAACTGTTTGATTAAGCCCGCCATGTGGGCATCTATCTCAGTGACTTCATGCACGTCGAAATTGACGTGAGCCTTTGCCGGATATGCCGCCATGAGAGCATCCAACGCCTGCTTATCTGGCACGGAAACCACAGCGTACTCGCCTGAGCCGTCCTTAAATCCGCCGATGCTCTGGAAGAATCTCTGGTTGGCCGAAAGCCACTCCGCAGCCTGATGAAAGGTTTCCGCAGTCGGGTTCGTACCCGGCTTTGGTGAAACGGTGATATGGAACGTCATTGTTGCCTCCTCCTCTGAAAGTTATTTATGCGGTGGCTCCGTAGTTTGGTACGCCTGGGAGTTGCGGCCCGTAAGGCAGCACCGGAACATCGTCCCAAGTACGAGCATCAAGCGTTCGCCCGGCTTTCTTTTTGTCTGCAAATCGCACCATCGGAGCGGCGATGTGATAAGCAGCACCAGATATTGGAGCAAACTGTCCCCACTGCTTCCAAAGAAACGGCAGTGGCCACGGTCGTCCCATATCAGCGCGATTGCGGCAATCATCGCGAAGTTTTCTCGCCCAGTCCACTTGGCAGGGGCGCGCGCGAGGACCAGATTCGCCACCACCGATCACCCAATCGAAGTAAGGTAGCCATGAGTTGTAGTTTATGACATGCGTATCCCGATAGGGCTGTGGTGTCCAATCCAACTCGCTTAGGAGCGGCTCGCACGATGCAAATATCAGTGATCCAGGGAAGACGCGCTGGAATTGGATGATGTGTGGCATGCGCTCATCAAGTCGCCTTTGGTTCTCCAGCGTCACACCGAACATAGCATTACGCGGCCAATCTTTGTCCCAATAGGCAGGAAACATCCGTACCGCGTTCTCTGGGCGCTTCGTCAAAAATAGCCAAAGCAGATTCGGTGTGCTCACGGCAATATCGAACACGCGACGGCGTAGCGGCTCAAGTTCCTCGCGGTCCTCAAGCACGTCGCACATAGATCCACAGAACACGCGGTGCATAACGCCAAGTCTCTCAGCCGCCTTGTTCCATTTGAACGGCTGCTGCCAGTGATTCTCCCCGAAGAAACGGCGGTCTACATCTTGCCCCCAGACTTTCAGGCCAACCCGCTTTGAAAATGATTCGGCGTAGCAATTCTGGCATCCCTCGCTCACTTTGGTACATCCCCAGATCATGTTAAAAGTGTGCTCCGTCCATTCGATCTTTGAATTTTCGGCCATTACGCCCCCTTCGTTTCCGCACTCGGCACGCACACCACCAGATCGGCATCTGCCTTGCGCGCCAGACTGCCTCTGATTTCCTCCACCGGCTTCGCTTCAATGCGCTCGATTTCGCGTAGCGCCACTTCCCGGAAGGTGGTTTCATACGCCGCGCACCAGCCCAACAGGGTGACTGCCACGCCGCCGGCCTCTTGCTGCGGTTGCCCCGCTGGGCGTCCGTAGACATGGAAAATTTGCCGCATCACTGGGTCGAACGGGATGCCTTCTGCTTGCGCCAACTCGACTGCCTCTTCGAGCAAGCGGATGGCGCGCTCCTGCGGGGCAATATGGTCCGCTCCGATGCGCGTGCGAATCCATTCGGCTACGCGGCGCTCAAGAAACCCAGAGGGCATCTCGCCTTCGATGATAATCGGCGCAGGCGACTTCAGGGATTCTATCTTTGTTGGCTCAAAACCGGCCATGCTGCCATCTTGCGCCTTGCTATCAAGGTATCGTTCGTATTCAGCGATCATGCAAACAGCCCCACCTTCTCGCCTTGCGCCGGCCGCACATCCCACCCGGCATGGTGATCCAATCCAGGCACAATCTCATATCCACGGACGCGCAGCCAGCCTTCCAACTCTTCGGTAGGCCGGTGCTGGCCAACCCACAGGTTCATGAACCAATCCGAAAGGCGGATGGCACGCTGCTTGCGGTTTACGAGGGCGAGTACGGATTCGGAGAGGATGAGGTTCATAAAACGCTCCGACTGCCAACTGCGGGGCAACTCACCGAATGCGGGACGATGCCCTGCTTGGCCAACTCGCGCGACGCGACCAACCTAGGCCCAGGTTCCTCTTGCCACTGCACCCGATTAGTTGCCACCAATGCCTTAGCAATTTCATCTACGCGGGCATTGAAGGCACGGCCCTCAGCCAGAATCTCTTTCCATGGCTTGCCGCACATGCAACAATCAGGCGCGAGCGAGATTGGCTGCGGAGGGCCGTATTTTTTCCGCCATTCCTTCTCTCGATCAATACGGACTTCTTCTTGTGCGGTAGTATTCGCATTCACCTGACGGATGATTTCTACGATGGTGGCGGGCGCAGGACACTCCTCACATTGATCAACCGCCATATCGACTACCTGCCGTACAGCCGAGTCAGACTTGCATCCGCCCAGGAGCACGCGTTTGAATTCGGCGGCTCGCGCCTTCGCCTGCTCTGGAGAACTCTTGGCACCTGGCGCGAAAGGGATTTGCATCAACCTGGCAATTTGTTTGTTAATTCCGGCGTCATCAATCATGCTATGCCTCTTCGATAATTTCGCTCATGGTTTTAGCGCGCGCTGGCCAACGCGAGGTCCACCCATCCTCCGCACATTGAGCCAACCAGCCCATTTTCCCGTTGGTACTGCCGGGGTTCATGATTGCCCCACGCGCCACGTCCGCAGACTTGCAATAGCTTTCCAGGCAAGCGAAAATGGCACCCTCGTTATCGGTGGAAACATACATCATCCACTCGCGCTCTACGCCAGCCCGGCCATACTTCCTGGGGTAGAGTTCCCAGAATTCCTCAAAACGGCTGGATGCTGCGGTAGAGGGAATTTTACGCGCGGTTCCATTTGTATGTACTGTTGTGTTTTGTACTGTTGTTCCTTGTACTGTTATGTCTTGTCCTGTAACGCCACTTTTTGCCAACGTGGTGGGATTTTCCGCCACTTCATCGGCAGATTCCGCCACTTCATCGGCAGAATTTCCCAAAGCCTCTGTTTGCAGGGCTTCTAGCCATCCTATTTCGACCAATCGGGGGATTACCTCTTGGAATACTTGGGCTGGCAATCGGGAGATTCTCCCAAGGGAGCGGCAGATTCCGCCAATGCCTTGGGGGATTCCGCTAGGAAGAGTACCGCGATTTTCGCGCGGGGTTTGCTTTGCGGCGATCTCAATTATAGCCACCCAAGCTCCGAAATGGGCCGCTCCGTTTGGATGGTCCACGAGGGCCGTATATCCTTCCCCGTCCATCTTTGTTGGAACTGCCACCCAATCGAGGCGCTTTAGTTTTCGGCTGGCAGCGTTCTCAAAATCTCTATCCCAATTAGTTATGCGGTAGATCACTTATCGGCCATCCCTCAATGGCTGTCAGCGGGAGCGGTATGAGGGTACCGCCCCGCTGCTGACATTTCCGTGGGCTTTCGCCCAACAGAACGCATTGTACCGCAACTCACGGTAGATTCAAAGCCAAAAAATGGTGCTCCTGTGGCCCTCACGGCGCCACCTCCAGGAAATCCGCATGGAACTCCTCTGAGCGCTCCCTGCCATCAATCCGCACCGTTACCAACTCATTCCGCTGGCCAACCACGATAGCTCGCGTGAAGCGCTGGTCTACGAGCTTCTCTCTGGCCTCGTGGCTGAGCACGACGTGCTGGCGTGGACGGAAGCGCTTGGGAGGAGTCATGGAGTTTACGCAGGCGTGCCGTTCAGGATTGTGGTTTCGGTTGCTGCGGCAATCTGATTCACGATGGCCCTGAAGGCATCCCGTTCGATGTTGGCCGCGCGCCAGAGGTCGTACCACATGGCCAGTTTACCGGCCGCCAAGCGCCACCGGAGCCGCGCTACCACCTTGACCGGATCGCCGCCCTGGTAGATCGGTATCTGGATGGTGAACGTCTCCGGCACGGCAAACTCACCCGCCGCGCCGCAGACGCCCTTGACCATCTCGTTGTAGCGGAACTTGATGCCCGCGTTGGTGCGGACGGCCGACTCGCAGTTGATTTCACCCGAGGCCACGATGGTCCGGGCGATCTCCAACATGGTGGCGGGCGCCGGGTCCACGATGTCTGGCGAGTTGTCTTCGATGAACTGAGCGAAGACATCCTGGGCCACCTGCTTGCCGTCCTGGCTAGTCCTCCACAGAATCCACTCATCCGATTTGCGGAGCGCGATTTCTATGGTGTGCTGGCACCAGCGCGGGACGGCCACACCGTATTCGTCTCCCAGGCCCTCATGGTAATCCAGCACCGCCTTGATCTGGCCGCTCTTTTCGTCCGCGAAGATACGGGAATCTCCATCGCTGAAATCGCCGAAGTACTTCACGAACGACAGCGCGTCGTGAAACTTCACATTGGCTTTGATGCGCGGGGGCCGCTCGCGCAGTTGCTCGTTGACGGGCAATTGGACCACAGAGTAGCCTAGCGGCGCGAGAACACTCGGAACACCCCCATCGAGCGATGAGGTAAACGTTTCCCCGGCGCGCGCCAGCGCCGCAATCTCTTGAATCGCTTCTTTGGTGATGTCAGCCACGTGGTTCTCCTACGGAAGCACTCTTGCGGTCTGGCTCGAAGAGTTTCTGCTGGCGCGGGTCCTCGCGCGTCAGTGTGCCATCCTGAGCCAAGAAAAAGATGGAAGACCCGATGGAGAATTCTGGTTTCTTGACCTTGGAATCATAATCGATCTTCATCTCAATCTGGCCGTCCTTCTGCTTTGATGGGCTAAGGGAAAACTTGATCGACATCTCCCCTTTCATATTGGTTTCCGCCACGGCCTCTACCAACTCGGTGAATTTCCGGCTGATATCGATGGCCACATTACCGTCTCGCATCTCGGCTAAAACAGACAGAATGTCTGTCATTGTTTCCTCCTAACCTACTCCTGCTCCTTCAGCCACAACTCGAAGGCCTCTTCCAGCACCTGCTCCTGAGTGATCTTGCGGTAATCAAGGACCGCCTGAATCCGCGCTACGAAGGCCAGAGGGACCACGGCCAAACTCATATCTATGGTCGCCAAGCGTAGGGATGCTGGCCGCCCCGTGCGCCTGGGCTTCGGCGGATTAGCGCGGAAAGCCTCAACCTCTACACGCTGGAAGATGTACTCTTGTCCACGAGCGTGCTTACGCCACGATGGCGTGAGTTTGCCAATGCGCACCATGCGACGAATCGTTCCATCGGATATATCGAGGTACTCCGCCGCCTCACGCACCGTCATCACCGGGCTTGGGCTCGGCTCCTGATGGCTCATAGCCTCGAATCCTACGCCCCATTCCGGTGCATCGGTCGGCAAACTCTCCATGGCCTTAGCGATTTCCTCGCGGGTTAGCCCGTTCATCCGGACGGCGAACTCTTGCTGCGTCATCCCTAAATCTCCATTCCGTGCCATCGGTGCCTTAGCCGTAGCAGTCATCATGGGTTACCATTCCTCGAATCTCAAATCAGGGTACTTCGCCATGAACCACTTTGCCTTGATCCTGTAAGCATCTGGGCGAAATCCCTTGGCGTCCACGACCACCGTTTCACCGGTGGCTATTTCCTTGTACCGGAAGTCTGCAATATAGTACACCGGGCGCACGTGCTTTCCCCACTTCGTATCGAAGGAATCTTGAAGTGCAAAACGCGGCTGCACCTGGAGAGCGACAATGTGGCCGCACCGTTCCATGGCCAGCAGTTTTTGATACGCTTCCGCTTCTCGGATGCTCTGGAATACCGCACCGCCACTCATCCTGTAGGCCAGCACTTCTTTCCGGTTCTCAAATACCTGTCCCTCGGCAGAGACGAACTTGTTGCCGTATTTCTCACGCTTCGGCAGAGCGGTGGCCGTGGTCTTTATGACATCAGGTTGCTTGAGCCTATCGAAGTGGGCCAGCACGTCTGATTCTGTCCAGCCACTCATTTCCGTCTCTTCCCCGCAGCAATTAGAGCGCCCTTTTTAACTGCTTCGAGTGCTTGTCCAAAGTTCATATTTTTACCCCCATCAACGCCAACTCCACCAGTGGCTCCCGGTGGTCACACTGCCCCACAGCCCGGCACACGGCACATGGCCGCTTGTAGGCAATCGCCAGCAGAGTCTTAACCCGGTTGGCCTGTAAAACGGCAGGAAGCGGGCTTTCCGTTCTCTCTGTGGGCATTGGGCGCGGCTTAGGCTCCTCCAATACCACCGGAGGGCCTACCGCGGCCTGGTGACAGTGGTAATGTACTACCGAGTGATCTATCCGCAGCGCTTCACTGGTGTCCCGCTGAGACAACCCCATGCTGCGTAACTGCTGGCACGCATCGCGGCGGGCGCGGGTGACTCTGCGCGAGCGTGCCCCTTGCAATATCGCGGATGGCAGCACGTTGTTGCGCCTGGCAACTGCGGCGATGATGCGCTCAACGCGGGACCGGGAAAGGCGGGTGGTCATTGTGCCGCTACCTCCGCTGTAGGTGCTTTGCGGGTGGCGGCATCGTATTGCTGAATACCCCAGACGATTGCATAGAGGCACCACAATAAGTGATAGGCGTACTCTTTTCCGTCTGGCAACTCGCAAGTGTCAAACTGAAACCCATCGTGCTTGAAGTCCCGAGCCGCTATCAGCAGATCTAGCTTACAGTCTTGGCAAAGCACCTCATCCCGTAGCGCTTCCATGACAGATTGCAACCGATCTCCTTCAAGGTCATAGTATTCAGTTAACTGGGCAACGAGGCGCTGCTTAAATAATTCCTCGGAGAATACCTTAGCCCCGTCCCTGCCGCCGTGCGTTCCATGCTGAAGTTTTTCAGCCCAATAGCTCGCATTGATGCGCAGTTTGGAATCGCGGAAGAATGAGAACATGTCTGGCAATCGCGCGAATGTCCAGCACCCCATGTCGGCTGCGATTGTGAGAAACCCAGGCCACGTCACAAGATCGAACCACATATTCCAGTGATTGTCTGGACGCTTAAACTTGATGTGCCGATAAATCCCGCTATCGAGCAAAATGTTGATCTTGTGATCCCGAACATCGCGCAGGAAATCTTCAGGGGTTATGCTCATCGCGCAACCTCTTTCTCAGGCGACAATGCCGGATTAGAACAAATCAATCTGATGTGATGCCAGTATTCCGCTGTAAGCCAATGGAAGCGCTGCGCGCTGTACCGACGAATGTCCAGCATTCCCAAATGGCCGTCCGAGGCAAAACCCTCAACCGCTCCAACCACTTCGGCCCCCGGTAGCATTTGTGCTGTGGGATCATGAATCAGGTGCATCCATGCTATTCCAGAGACCAGAATCAATTTGGAGCACTCCAGGCAGGATGGAGCCATACTCGCGCAAGGCTTGTTGTCCCTCATCTTCACGTGCAACATCCATGATCCTGCTAGGCGTTCGAGAGCGGCGATTATTGCCGCCTGTTCAGCATGAATCGCCGTTTTTCCACAGTTCCGTTTACATCGGTCGCTGCCATCACACTCAAACGGCCCTGGCTGATGATTGTACCCATGGGAGATGAACCGATTATCAGCGGAGGCAATGACCACTCCACGCTTGCTTTGACATGGCGAGTACGCCGCCGTTGAGAGAGCATACGGGACCCAAGAAGCAATTTGGGATTCGGTACTCATTTCGCCGCCTCTTTCTCCGGCGACCACAGCGCCTCTTGCGGCTCATCGCCATTGCAGGCGCGACCGTCGCTCAATCTCTCTCCCCAGATCCAACGATTAACGTACCAGACAAATGCTATCGCCGCATCGCCAGCGTGGCCGGTGGCTTCATCAATTGCGGCTTCCAACCCGTTGCGCGGCGGCACATGGCCAGTCTCTTTGCTGAACTGCGCAACAATATCAGCATCCTGCGCGGCGAAGTTCAGGCAACCGTACCACGCGGGCAACACGATCTCACTAGTTGGCATCAGCGCGTGAATGCGCTCTTGCACAGAGGCAACGGATTGCTTCGTGATGCGCCTTGGCGCACCAATGGCTTTTGACTTTTCCTTCACTGGCTTCCCTCGGCCTCTCGATAAACCGCGAGAGGGGCGGGTCGGAGGCCGAGGAAGGCGTTAAGCGATCCCTACCCCTCGTCCCGCAGTTTCACAACACCCAACGTGGCCTACGCTGGATATCGTGAATAGTATTACGAATCCATTGTTAAGTCAATAACAAATTTCACAGTGTTGGCTAAGCCCCTGTACCCTTTGGCCAGCGGCGTTGCGGTTCCAACTCCACGGCCTTTGTCGTCTGCCGTTTCACTGGCTGTGGCGGGTTGTCCAGCAGGGACAAGAGGGCCTTCATCTTTGCGCGCATCCGTGGGTAGTGGGCTACTTTCGATTCCCGGCAGCTTGAGCGGCTCGCCGTCTCCGTGAGTACGTCCAGCGCCGATCTCTGGAGCGGACCTTTACGGAAGTTGGCGTCGATATTGGCGTGGACGAGAAGACCATCCGTAACATCTTCAACGAATACGTTGCGGATCTCGATGCAAAGTATTGGCCGCTCACGCCGAACTGGATTGGCATTGACGAACTGTTTCTCGTCCGCAAGCCCCGCTGCATCTTCACGAACGTCCAGCAACGCACCATCATGGACCTGTTGCCCAATCGAGATCAGGCCAGCGTTTTGAAGTGGCTCATGCGGCGACAACTGCGAGAACTGGTGGAAGTTGTCACGATGGATATGTGGCGACCCTACCGGAACGCTGCGCTCGAAGCGATGCCGAACGCCGTGGTGGTCGTTGACAAATTCCACGTTGTCAAAATGGCGAACCATGCTCTCGATTCCATCCGCAAAGGTCTTCGAGACGGCATGGACCTGAAGGAACGCCGGAAGCTCCTGAGAAGCCGCCACTTGATCCTTCGCCGCCGCAAGGATCTCAGCGACAAAGACTACGCAGCGATGGAAGAGTGGACGAACGCCATTCCCGCACTGTTCGCCGCCTACCAAGCCAAAGAGGACTTCTTCGACATCTATGAGTGCAAATCGAAGGTCGAAGCGATGGAACTCTACGACACCTGGAAGGCTTGCCTGGACAAGCGAACCGCCGCTGCCTTCTTCGAGTTGATCCGAGCCGTGGATAATTGGCGTCCCGAAATCTTCAACTACTTCGATTTTCCAGGGGCCACCAATGCGTACACGGAGGCCGCTAACGGCATGGCGAAGGTCGCCAATAGATTGGGCCGGGGATACTCGTTTGAGGCCATCAGAGCCAAGGTATTGTTCGGACAGGCCAAGCATATCAAGCGCCCCAAATTCGGAGAAACAGCGCTGGAAAGCGCTGACACCTACGGTGTGTCCCTGCCAAGTTTGATCGAGATGTTGGACGCAAATCATTCAGACACACTCAATTCCGAATAGCCGATCTGCGGATTCTTCGGAATCGACACCTCCCCGATCCACTCGAAGCCGCCCGCCTCGAACAGATCCACCACCGCCCCCCGGAAGTCCCGCCGCCCCATGTACCCGTGCTGATTCTTGTACCGAAGGAGCTGCTGGATGTGAATGCACACGTTCCGCCCCGGCTTCATCACCCGCAGCAGTTGGTGGATGAAGAACCGCATATGCAGCCCGAACTGCGACCCCCGCATATCCACCCCGTCCGGGTTGTTCCCGATATCCTCCGGCTTCCCCGAGTACATAAAGAGCGCCCCGAACGGGATCGAACTCACCGTCAGGTCGATACTCTCCGGCTCCAGGTGCCCGAACATCGCCGGAATATTGTCCTCGTTCCAGATCTGAGCGTTAATCCCCACAGACATCCTCCAGGAATGGCTGTACCACGCCATCCGCAAACATCGGCTCCAACACTGCATCCCCCGCCGGTTCGGTACCATCCCACCCGCGCGGCCACGTATTCGCCTCAGTCAACTCACGAATCCGGGCTTCCTCCTCAGGGTTAATGAGGTCGATCTTCGGCTGCCCGACTTGCTCTGCTGCGTCGTTAATCTCCCCCTGCACACCCAGCACAGTAGACAACCCGAACTCGCGTGCCTCCATCGTCAACGGCCCGACCCTCTGCTGGTTTTGCGACAGCGTGCCATCCTTCCGCCGCTCGCCGCCCGCCTTACGGATGCGATGGGCGTGGTTGAAAGTCAGCTCCTCGTAGAGCGGCTTAAGCCGAAGAAGCGGGGCTAGGTAAGACCATTCCGGCCGCTCTACTACGCCGCGCAATGCCTTGTCTTGACTCGCCAGCGGACAACCGATACATCCGGTCCGTGCGTTGATCTCCACGGCCTCATCGCCGCCGTAGACGTTCGCCACCATCCGCGTCGGGTATTCGTGCTCCCCGAACATTAGCCAATCCCACACGTGGCATACGCGCCAGTGAAGCAACGGAGCCAAGGTATCCGCCACCGCCTCCGGAGTCGCCTCCTGGAACCATCCCTGCCCGCACTCCGCCCCATCCCGCGAGCAACTCATGATAATCCTGCTGTCGCGCGCCGCAGATTCCCCTAGCCGGACCCCCGTGAGCATCAGGAGCTTCTCGCCGGCGGTTTCCCGGAGTTCCTTGAGCGCGTTCAACATCGGCTCGATCTTGATCTGGCTGGTACACCAGCGAAATCGGTTCTTCGGCGGGGGAACCCCGCGGCCGAACATGTACACGAAGTAACGGTCGTCCATCGCCGGTAGAACCACCCGCGCGCTAAAGCCCTTGCTCCGCAACTTCTCCATCATCCGCATCGCGGATACCTGGAGCGGTGGTATCTCCATCCGGGTGTCCGCATAAAGGATCGTCAGCGACTCCGGCCGTGGAATCACGCCACTCTCGATCAGGTGCGCGACAATCGTCACCGTCGCACTGGAGTCTTTCCCTCCGCTGTAAGCGATGGCCCAATGCTTGAACCGCGGAGCGTACGCCCTCAGCGACTCCACCGTTAACTCGATGGATTTCGGTAGTGTCAGTCGCTCCGACTCGAAGAGATTTGCGTTCATGCCGCCATCCCCTCCAGCGCTATCTTGTAATAGCGCTCCTGCTCCTCCGCGTCCGCCTCGAAGTTCCCCGCCTTGCGCAGGATATTCTCCAGGATCGGCCCCTCCAGCTCCACGATGAACGGAATATGAATCCGCACCTCCAAATGGTTATGGATGGCGTAGCCCATCATCAGTACGAATGCCACGATCACAACAGCAACCATCATCATTGCTTGCCTCCAGGCGGTATCAACCGCTCGCCTATCTCATCTGGCCTGTACCCGTGACTACGCAGTCCACAGCGTAGCCAATGCGTGCCGTTCCATTCGGCCACTTCCCAATCCTCCACGAAGCGGACCCAGTAGAAGCCGTGGGCTGTCATCATTCCTCGCTGTCCTGTGCTTCCAGAACGCCGATTTGCTGGCCGGCGATGAACTCGCGATGCTCTGCGGTGCCAGCCGGATACGGATTACTCTGATGCGATTTTAGTTCGGAACTGGGCCATTCTGCTTGCATGTAGGAATAGTAAACCTGCTGGCGTGGGGTCATCGCCTTGAACTGCTTCAGTTTTACCGGACTCATAATTCCTCTTTCCGCTCTCGCAACGCCGTGATGATGCGGCTCGCCTCGGCAGTGGTCAATTCGTCCAGAAATCGGATGGTACGCCCCAACTCTTCGCTCATGAATGCCTTTCGCGCAGCGCGGTCGAACCCAAGATCGTTGAACAGGATCTCCAGATAGTTAATCTGTGGAGTCGTCGCATTCATACCCGTCCTCCGGGTCATCCCACGGTGCGCAGCCAAAAGCAAAGAACAGTCCGCACTTTCGACACCGATTGCCGTAGTACTCCTCAATGAAGAAGCACTCGCCACCTTTGGCGCAATCTACGCCGCTATTACCTTCCGTGAGGGCACTCATCACAATGGCCTTTTGCGATGTGTCGCGCCAGCAAACATCCCCAAATCTGCCAACCTCACAGATGCAGCAAGCATTGGGACCTGAAACGCCTTGCAGAATGCCTTGAGAAAATCATCATCCACAAGGCTTACGCCTTCTGGGTAATGCTTTCTAATCCATTCAAGCACCAGTCTCTCAGGCATCAGTAAGCACATGGCGAACAGGTTAGCTTCGCGGTCTTGCTCTACGGTGCTCATACCTGCACACACACTAAAGGCTGATTCTCGCTACCTCCAGCCTCTAGGAATAAACACGACTCGCGTCCTTTGAGGCGCACCGGACGACCAGCCGCTTTCTCTGTTTCCACCACTGCTTTGACTTGGGCCAATTTCTCTGGAGAGCGCCATTGCAATGCCAGAATCATCGCCGCTGGAAGATCCCGCTTGGCATCATCCTCGACCATATCGACAATCTCTTTGGCGAGTTCAGTCTTGAGTAACTTCACGTCTTCATCTGGCGCTCGACGCATCTGCTCGACGTAGACCTCAAAGGCCCGCCAGACCAAAAAAGGGACAGACTTATCTGCCATCATCGTTTTCAGTAGGCCTTCTGCGAACTGCCGGATTTGCTTTACCGGAGCGGCCAACATAGGAGTCAGCAATTCATCAATTCGCGCCTCATGCCTGTCGGCTTCGTCTTTATCGTGTGCGATAGCCAATCCGACAAAGACACGATGCCATTTCTCGATCATCTCTGTAACATTCATGGCCTTTTTCCTCTTGCGGCTAGGCTCCTTACATGCATAGAAGCAAATACAGCCGACCTCTCTCGCCCAATGAACCGGAGACGGATAACTCCGACTAGACACATTTAGCGCGTAGATAAACTTTCCAAAATCGTAGCAACTGAGTACGAGCGTTCGCACGCCTTCGGCAGGATCAACCACCGATGTAGGTATATGCGGACCACTCATTTCGCTCTCCCCTTCCACCTCGGAGTGGCCGCCGCCAACCACAACAGACCAGCGAGACGCTTCTGCCACTCTACTAAGGATTTGTCAGCCCAGTCTGCCGTATTCTGAATAGCACTCTCTACCGTATCGCCACATGAAGGAAAGGCAACGAGAAATACACGCTCCCAGAAATCGCGCTCCATTCCCCTCATAGTATCCGCAGCGCGAAGTGTCAATAGCGTTTCCTCAAAATTCATTTCGTTACTCTCCATTACAAATTGACGATATGGAAATCGGAATCCGAGAGTCGCGAGATAAACCACTGCAACCCGGTTTGCTTCGCAGCGGCAACGAAGCTATCAAAGTGCGCCGTGTCCAAGCATTCCAGCCCGTCTGCGCACACGATGCCTAAATCTTTCGCGCGCATCGCGCCGATCTTAACCCAGAACTGCGTGCGCCGCTGCGTGTTGATTTCCGAGAGCGGTACGCCGTTGAGGTAGGGCACGCCGGCCTCGACCTTCAGCCCTGGTATCGGCAGATTCTTCATCAGGTCTTCGCGGATGGCGTCCACATGAGCTATTGCCGCTGTCATGAGCGTAGATTTCTTTTCGAGCAAGTCTGCCACGCGCTCAGCCTCTTCAGCTATCTTGACGGTTTGTGCGGCCCGCTGTTGGCCCTCGGCGTTCTTACGCGCTTCAGCCTGTTCAGTTATCAACCGCTCGCGCTCCGGTCGCGTGTCGTCTTCCAGTTGCTTCAGCGCCGCCTGATGTTCGGCCATCAGGGTATCGACCGCAGATTGCGCCAGCGCCTTAGCAGCATCGGTACGCTTTGTGCGCTCCGCTTCCAGCAGCCTGATCTGCGCGTCTATCTCTTTGTCGATGGTTTCCTTTTCAGCGCGTAGCAACTCGGAGATATTCATCCGCGCTCCAGCCGTGTGCTTCTCGGCCGCAATGCGCGTCTCGGTTTGCTTGCTGGCAAGCGCTTGGATTTCCTCTTGGATGGCTTGTGCCTTTGCGCCCCAATCGACGCCATTCTGGGCTTCTGGGCCGATGGACTCACGCAACTGCTGTCCGTTAATCTTCTTGCTCTTGGCCTCCCGGTTCACATCCGTCCGGAGATCGTAGACGGTATTCGCAACCAACTTGAGAGCGTCAAGCGCCGGCAATTTCTCAGCCTTCTTGAGCGCGGCATTGACCTCCGGCGATGCCACATCGGCTACTGCGGCAATGAGCTTCGCCTTATCCAGCGTGAGCGGGATAGTTTCCAAGATAATCTCAGCCTGCCGCTCCTCACTGGCATTCATCGCCTGCCCAATTGGGTCGATGGAAACCGAATCAAGTATGGATTCCAGAAACGTAGCGGGCGCCCCGAGCCTACCGGCTGAACTGCTCTTGATGCTGATGGCCTTTGCTTTCCCAGGCTCGAACGACCTGCGAATCTCCCAAGTCTCGCCCTCGTCTTCGATGACGGCGCGAATCTCGCCGCTAGTAGCGCCAGCGCGGAGCATACGCGGTTGCGCCTTGCCGAAAAGGCCAACAACCAACTGGATTAGGCTTGTCTTATTCGATCCATTTTTGCCAAGAGCCGCGACACACTCCCCGCATTCGAGAGAGAACGTCTCGAAGCCTTTTATGTTGCTGGCGGCGAGTGATTTAATCCTCATGGCTTTCCTCCAGATGGAGCGCATCCAGGTCGTGGCCCAGTGTCTTCAATGACAGCCTTGAGCGTCCCGAGTACGGCGTTGCACCAAACGATACTGGCAGTGGCTTCCTCATAGGCATGGCGACCCTTGACCGCATCCTCCATCACCTCTGAGCCAGTCCATGCAATGTAGTGAGTCTGAAGGCTGGCCATCAGTTCGTCCTTCAACGCCTGCTGTTTGGCGATGGCTTCGCGGATTTGGGATTCAGTTAGCATTAGTTTAACCACGGCTATTTAACAAACACTTGCTGCGGCACTGCCTCCGCAACGCGCTTCTGCTTCGCTCTCAGTTTGGCGGCCATCTTATAAGCTCGCCCTCCGATGTTGTTCATGGATGACCGCCCCTCATCTAGCCATCGGTCGCGCCACTGTTCTCGCTTGGCTGGATCGTCAATCAATTCCAGGCCAGCCTTGTACGTGCTGCGGTCCTGCTGATACCCAATCAGGCAGGACTCGAAGCATTTCGCCAACTCAGCCGATTTCTCTTCGGTGACGCGGGTTATCAGGGCATCCAGCGTGCAACCGAAGTGCTCTTGGCAGTATTCCTCGTGGCCTCCTAAAAGAAACAGAGGTATCTCGATTGCCCCACCATCAATCGGCTTAAAGCCGTACTGGCCACTTCCGAGAAACAGGCAGGCCACTAGCGCCACGTCAAGTGATGGAGCCTCAATGGTGTATGGATCGCTTGGGTTAATGATTTCGTAGAGCATGGATTTTGCTATCTTCCGTCCCCGTACCCGGACCCGTACCCGTACCCGTACCCGTACCCGGACCCGGACCCGGACCCGGACCCGTCCCCGGACCCGTCCCCGGACCCGTCCCCGTACCCGGACCCGGACCCGGACCCGTCCCCGTACCCGGACCCGGACCCGTACCCGGCCCCGGACCCGGACCCGGACCCGTACCCGGACCCTATTTGAAGTTGCGTAGGCATTTCTCAGACTCCTTCGAGCAAGGGATTATCTCGATCCTGCCTTGCACGAAATTTTCGGGCGCTTCAACCGACACCTTGCCGCCAGAGATACCAGATACGGCGATCTCAGTACAAGATAATGCCCCCTGCCAACTCCAGATACGCCGTGTTTCCTTCAGTGTTACTTCTCCACCGTTTACTGCTGTGACGATGCCCACATGCACGCCAGCCGAGCAGCACCGCACGACACAGTATTTGCCGATAGCAGCGTGGTTACCGTTTTGCGCTGGCTGGCTGAAAAGCTTTGCCAATTCGCGCGCTTGTCCGATAGTCAGTTCGTCTATGTTCATAGGAATCCTTTACTCAAAACTCAGCGCATCCGTATGTCGCTCGCGTTTGCCTTTCTTGGTTTCGGCCTTGGGTGGCTCGCCTGCAGGACCAGTTAGGCCAATCGACCCCATGGTCTGCCACTTCGGGAACTCACCCGGCTCCTCGATGACGCGGTATAGCACACCCTCGTAGATGCACTCGGTACCCAGTTTCAGGTCATCCGGAGCGGGCATCTCGCCTTTGGCGTATGTGATGATCGGCGGTTTGCCAGATGCCGTTTCCTGGGGTTTCTGGGACGTTTGCTGGCCTGTTGGCTCCGGGGTGGCAGTAGAAGGCTTGGGTGCCTCCTGGGCAGGCTCAGCGGGCTTGGGAGTGGCGTCGGCGGCGGGCTGCGGAGCGCTGCCGGCCGGTTCCGTTTTCATGCGCACGGTATCGTCCTGCTGCTTTTTCTTTTGCGCTTCGATCTTTTCCAAGATAGCCAGTTTGGCGGCGGTGGGCTTCTCACCTTCCTCTGGCTGTTCGTTCAGCGCCATCACGTCTTTCCACGTGGCTACGCCTTCGCAGATGGCCATGTAGATGCCGCGGAGGTTCACGTACTCGCCGGGCGTGCTGGCGGACACCGGATGCCCTAAGTATCGCTCAATCATGGACGGCAGGATGCCCTTGTCCGCGAAGGCGTCAAGAATCTTTTTCTTGGTGCCCTCCGGGTCGCTCATCGCAGAATTGGCAAGCGTATCCCAGATCTTACGCTTCCACTCCTGTTTGTAGTGCGGCGGGAGCAACTTTTCGGCCAGCGTGCGGATGGCCTTGCTCACCGATGCTGCTTCCGATTGGGAAACTTCGGCGTCCGTCGCCTGAATGATGTACACGGTATCGCCGTAGCTGTTCTCGCGTGTGGCAAGCGGCGTTTGGCCCTGTTTGATTTTCCGGCGCTCAACGGTTTTCGGAGTCGTGATGACCCGCCAATAGGCGTTATTGCTTTCGATATCCCAGACACCGACACGTGTTACGCGCTTTTGTTCGTCTTCTGCCAGCACAATGGTTTGCACGTCGATGTTGCCAGCCTCATAAATGACGGCCTCTAGGAATCTGATAGAGAATCCGGTGGGCCACTCTTCGGGAGCCTTCAGCAACCGCTCGCGTTTGTCTAAGTCGGCCCAACCTTCTGGCGCGCGGCTGATTGGCTTGACGTAGAGTGCTTCTGCGCAGAACTCGCTATCGCGGCAGAGCTTCATCATGTTCTGCCGCACGTCGTCCCATGAACGCCGGTTGCGGATGGCGACCATGATTCTGGCCTCGACCATGGCGCGCTCTTGCGCCGCCAGCGCGACGGCTACTGGGTCTTGGTTCCTCGCCACTGCGTAATCATCGCGGCGGACGATATCGGTTGATTCTCGTAAAGGTGTCATCTCTTCTCCCTACTTCCAGTTTCTTGGGCACAGCAACTTGCGCGCGCCATGCTTTGTAACTATCTGGCTTTGTGCCGCCAGTTGCTCGAACGTTTGCGCCCACCAGTCGGGATACGTTTGGTCCGCTACTAGCGCGTATCGCTTCAGTAGCTCAACCCGCCACCCCAACTCCCGCGCTACCTTTTCCCAGTCCACCCCAACGCTATCCGCATCCTTGCGCCACGTCACCTTGCCCAGGCTGCTATTCAGGCCGTCCGCATCGCCAATCAACTGCTTGACTTCATTGCTGAGCGATTCTTTCTCCTGTTCGGCGCGGTTGAACTCGTCGCGCGCCAACTTCAGGCGCATCAGTAGCGCCTCTTCCTCTCCCGTGGCCTGCCGTAGCACTTCCACGTTGCGCGGGAATCGCTGCCTGAGATATTCCTTGGCCGTCTCCGTACAGCCGATGGGCGGCGCTACGCGCGCCAGCACGTGCTCACGCCAGAACTTTTCGCACTCTTCCAGCAGCACCGCTTCCAAATCGGCATCGAAGTGGATGCGGTAAATACGAAGATCATCAAGCCCGCAGATTGCCGCGGCATCGGACCATGGCAGGCCGGTTGTGGAACAAGCCCACTGCAACTGAAGGCTCACACGGTCGGGTACCTTATCGGAGCCAGTCTCGCCCCATTCATAGGCCTGGTCCCAAGACACCGTTTTCGCATCAACCATCCCGAGCGCTTGGATTCCAGCGGCAGGCACATAAATCGGCGTGGCAGAAGACGCTTCGCTACTGATTACGAAAGCATCGGGGCTTACTACCTGCCATTCTCGGTCGGGATGCCGGATGGTTTCATCGAACCAATAGCATTTACACCTACGCTCATCGCCGTACCACGCGACTACGCCACGTTCCAGGTATTTTCCGCGGCGCATTCTGGCGTTTGGCGGTTGCCGCTTTACTAGCCCCAGCTTATCGGCGTAAACTGAGAACCTGTCGCGGCGCGTATCTAGGCCAACGACGGCACACACATCACTGCCACCAATTCCACGTGCGCGTATGCGATTGTCAATCATTTACTCCTCTTCCGCCTAACTGCCTGCCAACCGCTTCGCCACTCGAAACTTTCAGCGCTCGCAAGCGGATAAGGATTATCGAGCAATCGCCTTCCATCACGATTCGCTCGCATACCTGCTCTCTCTGCCTTTAGCAAGGCTCGCTCATGCGCTTGCTCGGCCTCCACTTGCTCATCCACCATAGCGATTACGCTGGCCCAGTCCACGCGCTCAAGAGATGAGGGGAAGCTCATTGCCTCAACCTCCACGCCAGTTTTGCCGCCAGCCGCGCATCGGCCAGTGCATCGTGCGCGCCATCAACCGGAATCCCCAGAAATTCGCATACCGTGGTTAGCTTTAGGTTGTTCGGCTTGTCTGCGCGGTCGAAGTACTTCCAGGCGGCCAATTGCAGGCAGTCCAACACGTGGTAGCTGCACGGAAAGAACTGATCACCGTACAACCGTCGTAGCCTCGGAAAATCGAACGTCAGCGCATTGTAGCCAGCCAACCGCGCCATGCTGTACGGATTCCCCGTTCGCTTCGAGATCATCTCAATCGACCGGTATGGCTCCATCCACTTCGAGAACTTGCGCACGGCATCCGCTGGCGGGATGGCTTCAGCCTTCCAGACTTCGCGGTCGTAGCCGTTCATCTTCAGCGCTTCGGGATCGGCATCGACTTCGTTGAATTGCAACTTGGCCTCAAACTGCGAGACTTCCGTGCCTGAATCGTCAACGGCAATTGCCGCCAACTGGATGTCCGGTTGCGTGTCAAGCAAGCCGCCGGTTTCGAGGTCGAAGAAAATGGTGAACATGTTTATCCAGCCAGAAGCACAGCCAAAAGTCTGGGCTTTCCGGATTTCGTTGTGTCGCTTCGTACATTGTTCGCTCTCATTCATTTAGTTCTCTCTACGGATTTTGCTGTGGCGGAACACACTCAAATCCGGTGTTCATACTGATCTGTTCCGGCTCCGCTACGAGTTCGCATAGCGGCAAGACCGACTGCGATAACCGCTTGGCAGCGATCTCGCAATACTTCTCTTCAATCTCGATTCCGATGGCCCTTCGGTAGCACTGCTTTGCGGCCAGCAATGTGGTTCCGCTGCCCATGAAGGGGTCCAAGATCACGCCATCCGGCGCATGGCGCATGAGGGATGCCAACAAGGGCAACGGCTTACGGTGCGGGTGCTGGTTACGCCCCACGCATCCGTTACCCGTCCTAAATCGGAGGATCGAAAAGGAGCCATCATCTACCCGACGCCAGCCAGCCCCCCGCACGAAGATCGGCTCGTGGTTATAACGCCACGGCCCCCCGTTTAGGCCACCTTCAGCCTTATCCCAAACCAGCCTGTAATCCCAATCGCCCGGAGGCTCTGGTAGCCGTGGGGTTGAGAAGATCAGCATTGGCTTGTTGGTGGCACCGATAAGCCAATCACGCACCGCACAATCCAAGTCGTTAGCGATCACATCGCCGTGTCTGCCGTAGCTTCCCGCTAACGCCTGAAGGCCGTAGGGCGGGTCAGTGATGACGCAATCCACTTTTGGCAGATACGATAGGATTTCCTTGCAATCGCCGTGATAGATCGTGATGCCGTCTTCGTTGTAGTATGGCTTCAGCATGGCATCCCGCTCCCGTTGTAAAAGTTCACGTTCCGCTCTCCAGTCCAGTTCGCCCCACAGTGCGCCGAACTTATCCGGCCCGTCGTAGGCTTCACACCACGCAATCTCCCGGTCACATCGTTCGATTGCGGCGGCGTAGCTGGTAATCGGGATTGGCTTGCCCATAGCGTTGAATCCGCTATCGGCATCAGTCTCAATTTTGGATGGCCTCGCCTGTCCAAGAAATTCCGCCATTATCGGTCTCCCTTAACCCTTGGAAGTCCAGCCCTGAGAGCAAGCACGATGATGTCTCTCTTCGGCAATTGCCTGTCGATGCTCACATGCTCAATCTCGCAGTTCAGATCGGCAGGAACCCTCACCCGCAATGTTAAAAACCTGCCAGGCTCTCTTGGCTTACTCATGCTCGTTACCGTTTTTACCACCATTACCGCTTTGTGTCAAGAAATAATTTCCGCCATCCACAAAACACTACGGCCCGGCTCCTCTCGAAACCGGGCCGCAAGTTGATAACTCGTAGTTATATCTATGAGTTATGGCAGCAATTCCTGATAATCCTTGTAAATCTGCAATCGCGGGTCATCAGGCGCAAGCACATGCCGGTCCTGGTATGGCGTCATTCTCTCCGGCGGCGTGTCCTTCTTGAAGCCCCCGGCGAAGTGCATCACCCGCAGGAAGTCGCCGTTGACAGTGTAGTCTTTGGGATATCCACCGTGATCCCAACATTCGATTGGCTTAACGTCGCGATCACAGATATTCCAGAAAGCGACATTATAACCGGGATGGCGTAGGAGTCTCGCTCTCGGATCGAAGTCCAGCGCGTACCGCAGCCAAGACTGCTCGCTGTAAAGATGCTTCGCAGGGTCGATTTGTGGGTAGGCCGCCGTCTGGTTTCCCCACCAGCGGATGAATGGGAGCGCCGCTGGCGTGGCCGCGAAGAAACCGCTGTTGTAGTTGCCCGCAAGGTTTAGGCACTCCTGCATCCGTGGCCATTTGCCATCATCGGGATACGGGACCATTGTGTGTGGCGTCACCAGCATGGATGCGCCGGCCGCTATTTCGCGCTCCACTTCGACAAATGGGCCGTAGGTGTACGTGTCGCCATCGAGGAAAACCGCAATATCGAAGCCGCGCGCTTCCAGTGCGTATTGCATGATGCGCGGGCGCCCGACGACACCCCAGATTTTCAGGACATCAGAAAGCCCCAAGTCGGAGGGATTGAGGACATGGTCAAAGATCCCGCCATACTCAGACTTTGCTGCGTCAGTTAGCAGAACTGCGAAATACTTTGGATTACATCGCTGAGCCGATTCGGCTGCCAGCATCGTCTGCGGCAGAAACTCCTTGCTGGAGATGAAGCATAGGCACTTTCTTACTGATAGCTTCTTGGTATCCGCTGGTGGCGTGTCTTTACGGGACTGAGTTGGAGTGGCCGGCAATGACGGCAGGGAATGTCCGACTTCTGTCATGCGCGGATCGGGTACCCAGGCCACTGGCCCAAGAGGGATAGTGGCCCCATTGGTATCACATCCCTCTACATCTAGTTCCCTCCATTTTTCGGCCCAATCGGCGATGGGGATTTTCTTGATGACTTCCGCGAAATGCCTCTCACCGTCTTCAAGGTACTTCGGATTCTTTGGCTCGTAGCACAGGGCTTCCTGCCAGTGCTTCGTCGATCCTTCCTTATCTCCCAACCACCACAGGCTGGCGTACAGCATCTCGTGAGGCACTGCGCCGTAGTGCCTCAGGTTGTTCATGTAGTAGCCCACGAGCGGCACCGTCAAACTGGCCGCCGCATAGGCCGCGCACTGCCCAGCGTGCCCCGGCTTGGTGTAGTAGTACTCTGCGAGTCGGATCAGCGCTTCCCGCCGCGTGGGGTCCTTTGCGAATGCGCGATGCCAGCACTCCAAGGCTTGCTCATCGTCCCCGAGCTTCTGGCAGCACTCCCCGATGTAGATGAGCGATTGCGCTTGCTCAATTGGCCACGCCGGCATTTCGATATGCCGCTGAAACTGGCAGATTGCCGAACGATAGCGCCCACTGAACATCAATTCTCGCGCAAGGTAATGCGTGTTGCGGTCGTTGTTCGGATTGAGTCTGAGGTCCACCATTAGTCCTGGCAGGTCGCTTGCGTGCCCCTGGTGCTGCGGGTGGTGCTCCATCGAAAGCACCGATTCCGGCGCGCGCTTAATCTTCGCGGCATTGCCAACAGGATGCTCGTGGATAAAGTTCACCCACCTGACTTTGCGTCGGTCGTAAAAGCGTTCCCGGTCAAACTGGATCAGCGGATTGCCGTACTCATCGCTGCTGTAGACGTAGTTGCACAGGATTTGCTCAGTATCTGGCTGTGCAATCATTTGCTCCAGCGCGTCAATGTCGAAGTGCGGCAACGTTTCATCGCAATCCGGCATAAAGATCCAATTGTTCGATGCCTGCTGTCCTGCAAAGTTCCGCGCTGCGCTGTAATCGAAGAACCGATCACCAGCCTTGATTGCTGGCGGTTCACCTTTCACAATAAAGCGATTGTTCAGGTCGTCGGCCTCATCTAGCAGCACGGTGTGCATAAACTGCGGACCACCAGACAAGACATTAATGCAAGATTCTTCCGCCAGTTTCACAGTGCCATCTGTTGACCCAGTGTCCACGAGCACCACTTCGCCGCCGCGCTTGCGAAATTCCTTCAAGCACTCTAGCAGGCGCGGCAGCGTGGCCGCTTCGTTCTTGGCGATCATCACAACGGAGAAGTTCATCTGGTAAGCCTCACAGTAAAGGCCATCCGATTCCATCGCTCGGCGAATCTTGTCTTTGCCATTTCAACCATCTGCTCAAACGTATATTCACCTTCTGCGAAGTACGTACTGTTGCATCCGCCTCTTCGGTCCACAGAACGGTCCCAGAAGGACAGTGCCGTCCATCCCCCAAGATGGTGGAGCAAAGCGTCGCCCTCGACGCATCCGTACCCCATGGACCAGTAAGACCGATTGAAGCGCGCACTTTCCCATCATCGCTCCAAGACCAGTAGATACTTGGGGCGAGTTGTGCTATGTGATGGCTTTTATGACCGCCTTGTAATCTACATTGAAAACGTCCTTCAGGACGATAACGTGAGAACTTGGCGTCGGCTGGTGTGAGGGCGGCGCAGCGTGCGTTATCCTGTTCTTGAGCCATCGTTGCTCCCTCCTATGGAGCGTGCTGGCTGGCCGTGCCGGTGTTCTCGCATCGGCGCGGCCTTCAGGGAACAGGATACCACCAAAAGGCGGGATGGGCTAATTGCCCAGAAAGAGGTAGTAATACGAAGTGCTGGCGGAGAGGCCAGTAAACGTTACCGAACTGTTTCCAGCGGCGTAGCCTACGGTACCGCCCGCTGCGCTGTGGACATCGGCGTAGTAGAGGCCAGTGAAAGCGTGGTTGAACGTCAACGTGCAACTGGTAACCGTGCCGCTACCGGTCGTAAAGAACCCTGTGGTGTCTGACCCGGTGACGCTCGCGCCGCTACCGCATGTGGAAATTGTTGGAGCCGCGCCAGTAGGCCACACGTGGTAGTTGTTCAGCAATTGCAGGATTGGATGCGCAAACCCACTCGGGAGAAATTCGATGCCTCCTACAGAACCCGCCATCTCGCGCATACCGGATGCGTTCCCGGTAGCAATGTCCTGCATTTGAACCGATTGAGTGATGCCACTAGTTCCATTTGTGATGATACTCGGCGCAGCGAAAACCGGCTGGACGTTGTTGGTGGCGTTGAGTGCCGCCGTGAGGTACGGCAGGTCGGAAGCAGACGCAACGTTCAGCGTGGTCCCATTGTTCTGTGCGTGCTCATTACTAATCGTCAATCCGGCTACGCCTGCAACCTGATCGAAGCAAAACATGTTCCCCGAATTGGCGTAGTCGTTGTTCATAAAGAACATCCACTCGGAGCCGTGGAACAGCCCAAAGAAACAGGCTGGCGTCGTGCCGCCAGCGAAACCGCCAGTCTCGTTATCGTGGAACTCGATATTGTCAGTAAAGTCCATGGCTCCGTTCAGGCCACCAGTGCCCGTACCGTTGCCTCCATTGAACATCCACGTGTTCGACACGCGAATGTTGGCCGCGTTGTGCGTATGGACTACCCCGGTCGCAAGGTATCCGCCGCTCGAATAACCGGATGGATTGTTGCTCATCGGACAAGTAATCTGCGTAGTACTCGTGACTGTCGCCAAGCACGCGCTGTTGTAGGCCGCTGGACTCGCCCCGTAGACCACAATCGGATACGTCAGCCCGCTTATCAGACCATGAGCGGAACCCGTGTTGACTGTGAGAGTGCCACTCGACCAACTGGCTGAACTGATCGGCATATTGATGCCGCAACCATCAAACTTGCTGTGGTCAATGTAGGTGAAGAACTCTGCGATGTTCGCGCCGCTCGCCCCAGGACCGTTGAGCAAGATTGCGTATGGCGAATAGTAGCAGTTCACCTGAAGGTTATTGACGTAGAAGCCGCCCACGTCTCCAGTGCTCGATTTGACGATTTCCAGCGCTGCCCTGCCGGGGCCGTAGTTCACCGAGTACGCTGGCCATCCTGGACCTGAGATGTGAGTGTCAAGTACATGGTTTTCTCCAGCCGTGGCAAATACAGGGCTGGCCGATTGATCTAGTTGCCAATAGATCCCGTCAATACCTTGACCTATCAGTTCATTGTTTCCGGAAATCCACGTCCCACCATCACTGGAAGCATAGATACCGTAGGAGCCGCCATAAACGCCAATATTGTGAACACGACCGTTCACCACAAATTCAAGGTTGATGCCGGTCGTTACAGCGTCCGTAGAAACAAGATCAAGCAGGAAGTCGCTGAGGTCTGGACCGTTCGGTGGGTAGTTCGATGGGATGACCGTTCCACCGCTGCTGTAGCCACCTGGATTGCTAGCCATCGCAATAGAAAACGTGGTGCTCGTGATGGCCGTGACAATGGAAAGTGCGCCCGGATTGTACCCAGATGGACTCACGTTCTCAATTGCTACGTGCTGTCCGACGAATAGCGTGTGCGCTCCAATAGTGTACGTGGCTACGCTGCTGGCCCAACTTGCCGTAGTGACGGTATACTGCATCGAAACGTTGATTAGAGTGCCGCCAGTGACGCTAGCGTTTTTGCGCAATACGCTGTTGTTGCGCCCCGCCGCGCCGCCGAAATGGATTGGCGTTTTGATTTGAAGCGCGGTAGCTGTACCGGAGCCACCAACGATGCTCACACCAGTGCAAAGCAGAACGTGGCCAGAAGAGTACGGCCCATTGCCGATACCATAGGCTTCCGCTGCATTGATAGCCGATTGAATCGCTGATGTGTCATCGGTCGAGCCATCGCACTTCGCGCCGTAGGAGCGAACGTCAAACCATGGTGTCAACCGGATTTCCGTAATCCAATTGATTTGGGTCAATTGGAAAGTGCAGAACAGGAGAGCAAATAGCCCCAACAGGAGACCAGCAATCCGGCGGGTTTTCTCTTTGTTAATCATTGCAGGATCTCTATTGTGTCTCCAGCATAGATAGTGAAGTTCACCGAAAACGTGCTACCGCTGATATACCAATCGTATGTTGTCGATGTCCCGAGTCTCATTTTTCTTCCATTGAAGAGCACCCAGTTAGCCGACGTTGGCGTAACCGGCGGCGTGTACGGCCCCGGTCCAGTGAAGTAGGTATCGTGGGTAAAGCCTGTACCACCGCTCCCGGTCGGTCCTGTGGGGCCAGTCGCGCCTGAGCCTGTTGGACCCGTAGGCCCGGTTGGGCCGTTGCTTCCTGCCGGTCCCGTGGGTCCGGTGGAACCGTTCGTGCCCGCTGGCCCAGTGGGACCCGTGGGGCCGCCAGTTGATGTGCCAGTCGGGCCAGTTGGTCCTGTCACCGTTGAGGCGGCGCCAGTTGGCCCTGTGGGGCCTTGGCTACCTGGAGGTCCTGTAGGCCCAGTAACCGTGCTTCCTGGTCCTGTAGGACCCGTAGGGCCGGTTCCTGGTGGACCTGTAGGACCTGTGACAGTGCTTGCTGCGCCGGTTGGTCCAGTCGGCCCTGTGCCCCCAGGTCCGGTAGGCCCTGTTGGTCCGGTTACTGTAGATGCGCCGCCCGTTGGCCCGGTCGGTCCTGTGGGGCCAGTGCTACCGCTTCCAGTGGGTCCTGTCGGGCCTGTGGGACCACCGCTTGGGCCGGTTGGTCCTGTTGGCCCGGTCGTTCCACCTCCGCCGCTTCCCGAGCCACCCGGATACCATGCTGCTACGTTGGTGGCAGTGATCGAATTTGCAGAGAACGTGCCGTTCCACTGCGCCGTGACGTTCATCGTCTGCGCGCTCGTGAAGTCCACGGCGACAGGCGATGTGTTGATATAGTTGCTCTTTTCTAAGGTGTTGCTATTGATCCCGTAGAAGAGAAACCCGCAAGAGGCAATCGAGCCGGAAGCCCCCGTTCCGCGGCACGTCAGAACGGCATCGAGAACGAAGGGATAATTGGCTCCGCTGCTTGGCGTGGCAGCCACCAAGGCAACACTGATTACAACATTGCTCGCGCCGATGTAGGTTCTTATAGTAAAGATCTCGGATGAGCTTGCAACGGAGAAATAGCCTTGTGCCCTGACATGGATCACCATGCCATCAGTGAGCGTATTGGCTGCGATAACTGGATTTCCGGTGTAGGAGCCGAGTAAAGTTGTTTCAGCAGGAGTATTGGTTACGGTTGCATCGGCATCGGTCGAAAAGATAGTTGCGCCGAGAGCCGCTGGACCAGCAGGGCCGGTTGGTCCTGTTGGCCCGGTACCGCCAGCGCCGGATGGACCGGTGGGGCCAGCAGGACCAGTGGGACCACCGACACCGCCGCCTAGGATTTGGTACCACGCGAGAAAAGTATCAGGCGGAACATTCCCCGCATTCGGCGGCACGTGGCCGCTGAACGTGATGGTGTTTCCAGCAAGGTTGTAATCGACGCCTTGATCTAGCGCGGCGCGATTGAGAAACAGCAGGAGGGAGTTGCTTGGATTAGGGTTTTGGCTCAGCGAGAACGTGATGTTGACGCCATCTTGCGTACCCGCTGGAATCTCATCGCAGATCCACGCCGCGCTGGCACCGGTCGGCCCGGTGGGACCACCTGCTGGACCTGTTGGGCCATTTGCGCCAGCGGTTCCGGTTGGTCCGGTTGGGCCGGTCGGACCTCCAGACGGTCCTGTGCTTCCCGTTGGACCGGTGACTGTAGACGCTGGACCGGTTGGGCCGATTCCCCCGGTAGGGCCAGTAATGCCAACACCAACAGGGCCTAGTGCGCCTGTTGGTCCAGTGGGACCTGTGCTACCTGTGTAGCCCATAGGGCCAGATGGACCCGTAGGACCCGTGCTTGATGTCGGCCCCGTGGGACCTGTCGGTCCAGTCCCGCCAGGACCTGTCGGGCCGGTAGGTCCGGTGACGTGCGCACCAGTAGGCCCGGTGGGTCCGGTACCGCCCGGTCCCGTTGGTCCAGTCGGACCAGTGCCGGAAAATCCAGTTGGACCGGTTGGTCCAGGAGGACCACCAGACGGACCTGTAGGGCCAGTCGGTCCCGTTGCGCCAGAAGGGCCGCCAGCAGGGCCGGTTGGTCCGGTTGGGCCGGTCGCGCCACCAGGGCCAGTCGGACCACCAGAAGGTCCCGTTGGTCCGGTGGTCCCGATGCCAAGCTGGACCTTGAAGAAGGGGGTTCCGATTTGGCCTTGCGGCATTTAGACCTGAGGAGTAACGTCTACGATTCCATTGGGCCGAACATGGCGCGTGGGTGGCGTTGGCGGGAGCACTGTATCGGGTGTGATGGCCTGCGGTTCATCTGGCATAGGCACGAGAAATCCAGTCCGGTTCTCGTCTACGTTGATCTGCACGTTCTTGGGAAGTTCCGGGTGAGCTTCTGCGACCAATTGAACGGCACGCATGTACTCTGCCCATGCGTACTCTACGAGCTTCCGCTCAACAATGGTGAAGTCGATTTTCTTGATGTTTGGCATAAGTTTAGATGTAGTTGTACAGAATTCCGTTGGCAAAATAGAACTTGTGCCCAGACAGGGAGATGATACCCGTGTAGCTAGCAATAAACCCACCAGGAGAATTGAATGTTTGCACATCCCTCACATACAGGGTGTCAATTGAGGCCGGCCCTGGAACTCGAAGCAATAGGCTCACTCCAGGGATGCCAGAGTCCGTACCGTTGATGGTTACCGTTCCGGCATTCCCGGTGAGGCTCATCGTGCCACCAGTCGCAACGATGTTCGCCCCACTGAACACAGCAATCGAAAACCCGGTGGCCGATAGCGACATCGTGCCTACGCTGTTTGTAATCTGAATGCCCGTGGTCGCATTGATGTTGATGTACGGGTGTGTAGTGTCTCCGTCCACCGAATAGATGCGCAACTGGCCCGGAGTGATGGAAACAGAGGAACCACCGGAACCGGAGGAAATGAGTGTTCCCGATGCCGAAATTGAGGTGTACGGCTGACTGAAATTGGGAGTACCTGAACCTGTGGTTGCCGAAGATAGGAGCACGCCAGTCGCATTGATAAACGTTGCCGCGCCTGTGCTACTACCAATGCCACCATAGATCAACATTCCTGTATTCTGGATTTGAACGAACGGATAATTCGTGAGTCCAGCAGTTCCAGGTCCATTGGCCGCGCCGAACAGCGATAATCCGCTGTTGGTGAGCACCATCACCGGATTGCCGCTGCCTTCGCTCAACACTACCGCGCCAGTGAATACCTGGCTGATTCCAGCGCTGTTCAGATTGTTGCCGTTGACGGCATTGAGCGCAATGGCTGCATTCGTGACAGCACCAGCAGCAAGTTTGGTTGCATCTACCGATGCCGCCGCCAAATACGTGCTCGTGACGCCCGCCACCGCAAGCGTGAGTTGCCCGGAGGTATTGACTGAGATCGGTCCGCCCACCTTGACTTGCTGGACTAGCAGCACATTTTCCACGTACCAGTTCAGGCCGCTCGAAGCATCGCCAGATGCCACGAACTGGACACGGATGTTTGCTGCTTTCGGTAGCGCTACTGTCGCTGTCAGAATGTTGGTGTTGAATGCAGGCAGCGTGCCAGCAACTCCGACTAGTGGATACGTTGCCGTGCCGCCGCCTACAGCCGTGACGAGCAAGTTGGCTGTGAACGTCCCAGGCTTTCCAGCATCGCACGCAAGGTCGAATTCCAGCGTGAAGGACTGCGAGGTCTTCAGCGAATGCGGGACTTGCTCTTGAATCGTGGCGTTATCGACAATCTCAAGCTGACCGTTGCTGTTGACAGAGACGTTGCTAGGATTCGATGTGACGTTCCAGCCAATCAGTCCAGGGTTGCTTCCCGTGGTAGGAGTAAACGGGTTAGCAACCATGTTGGCATTGCTGGTTTCGGTGTAGCCTTGCCCAACGTGGAGAAAGAAAGTCTGCGTCTGAAGAATAGTGTTTGGATCGCTTCCATCCCACGGGGTAGCGCCATTCGTGCTATTTCTATTCAGCCCGTACCACTCGAATAGAATCCATTGGATTGGCAGATTCGCGCTCGACATTGCGTTTGGCGATGGGTAGTTGATGTACAACCCAGGCCCAATGCCTTGCGTGCTCCACGATTGCGTAGCCCCGTTGTTTACGCACTGCACGCCGAGTTGATAGCTCGATGGATTCGAGACTCCGCCAGGATCACCTTGCGTGAATGTGGTCCCATCGTAACTCCCCCACTGAAGGACTGACTGGTAATACCAGCAATTAGGATCTCCATTGCCCGGTGGGGTGTAGTTCACCAGCACAGCAGCATAGGGATTACCAAGAGAGTTGATGCCTCCGTAGATGTTGTCCGGAGTAGGCGTCAACCCTTGTCCATTTGTGACGGAGAATGAGATCCCGCCAGCAATCGGAGGCTCAATTACTTCTGAAAACGGCGAGCTCAGTTCGACCACGGCAGGCGCAACCAACGCCGTGATATCGGCGAGCGTGAGCGCGGTTGGCCCATCTCCGCCCCATGAACCTTGAACGATGGCGCACTGGAAATTGACCGCTGGGCCATTCCACAGCGGAAAGTCAATCGGTGAGGATGTGCCGGTAAATGGAAACCACCCTACCCAATAGAAGGCAGGCGCGGTGCCAGAACTGTAACGGAAGAAAAACCAGATGGTCGCTACATAAGGTATGCCAGCATGATTTGGCGTTGGTGTAACCGTGATGACCGCATGGGTAGATTGATCCGTGAGGTCGATGTAGCGCGCTGTCTCGGTTGCCGTTACAGCAGTGATCTTGATAGAGTCAACTGTGAATGGGCTAGAGGCTACCGCCGCAGCCGTCACACCGTCGATGCCCTGTGAGATTCCCTCAACAGTCCAGTTCGGTTGATCTGTTGTCGGCAGCGGGTAAATCGGCTGAAGCGTGTAATTAACTGTCGTCCCAGTGATGCTTTGGATACCGTTCAGTACGATGCCGCCCTGGCCGGCCGGAGCGGTGGATGATGTCCCTGGAGGGAATGCCGAGACGATGATGGAGTCGAGCAAACTGTACGATGGGTCGGTGGTCGGCAGCGTGATTACGCCGCTGATTTGCACACCTGAATCGTTGCCCACCAGCACGTAGGTGAGCACTGCGGTAATTGAGACGATAGCCGGTGGTGTAGTGGTCAGACCCCCAGAGGTAGCAAGGTCGCCACCGGATAAACCGCCAACAATCTCCGCGCCACCGCCGCCGCCAATCAAGTCCTGCCAAAAGTCCAGCCACGAACCGATCTGCGCTACGTCAATGACCGTTACGGAGTAAGAGTAATGGCCGCTACCAGGCATCGGCAGGCCGGCCTTGATGGGCACTAAGTCCGCAGAGACTTCCTGAACAACGTAGCTCTTCGGCGTCCCGATTGAGCCTACCAATGCTCCGACGCCTTCCGGATTGGAGTTATCCAGAGCGATACTCAAGTATTGCCCTGGCTTGAGTCCTGCAATGAACGTGCTGAAAGTGAACAGGACAGGGATCGGCAAGTAGGCCGCCAACGCCTGCTGCGCTTCGGCTAAGCCCGTTACGTTGCTCGCAATACCAGTGTTCGTTTTTAGTTGCTGGTACTTTCCTGTGCCGCCTTCAATGACAGCGCGGGCAGTGACAGCAGACGTGTCCTCAACCACAATCGAATCGCCGCCAAGGCGCGTGTATTGAACCTGAACGTCGCGTGAAAGGACCGGAGTATTGCTCGGTACCGATGCCAGCGCAATCTGCGTTTGCCCAGGAGTGTAGTAAAGGTTAGCGCTAGCCGACTGCCCATTGATGGCAACCGAAAGCGGTGCGGTATTGTTTACTCCTCCGCCAGATGTCGAAGGATGCAGCCACGAGAACGAAGATGATGTGGACGCAAGCGCCGCTGAATAGGCGCCGGCCGGTTTGTTGACTACTCGGATTTGCCCGCCACTCACGACTGAAGCATTAACCAGCGGGTTTTCCCATGTTGGCAAGCTGAATGTGACACCAGCCAATTCCACGCCAGCCCGCGTTTGCATGGAGTTCAGCGCATCGACAAAGTTCTGTGCCGTCGCCGCGGCATTCGCCCCGATGAGCACTTGGCCCCATTGCGTGTTATCGAGAACGGTCTTCAGTGTATAGACGCCACCCTGCTGGATTCCAAGATCCTGCCATACCAATTCGAAGTCGCTGGTTGTGCCGCCAGTGTCGTTCCACGATGGCATCGTTGGCCCGGAAAAGTTGCTGGTGGGAGAACTGACGTGCGTCACCTGTTGCGTGTGGCCGGCAGGGTCAATGATGATTTGGCCCACCTGATATGGGCTGTTCGGTTGCCATGTGTATGGCGAACTGCTGCCGGTTGGGTAGGTGATAGTAATCGTGTCGCCATCCGTTCCAGCGCCAGTGAATGTGCCAGTCTGCTGACTTTGTGAACCTTGCGTCGTCCACGCAAAGGTTACTTGACTCGGTGGCCGCAGAAGCTGGAAATAGGCTGGCAAGGCACCGTATGATGATGACAGGAACAATTCCGAGCTTTGGGCAAACGCACTCGGGTTGATCTGCAAAATCTGACGGTTGCGGTAATCCTGTCGGTTTTGCTCCCACTCCATTGAGAGCCATTCAAGATCAGCGCTCGCAAGAGTGAACGGGGAAGGCGTCGTATTTGGCAGGTTAAAGTAGAGGCTTGGCAGCGGGCTTGTGGTGATGTCAATGCCGCAGATGAAACCGCTCAGCGCCGCGAATTGCTTGATGACGGACCACAGGGTAGGCCAGTTGGGAAAGGTTACCGATGAAGGAATCGCGCTAACGTTCGTCGGGTCAATGGAGCCGAGCTGAATCAGCGGGCTACCTGCCGTCATCAGCTTGTTGAACAAATCGGTAACGATGAATCCGCATGACTGCCCGGAGTATGCAATCGTTGGTGGGATGCGGATGGTATCGAGCGTCGATTCCAGCGACACGCATGAAAGATGGAAAATCTGCTCGCCGCCAGCACTCTCCCACGCCAGCTTCACGCGGTCGATAGTGCCCACGAACACGGGCACGTCACCAGAAACAGTCTGATCGTAAAGGAACACCTCGCAGCCGATGGTCGGCTTGTAGGTATCCCCCTGATGCACGCGCAAGGCGATATCCGCCGTGCCGCGCTGCAAGGATGTCAGGTTAAACGAGTGCTTCTGGCCTTCACTGAAGTCCAGACGGCCTGTTTGGTCGGTGGGGCCTAAGGGGGAAGGCTCGTTGATGATGAGCCATGCGGTGGTGGACATTTTTTATGGCTTGACAACTATTGGCTATCATGATAGCCGTGGCCGAGACGATACGCGAATGCGGCGAAGCACCGAGCTGGACGGTATACGCTGCGCTGGTTGGCCGCGTCACGCTGGAAGGTTACCAGTCGATTCTGCGCAACCTGAAAGGCGCGGGGTTGATTACCGAGGACGCCAGCCATTTGCTGCGCTGGATCGGCCCGAAACTGGCTGCATAACAAGGAGAGCCTCAAATGATCTGGACTCGCGAACCGAACTCCGTCAACGACAAGCCGAGCTACCTCGCTGGTACCTCGAAAGCCGACTACCGAATCGTTCCCGTATCGGGCGGCTTCCGGCTGCACTACAAAGTCATCGACAGCAACACTTGGGCCTGTGGCGAATGGCACACCAAATTGAAGTGGACCAAAGAAATGGCCGCATCGCTGGATAGCCAACTTGGGCCGGCCATCCCTTCTACTGTTTGCGCGGAGTTTCGTGAATTTCTCCGCGAAACCGGATCGGCATGCCAGATGCCGAAAACTCCAGAACAAGTCTATGAACTGTGGCGCGAATATACTCGCGTATGCTCAAACTACGATCAAAGTCCGGTTAAATCTGAATTCCTTGAATGGTACAAGGATCAACTCCGCTAAACCCCTCCCTGATGATGGCCCGGCTGGTTCACCGGGCCGAAACCCGATAGGTCGGAGGAAACCAAAAGATGATAAGCACCAGATACGGAAATGAAATCACGCCGGTAGAGGCTGTTTATGACCATGAGACCGGTAATTTTGTGGCTTGCTTTGCCACTCGCAAAATCGACAACGCCAAGCGCTTCTACACGGTTGGCCAGATCCGGGCGACCGACGGTGTAGCGGAGATCCTTTCCGCGCTAGAGTCTTTGCCGAAACGCGCTGACAACGAGGTCTTGGACTGCGAGGCGTGGCGTTAAATGCTCACTCCCTCCCGCGCCCGTCACATCCAATCCCTACGCAAAACCAAACGGGGGGGGCCACAATGGTGGTCGCCCCCGCACGGAACCTGAACATGCCACGCACGCACGCTACCGACAGGGATGCCGGTGTCGGAAGTGCTTGGACTTCATGTCAGCCTACGAGCGAAACCGCCGCGCTACCTCGAATTCGGGCTAAACTGATTCCCTGTAGACTTCAGGTAGTACGGCAGTTTCTTCGCAATCGTCCGCGCGAACACGTCAGGATCGGTTACCCCGTGGGCATGGACGTGGATTTCCCCAACCTGATAGCTTCCGCTGCCACCTCCGCCCGCTTGCATGGCGCGGTAGCCTGATGCTTCGTCTTTGTTGAGGATCTTTTCGCCAGCGTGGATCACAGCCATCCCAGTGGACAGCACATCAGCGCCAGAAGCGGCCAATGGGATTGCTGGCGCAACCTTCAGTAGTCCTCCGAGTATTCCGCCGCCAAGAGACGATGCGCTTTCTGCTGCCCCCGCTGCCGTGATTGCCGCAATAATCGCCGATGTGGCTGTCGTAATTTCAGTTCCGATTCCGGTCACGATAGCCGTTGAGCTTGTTGTAATTGCAGAGGTCAATGTAGCGGTTTGCGTTGCGATAGCCGTAGTGACAGCCGTGCCTCCAGCAGAGGTTCCAGCGAATCCAGCCGCCCCTGCTGCCGGCGAAAGCGCCGCTGAGAAAGCGCCGCTCGACTGCGGCAAAGACTTCAGCGCATCTAGCGTACCGCTACTGGCCTGCCCACCCGGCAGCAGCCCCACAATAAGCGAACGCAGGCGAGAGAATACCGTACTCGCTACCAACCGCGTGGCCTCCGATTCGATGGACTTGAAGACTTGCCGCATGTCACGGTCGAAGTTCTTGCCTGCCGTGGCGGCATTCGCAAGGCCAGCCCCAATCTTGTCAAAGGCATCGTTGAAGGTTTTCTGCGCATCCACGGCGAATGCGCCTAACCCTTTGCTCGCATCCTCTTGCGCCTTCATCTGAGTTTGGATGAGCGCCAACTGGGCGATGTACCCAGACGCATCTTGCCCACGCTGGAGTGCAAGTTTGATCTCTAATTCCAACTGCTTTTCAAGCCCTGCATTGATTTCAGCAATAGGCGCGTTAATCGCGCGAAGCCGGTCGATAGCCTCAGCCGTTTCCGCAATCTGAGTAGTGAGCGCCTTATCGCTCTCCACGCCCAACACTTTGTAGGCTTCCGCGTCTTCCTTTACTGCGTCCTTAGCGCCGCCGGTCAACCGCTTGTCCTGAAGCGATTGCAGTTGATTCTCAAGCGCCTGTCGCTTGGATGCGTAGTTGGTGTCGGCTGTGTACTGATTGTCCAGCAATGCGATTTCGCGAGCGATGGCCGCGCGCTCTATCGCTTCCTCTTGAGCGTCCAATTGTCGGTCAACGGCGAGTTTTTGAAATGCCGTGATCTGATGGAGTGAGGCTTCCTCTTCAGCCGCCTTGCGCTGCGATTCGAGAACCCTAACGCTATGCTGTTGCGCGCCTTTAATGGCCTCCTCATCGGCCTTAGTGCGATCCTCTTCTAGTTTAACGTTCAGTTCGCGGATGTGGTCTGAAATCTCGCGCTCGTAGGACAACTCTTTATTGAGGGACTCAACATGATCCTTGACAGTCTGCTCAAAGGTTTTACGCTTTTCTTCAGATACCTTGATGGCGGCTTTAACATCCTCGGTAGCGAGCTTATCCTTGGCAGCCTGCAACTGCGTCCCGAGGGACGCCACTGCCTCATCGTTGCCGGCCTGCCGCTCCAAGGCAATCTTCTTAGCGATGCCATCGGCAACAATGTCGTACTCCTGTTTATTGAATGCCTGGAGTTGCGCGAGTTGCTGCGCTTGCGTTAGCCCGCGTTCTTTGGCGTCTTCCTCATACAAAAGCCTTCTGATTTCCAATTGCGTCTTGGCCAGCGCTTCTTCTTGCTCAAAAGCCGCTTTCTGCGCTGCTACCGGTTCGGCAATCTTTATTTGTGGGACATGCTCAGGCTTGGAGATTACCTCCGCAGCCTTTTCGTGTGCTGCGATTAGCCCCTGGATTTCCTTCAGCGCATCCGCATCCAGTTTTCTGAGATTCTCCAACTCTACGGCTGCTAACCCGTAGTTGTGGGTCATCACATCCGCCGCTGCCTGCCCAAGCCCCTTAATTTCCTGAACGAAAGTACGGAGTGAACGTACTCCGATCTCGAATGTAAAGGCTACTTCTGTAACCCATTTCGCTACTGCTGTAAGCGCTGGAGCAAGCGCCTCACCTACAGAATTGAGGGCCAAAGTCCATGCATTCTGCATCCGTATGAGACTACCGGATGTCAACTCAGCAGCCTTTTCTGCCGAACCTGAGAACTTGTCCATGGCCTCAATTAGGTCGCCTACACGGGTTGCCTCGGTAAGTCTCTTAAAGTCCTTCGATACGGCCTCTACCGAAACCCCCATCACCTTGGCGAGGTCTTCGCTATTGATACCGAGTTGGCGCAATTGACGCGCGCCAGCCATCCCGCTAAAGGCGATATTCTCAAGAGAATTGGCTACTTGCTGGAAACTGAATGGCAACACCGCCGATGCATCGGCTAGAGCGTGAATGGCTTCTGTCGTCTGTCGGGAACTGAATCCGAACGCCGCCATCTTCTGCGATGCTTCCACCAGAGAAGTGAATGGCACCGCCAAGTCCATCGAGGTTTTCTTCAACTCATCAATAGTCGCCGCCGCTTCGCTTGCACTGCCGCGCATTTGCGCAATGCCGAACTGGGCACGTTCGGTTGCAGCATATACGTTGATGGATTCAGAAATAAAACTCTTCAGGGCAGCAACGCTTAATGTGATCCCCGTGAACTCCAGAACACTATTGAGTAGTCCACGCACCTGTCCAATCGTTAAGTTGGCTGATCTAGATGTTTGGAGAAGGGCTGTCTGTAATTGCTGCGTCGAAGTCGCCGCCGCTTGGGCTGCTTGCGGTATCGGTGCCAGTGCTGCAGTTACGTTCGCTATTGGAGTCGCAGCACTTGTGGCCGTTTGAGCGGTAGCAGCAAGAGATGGTGCGATTGTCCCGATGGATTGCGCCGCTTGAGAGGTTGTGGCCGATGCAGTATTCATGGCCGCCCCAAGCGCGGCCATGGCCTGAGTAGTGGTAAGTCCTTGGTTTGTCAGGGCCTTAATGATTTCCTCTAGATTGTCAATATCTGGAGAGAGGACAGCCGCAGCCTTTCCCATCTCGTCCAAATGCTTTGTGATGCTGGACATCTGCGGGGCAGCATCCGCAAAGTCCACCCTCATCCGGACGATCAAATCACCTAATGATTCCGCCAAGTGCTCACACCTTTTCTAAATACGGTCCAGCTTGCTGCGGACTAGCGCCAGCGAGCGTGCCCATCACCAGATTAGCGCTGGCCTCATCGTCCAACTCGCCGCCCATGGAAGACGCGCCACTATCGGCAAGCAGCGGGAATAGTTCGCCCGGCTCCGGTGCTTTGCCTTCACCGAAATGCGCCGATGCGCAGATTAGCCAGTAATCGCGCCTGTCTTCTGAGATCCTCTGCGAATACCACTCACCCGAAAGCAAGTAGTATTTCCGCAGCGTCAATCTCCCGATGTCTTCCTCAGTTAAGCGAAAGCGTCCTCTGGCAACACGATAGAGTCTCCCCCACCAGCGGCGACTACGCTGTGCTGCGGATTCGGCTCCTTCGCCGCTCCGTTCACTGCCGTTGCGGACGGAGCTTGGGATTCCCCCATTTCTTCCGTGTCTGGGCTGTTGGCGTTATACCCTGACAGAAAGGCCAGCAGCAAAGCAACGATGGCCTTCGGCTTGGGCTTAATGATCTTGCCTACTTGCGCCAGCGTCAATGGCCACACTGGCTCCCCTTGCTTATCGTACTCATGCACTGCCGCCCAAATCAGCGCGCGGAGGTCCTTCACGGGTACCCTCCGCGCAATCTCGATATCGGTGATTACCTTCCCGTCTTTCTGCGCCTCGACGATAGGCTTCACGGCATCATGAAGCGCGGCGACGGTATCGAGAAAGAACTTTCCCGTCGCATCCTCGTAGGCACACATGCCGTTGAGGTCGAAGCACAAGAATCGCTCCCGGTCCAACATCACCGGGACGCGCGTTTCAGCAATAGGCATCTGATTGTTGCTCCTGTTCCTACGGCACCGAAGTGGTAATCTGATCGGTCAACTGCATCCCGATCTTGACCGCCAATACGTTGTCTACCGGGACGTTGAATGAATGATCCGACAGATAGAACTTGGACAACATGCTGCCGAACGAATTCGGGAATGTCATCTTGAAACTGTTCTCCGTCAGTGTGATCATTTGGTCCCAAAGGGATCCACCTTGGTTGAATCCCTGTGTCGGATCGGCGATGGCCCAGTTCATCTCGAAGGTGAGTTCACCGGGGTTGATGAGCACGGCGAGAAAGCGCCGGAAGTTCAGCGGCGTATCGTGCGTCGTGATGTCCACGGTGTGCGGTTTGGTGGTCGGGCCGCTGATGGAGCGGACCTGAGAAATCGACCCGACGTAGGACGGGGGCGAGGCTGTATCACTTAACTGCAAAATTGTGCCCTTGGCACTCGTAATGATCGGCATTTTATCTCCTTTGGGATTCTGGCTGCGGGTTGGCTCTTATGCCAGCAATTTGCTTTCTTCCAAATTCTCTTGATAGGTCGGAAGTCTTACGAGGTAGACCCCCATCTCTCGAAACTCATCTGCGACGGTAGACTCAGTTATCGTCCCTGCTTTCAGCCCATCCAAACATCGTTTGGCATATCTGGCCGCCGCGTAAACAGCCGGGATGTTGAGTGCTAGGCTGATCTCGTATGCTACAAACTCAAGGCTTGTCGGTCGTTGGCCGCGCGGCGCGATATCGTAGAACTGAAATAACGCCACTGCCGCTTCAATCGCCGGTCGCTCCACGATGCGCTTACCAACGCGAAATGGTACGGGCTGTGGGATGGAGCCTTGCTCTTTGCGCGTCAGGATTATCGGTTCTTCGATTACCGGCAACTCTTCCGCTTTGGCATGCGGCATCATGTCTACGACTTCCAGGAACGAGCGGAGAAACTGAGCCAATTGGGCTGGCGGGGCATTGTGAAACCGCAATTTCTGTTGCCAGTGCCATACCTCGGAGCGAATGGGAGCGATACGGTAGATGCCCGATACCATGTCGATCATTGTGGCTACATGGTTCTCGCTGTTGGTCAATTTGGCGATGTAGCCTACCGGCACGCGCTCCGGTGGCTTGACCGTTAAAGTGTAAGCTTTGAGGATGACGCGGGCGGCGTGCAAAGACGCAGCAGTGACACGATGGGCCATAGGGGTGAGTGAAACTGAAAGGAGCTATTCCGGTTCGTCTTGCCCTTGAGCGGAGACGCAACGACCATTGCGGATGTATCCGTGCCAACCACAATGGGACTCGCAGTTAATCGAAGGATGAAATGTAGGTGCTTCGCGGTTTCCGCCCCAATCCCACTGCGGACGACCGCCGTTCTGCCCTTGTGGGTCGCGCTTGATATCGGCTGTTCCTGCGATGAGGAGATTGGCGCATTTATTGCGCTGTAGCAACTTTGGTAGACCTCGGTTATAGCCGACACATCGAAAGGTGAACCGGCACGGCTTCTGCCCCTCAGGACATGGATCGCCTTCGAGTGTCAGAAATTCAACGTTGGCCGTGCTCATTTCTCATCTTCCGGCGCGAAACTCGCCCCTGCCAAATCCGCGCTCACTTCCCGCAGCACTTCTCGGCCATCTGGCGCAAGAATCCCGGTATTCATCATTTGCGGAGCCGGCTTGACTACGGGAGCATGTCCGCGGCGGTGGTCGTCAAGCACTTCAAGGCAGTAGCCTCCGAATGTGCATTGCACGCCAGATTCGTAAACGAACGGGCACATAAAGTATCGGTGGCCACGCCATCTAGCGATCTGCAATCGCCGCCCGTCCACGATTACAAAGTTCGGGTCGTTGGGGTCTGGGATTTCGCTCATCGAATGAACTCCTGATACATCCGCACGTCATCCCCAATCCACTCTCTCAGCACCGTCAACTCCGGGTCTGGCTTCCACGCATCCGCCATGATTTCCGGCCGATGCCCGATGCCGATTCCCGGCCTGCCAGGTAGCCCCTTGATGCCAACGCTCATCCGAAGATCAATCAATGCCCCAGGCTCATAAGCCTTACGCCATAACCGCACGTCGATGAACTCGGAAGATTGCGAATTGCAGATGTCCGTTAGCACGGGTAGCCACGATTTGCGGATGGCCGTCTGGCACAAGCTGGCGTGGCGGTTGTTGCTTAACTGGCGGTAGCGCTTGGAGGGCACGTGGTAATAGCGGGCTGGAGCTTCGCCGGCAATCGGGAAGTGGTCGAGTTGCTTCACCAGCGTCTCGATGTAGGTATCGGCAAAGCGGTCATCGTCCTCAAGAAAGAAAACCTTGTCGAACTGGACACAGGATATCGCCGCCAACAGGTTGCGCGCCAGCGTGTTCTGACCGTAGCCCCACTTCGGCTCTGGGAAGATGCGCGTAACCGTCATTCCGGGCCGTTGCGGCGGTTGCCAATCTTTGCCGTCCACATCATTTACCACAATCCACTGAATCAAGCCGGGGTAGGTCTGGCGAGCCACAAAGCGCTCACACAGGGCAAACGCCTGCGGGCGCCCACCGGTACAGGTGATTATAGAGATTCCGTCCATGCTGTAAAGTCCGATTCTAGGCCACTGGCGGGCGATATGAGCGAAGGGACCGGGCTACTTGAACAGATTGACGGTATCCGGCCCAATGCGCAACAGGAAGGCCAGCAAGCCGAACGCAAACGAAATGCGTCCGATCTCTTGCAGTTTGGGGTTTACGGCGAGCGCGTACATCAGGACACCAATCAAAGCGATAAGGAGCGAAACGAAGATTATCATGTTCGTACCTGCCTTTCCCTATTTTACCGCCAAGGCGTGCTTTTCCCTGAACTTCTGCCGCATGGCCGCCATGGATGCCGCCGTGCTGCCCATCGTGCGCGCGAAACTGGCAGACGATTGATGCTGTCCGAACCCGTGCTTTACCACGGCATGATTGGCGACGGCTAGCTTAAAATCGGCATTGTGCGCGCGCTGGCTCAGATCTTCATCCTCAGCACCGTAACCATCAAAACTCTCATCAAACAGTCCGATTGTATCGAATACGATCCGCTTGATGTAGACGCAGACGAAGGCGAGATAGGGCCGCTGGCAAATGCTCACAGGATGCAACTGGTTTACCCTCGGATTCCACTTCTGCTCGTTGTTCCCCACGCCGCCAATGACGCGGGGGGAGACGATGCCGATGCTGGGGTCAGAGTACGCTACGTCTGAGAGCGCTTGAATCGTGCCGCAATGCTGGAATTGTACGTCGTCGTTGACTAACAGAACGTCCGAATCTCCGGCGAATTTGATGCCGATGTTGGCGTTGCGAGCGTAGATGAAAGGCTCGACACCACATAAAAACTTCCATCGCCCGCGCGGAATGGGAATCTCGACATTGCGGCTCGTCACCAATATCCGAAGCGCATCCGGTTCGTACCGATAGAGGTACGATTGGAATCGGTCGAAGATGTCCGCGAAACCGGTAAGCGTGACTACGGCAACGTCAGGCATGCCACTCCTTCAGCGTCTTCGGATCGCGTAACCATTTCGTTTGGTCCCAATCATTGTACTGCACATGCCAACCGCGCGCCCGCTCCTCTGGGTCATACCGTTCTAGACGCTCATGCACTATTTTACGCTCCGCTTGCGCCGATGTGCGAATGGGGTAGTGCTTCAATATAAACTTGTGCGGGTAGATGCGGACGAACTTGCTAGGCCCCCAATGGCCGCCAGTTTCGGCCAACCGCAAGGGTCCAGCCGTGGTACGCCGCCAAGCCTTGACATGCGTGCATCGGCGATTGTCAACGTGATCTTGAGTGTAGTAGCGGAAATATCGTTCTGGGTCGCCTCGGTAACCATCATCGACCGGCATGAAGTGGTAGACGTCGAAGTCGATGGCCGTGTAGCCTTTCGCGTCCACGCGGGCCAGCGCGTCAATCATGCGCTCGCCTGGCACTGGGCTGCGGCGAATTTCGTCTGCATCATTTGACATGATCCATGTCGCATCCGATTCGCGAGCGATTTGTTCAATCCGCTGCAATAGCGGCTTCCACGAGTAATAGCGCGATGGGCCGTCAGCAGGGAATTTCTCGTATCCGACCAACGGAAAAGACTGAGCGATCTCTGAACTGCCATCCGTGCTCCAATTGTCCACGACGCGAACCTTGAAGCCTTGCTCATGGAGATGGCGCAAAGTCCAACACAGGATGTCCGACTCGTCGAATACGGTCATGACCGCAAGAGCGGTGATCATTTAACGTATCCTTCGCCTTGGATTCGCCCCGGCCATCGCTCCCCGCACAACTCCACAAACTCAGCCACTTGACCTTTGACGCTCGCCAAGTAGGCTCTGAACTCAGGCCATGCTTGCGGTAGCGTGGCCTTGGCGCGGTCCAAGTCTTCCGCTCCCCACGCTACCCCATTGAACAGATACCCGGCGTGCGATTCCAACTCTTGCCGTGTTCGCTGTCCATCGGGAATCACAAGCGCCACGCAGCCGCACAGTGCCGCCAGCAATGGCAGCATCGAAACGTGGTCATAGCAGACGAACAGTTTGTGGCGGTTGAATGCCGTAATGAGTTGCTCATCGTCGTTGTACCGGTCGATCAGAACTGCGTCTGCCGGATGCTGATTGAGCGGTCTGCCGAGTCCCTTGCGGACGGCGTAGCATGTTCCGCTTCGCCGTTGCTTCAGGTCTCGAAACTCCGAGAAGTTGCGCCACACCGTCAGAACGCCCTTGACGTTGCTGGCGTACCGAGGCTCCAAGCGGAAACTGGAATTCCACATCATCACGACATCATCTGAGCCGTAGTCCTGTTCAGGATGGTCGCTGAGTATCCAGCGGACTACCTGCCTCGCTTCCATCGGGTTGCCCTTCACGCCGCCTGGATAAATCACGATCTCATCTGGTTGAGCAATCGCGCGCCTCGGTCGAACCTCGCCCAGCCAAGCGGAGTTTTTGCCGTGGCATTGGACCAACACCGTAGGGTGTCCGAGGCAGCATAGCTCATGAGCCAATCGGTGAAGCGAAAGCACACCGCCGCTCGTGGTTGTGTAGTTGGCTGAAGCCCAAACGATGAAGCGCAAGGCAAGTCACGCAGCCAACTTGTCGTAGAAGCCTGCGGAAACTCTCGCCCGCACCTTCGCGGCATCGGCCAGCACCGACCGATGGTTGACCACGCTGTCTTGGGCTTGGTGGACATTGTAGGCCACAAGCGGCCTTTGCACATGCACGGGATTCCATCGTGCCCCCAGCCGTATCCAGTAGTCCCAATCGGAAGCCCGCGGCACGCTCATATCGAAACCGCCAGCCCATCGGTAGGCTTCGCGGCTCCAGAAGGCTCCAGGCAACGGGATGAAGTTCTCACGCTTCAGCCGTGCGTAGTCCCACTTGAGTACTCCGAGCACCGATGGGACACCGTAGGGATTCTGGTTTACTAGGACGGAGCCGTAGCCCCACTCGTTGAACGCCATGGCCGATTCGATCTCTGAAAGTGCTCCTGGCAGCATCTCATCGTCATCGGCCTGAAGCATGAAGATATCGCCGTGTGCATGCGCGATGCCCCAGTTGAAGCGATCCACGCGCCCCGGCATGTACTCGTAGAATATCCGCTCATCTTTCGGGATGACGCTACGCACGCTCTCTCCGCCGTCTACGATGAGCAATTCCCAATCTTTGTAGTCCTGCATCCGTATGGCTTCGATGGCCAACGGGATGAACGTGCGGCGGTTGCACGTTGGCATGATGATGGAGATCATTTTTCAAACTGCTTCGCCAGCCCAGGTCCACGATACATCATTGCGCGCTTAGCGGATTGCTCGGAATCCCCAACGCAATCTGTGGGTGTATCGCTTGGACCGAACCACTGCCAGTGGATGCCGGTGAAGCGGAGCGAAAACACAATTCCTTCCACTGTGCAAGTCATAGCGCCTTCAGTCTTTCAATGGTAACAGGATCGCAAAAGCGAATTGCCAGCATCGTATCCTCAACATGGAACAGGTCGCGATTTTCAGCCAGCCCATCAAGAAACGCTGTGTTCTCCTGACACTCTGAATTTTGGTAGTCGTGCCACAGGATACAACCCGTCCGCTGGTAGTTCAGGATGTTCTCGGCGTTTCGCGTGTCGCACTTGACGCCGGCCGTAGTGTGGTCCCCGTCGATAAACACGAGATCCATATCGCGCGGAAATGCGTCAAAGATACGCGAGTCTCCAATCAAGCAAGTGATTTTCCGCTCTCCCGGCGTACCTGAAAACTCCAACGGAAACTGAGAGCGCCAATCGTACACATCCAGCATCCCAGACTTAGCCAGCGTCTCATCGTCCGCGTCGAGCGTCCAGATTCGCGCATCTTCCGGCGAGTTCATTGCCATATGCAATGTGGATGTGCCGCGAAATGTGCCAAACTCAAAAATCCTCTTTGCCTTTACGATACGGATGCAGGCGATTAGGCACTCCAATTCCAGCGAACGTAAACTGTTGTCTGCGTACCAGAGGATGCGCCGTATTGGCAGCATCATCCACATGCCGCGATCCATAGGGCATTTCTCTTCCACGAGGGCAAAGAGTTTCCATGGTCTTATGTGGTGCATCATCTGGTGACAGTATAAAAAGCCCAGCGCGTTTATGGACGCCAATCCAGAGGCGCGCCGGGCTGCTCCGCTCAATCAACAGCGTGAGCAAATCGTAGCACGCCTACGAAACCGGCGCAATCCACTGGTTATCCCAAGCGTACTGAAGCTGCTTGATGGCTTTAGCCGTGTACTGGTTGGGGGATGTTCCAGCATCGAAAGGAAGAGACTGCGTCGCATTGTAAACAGTCCCGAGGAAGTTCATGCTTTCTCGGACCACCTTGTATTGCACTGTGCCAGAGGTTTCAAAGTTGCGGTACGCCGAGAGAGCGCTGAAGTAGCGGCGCACGCCAAGATTGCGGGTTGTGTTTGTAGCCATGTGATCTCCTTCATTTATTCTGCTTCTTGCGTTCTTTTACGACCCACATGCAAAGTTGCGTGCGGTTGGACATGCCGGTCTTTTTGAAGATATGAAACAGGTAAACTTTGATGGTTCCTTCGGAGAGGTGCAACCTATAGGCCACGAGTTTGTTGGCAAGTCCTTCATCGGTAATCAGATCAGCGACTTGACGCTCCCTGACGCTCAACGGGGCACCAATACTGTCTCCTTTCCCGGCAGGCCGCTTTGATTTTGTTTTATCTTTGCAAGCAGGGCAAACCTTAACACGCTCACTGATAGAGAAGAACTCCTCCCCGCACCGCGAGCAGTTATGCTCAGTCAGGATGGCAGTCGGTTCTGCAAGGCTGCGTGGTCCGCTCCTGTCCATAATCCGCTCCGAATTGTAGCGCCGCTTCAATCGGTTGATACGGCCAGCACTTCAACGCACTACCGGGCGTGCAGTTGACGACCTCCACGCCAGCATCGGCCAGTGGCTTCACGAGGTAATTGAACAGCGGCAGCATCGAATCCGCCAGCACGCGCGAGAATGCCATGGCCAGTTTCCCGTAGCCCTCGTGCCAGTGCGTGCGCGCACCGTCGCAGTGCATATCGTAACCCAGTAGCAGAATCTTGCTCACGCCGAAGTGATACGCGAGGTTGATAGCCTGATACCCGGCATTCGAGCCGTGGCGCAATTTGCTTGAGTCCGTTTCCAGCCCCATTTGCCCGCTGAATTGCATTTGATGAATCTGTGGATGGTCCGCAAAGCCTTGCTCACCGGCTACGAGAAACCCATTGCTGATTTGCTCATGCCAACTGCTGGAACTGTCGAGCGAGCGCGGATTCGCTAGCGATTGTTCGATGAACCATGAACGGTCGCACCAATACGTGACATCAGCCCATGGAGCCATGCGCCAACTGCCGTTTATTGTGATGACTCGGCACTGGCCGCGCAACGATTCGGCATCGAAGCCCCGTAGCGAGGGACCGCCGGCTAGGATAGCGCAGGTTTCACCGGACCAGATGCGGGGGACGGAAAACAGCACCGCTTATTCTCGGGATCTGTACACGCGCCAATTGGAAATGAAATTCGGTCTAGACAAATCGTCTGAAAATGCAACGGGGTGCGCGTGCATCGCCTGTATAAAAAACACCCCAGGAAGCAAGACAGGAGACCCAAGTATCTCCTGCGCATCCTGCAAAGCGTTGAACACCGCGAGCCACTGATTGTAGACCACAGTGTACTCGAATCGCGGATTCCCGCGCACGCGCGTCTGGAAGGTGTCACGCTCGTTCGCACGCGAGAGCGTATCGAATGGCATCCCGCCAGTGTCGAATAACGAGATTACCTGATTGGACTCGTTCGGTATGACGCCACAGTAGATGGGCCACGCGCTACCAAAATTCCCGCCTACCCCTTGGGCAATGAGATAGGCTTGCACGTCATTCAGAAGAATGCCCATGGATTTAAGGGGTTATGCTGGCGTGCCGGATCAAAACCGGCCAAACTCCATCCCCACCGATTGGAACTCACGCACGGCTTCGAGTTGCCGATTCGCTACTTTACCGGAGTCTTGCAAAACCCCGATTCCAAATCTAAGGTGTTCGTGGCCGCCTCGATTACGGACTCACGGGAGTTTTTCCCTCTTGGGTCCATCATGTTAACACCACATGCAGACGCCAGCAAGCCTACTTTATCACGCGTTCTGCGGCTGCGCGCAAGCGCCCTGGTAATTGGTTCTGAGTTTCCTTTACAGGATTCTCCAAGAACTTCGGCCCAGAACCGGGACGTGTCCACTGGATCTCTTTCCCCGCCGCTACTGCCTTTGTCCAACTCCAATTGGGTGATGGCGGCTGAGATCCTTCCATTGCCTCATGCACGTACAAGGCGTAGCCTTTAGCTGCACCACCATACCCAAGCACCACAAGCCCATCGTTCGCGTCCGCTGGCTTCTCGCCAAATGAATACGCGGGGCTTCCGCCGTCCCCAATGCCAAGCTCGGGACACTCCACGTGGCCGCTGTTCATCAGCGTGCCGGTCTTCAGCGGGCAACGGCGCTTGCTTTCCGTCATCGTCTCTTCAGCCCAGCGGTAGGCTTCGCCCATCACCTCTTTGCGTACCTGTGGTGCGAGTTTGGTCAACTTGTCCTTGAGGGCTTCGATGCCGGTGAGGCTGAAGGATGCGGAGGGCATGTTAACCGTTGCTGCTTCCTAAAAATACTTTCATGTAAAGGGGCGCTCCAGTCTCATCCATGAAGGTCGAGAATGAGAGAATCGGCGGAACGATAACGGCCCCTTGCGTATTCGTGGTAACGTCCCCATTCATATATACGAGATCCTCATAGCCCACATTCGGTGGTGGCGTTGCCATGATCCATATCACGCTCGCGCTCAGCACTTCAGCGCCTTGCCCCTTTGTACCACGCTCGTAAGCCGCCACGCGCTCAGCTTTGAATACGCGCCGACCGTTGAACGTCTGAACCGAACCCCACGACGGCGAGCCATCCTGGTCGCGGGATACCATCGGTTGCCAGCAGACGGTGGCTGGCGTGAGCGGCAGGAAATCCAGGATGTTCATAGAACTAAGTCGGCTAAGATCTGCCACATTCTAACACGCCGTGCGCAAGACGATGCGGCCATAGCTAAGGAACAGTCGTCTGATTAGATGATTGCAGTTGAGATGCGCCTGGTGCCGTAGAATTATTATCCATGCCGTCAATTTGCGAGGCAGGTTGGATCAGATCAGGATTGCTATAGGCCGCATACTTCTGACTCAGCGATTGGCCGCCGAAGTACACCGGCACGCCCGCCATGGTCGCGCGCCTGCGGAGAGAGATTGCAAGTGCTGAGAATTGCTTCAGGAGATTCGAGTACGAAATCTTGAGGTCGCCCACCGCTGAGTCCACATTGCGGGCGAGTTTGGCTGCGATGTCATCCGCACAATTGGCGGCTGGAAGGTAGTTGCCCTGCGGAGGTGGATTCGTTCCGTAGACGCGAGTGATCTCGTAGTTCACTTCGGCGTCTTGGAGGTAGTACACTGGAGTAGCCCCAAGTCCACCGGTATCGCCACAGAGAAACCTTGTTTCGTCTTTCGGCGAGGTTGAGGGGTCGCCAGAATATGTCGCAGGCATTTATGTCGCCTCCGTCTCGTTCACTCCATCCCAGTACAAGCGAAACGATTGATATACCTTCTCCCAGTCATCCTCGTGGACTTTAATAGTCCACCCAACAATGTTGCGGACCTCTTTCTGGAGTGGAAACAGGCAAGAGATTTGGTCAATGCGCATAATGATAGGCTCGGACGTCTCCCTGAATCGGAACTCCACTAAGTATCTCATGAGTCATGCCCCGGGAAGACGCTCAACATCGTCAGTATAGCCTTTTCGAATACTGGGAGCGGTTTGGATTCGCCCCGCTCCCAGCGCGCAATGGTGTTTCCGGTGGTGTCGATCTTTCGCGCCAATTGCTCTTGCGTGAGGCCCAGCCGCTCACGCTCCCTTTTCACTTGCGACGGGAAGCGGCTCTCCAGCGGCTTCTTCTTTGGCTTCAACATTGGATTTGTCCCCGGTGAATGCGGCAGATTTCAGGCCAGAAAAGATGCTGGTGCCGAGCACGTCCTTCTCTTTTTCATCCTGCAAGCCGAACCAAGGTCCGCTGTAGTTGTCGTGGACTACGGGAGCAGCAACTTTCTCACCAGTGATTTCTTCTGCCGTCTTGGCATCCACCAAGTAGAAGGCAAACACGACGGTCGGCTTGTCTTTCCAGACTTCGATGCCGTGCGGGTCTTCGTAAATCTTCTGAATAATCTTTCCGCCCTTGCCGATACCCATCTCGACGTGGGGGGCAAAGGAGCGTAGGAGCGACTTTGGGACAACGGATTCGCCGGAATGGAGCGAACCGGTAAAGGATGCTTGCGCCAAATATCCCGTAGGCCCTGTATATCCGGTAATACCAGATACCGGACCCCAATCCATCGTTGTGGAGTAGGGTTGTCCCATCACGCCTTGGTATGGATAATACTTGGTCTTGATCTTGGCATCGTCCTTCGGGTCAAAGATAGCCAGACCGATAGCGCCCGTCTTGCTGTCCGCGCCGATGAGTTGCTCTGCTACCGTGATGCCTTCGCCCTTCTTGTGCGGCGTGGCCACGAACTGATGCACGGTGCCATCCACGTCTTTCCATCCATCAATCCACGGCTGCGGCGGGCACACCAGATAGTTGTCCTTCTCCAGCTTCGTCCCGAGCTTTTGGCCAGTGAGCGCATTCACGCCACCGGCCCCAACGAGCACGGCGACAGGTTTTGAATAGGAGTGGAACGAGATCCACATCGCCTCGGTATCGTGCAGCGACATGAACAGAGCATCGTCAGCCCAATCGGTCGGGCAGTTGTTGCGGTAATCGGAAACCTTGTACAGATGCATCCTGCCAAGGCTGGGCGGGAGATTGCTGGCGGCGCGACCTTCAGCCACGCGCACGGTACGGTGAAAAGTGACTTCGAGATTGTTGGGTCTCATGGCTACTAACTATACACCGTGACTATACGCTTGTAAAGCCCGCCGCTTGTGGAAACGCCACTATCGCCGACTCCCGACTCCAGTTCACAACCTCTACCCCTGCGGCCTTAGCTTGCGGCAACACCGTATTAAATGCCTTAGCCCAGTACGGATACTGGCTCTTGTACTCGCCACCGCCGGCCATATCGAAGCCCACAAGATTGACTTGCTTCGCACGTTTGAGGTAGGCCAGATTGAGGGCCGCGTATCCGCCATTGCCGCCTGTATTGACGATGCCAGGATCTTCGCTCCACCCGTCCCGATGGCCCCACTGCAAGTACGTCACGCCTGGTATTCCGCCGCAATCCGGCCATGTTTCCAGCGGGAGCGCGATAAACTTCTCTCCCTCGAATCCTGCGATAAAATCCCGGTTGCGGCGTATCCACCGATGGTCCAGGGAGAAGAGCGATTCCAGACACCGGCCGCCCGACTGGCACGCCGCAACCGGCAGTGCATGGCCGTTCACCGAAAGCACGCGGCCATGGATAAGGGAGAGGTCGAACGTTTTGAGCGATGGGCCACCGCCGATAATCCAGAGTGGCGAATCATCCCACCATGGCGAGCAATCGGCGCTGTAACTGTGCATGGTTGCCTTGCGATTGCAATCCGAAGCGTTCGCAGAGTTTTGCCAAGTCGCGGCGCGAGAGGCTGTGAATTTGCTCCATTGTGATCCTGCTGACGCGTGGCGCTACTGGCTCCTGCCCCTCTGCTTTCTGTTCAGCAGGCTCGGAAGGCTCTTCCCTGCCTACACCATGCGCTTCGCAGAATGGGGCCAACTGCGGGTCTGCCAGCGCATAATCCAGCAGTTCTATGCGGCGTGTAGGGGTATCGTACAGACGTGCGAGCACTCGCGATTCGAGCACTCCATGTGGCACCTCTTCCCCGATCCCGTAATGCTTGTCTCCGATGTTCAGCCCGCAGGACTTCCCGACCACAAACCGGGCCGTGCGGAAGTCGATTGTCTTGACTTGCGGGCGCTTGCAAAGTAAACGTAGGACGGACACTAAAGTTTCTCCCTGAGTTTGCTGGCGGGGACTCTGCATCCCCGCCTATGTAAGTTGTTGATTCTAATGGGCTGATGCAAAGAAAACTCCAAGCTCCTTTCCTGTCAACCCAAAGGCGTACGCCTGCTCGCACTCGACGTAATCGCCTGCGATGACTTCCCACCGGTACTTCTTGATCCGCATCCCGGCTGCGGTCGCGCCCTCCAACCCTTGCCAGTTGAAGGTGTATCCACCGCTGACCACACGCAGCCCCGGAGAGGGCGCGGCGTACGTCAACAGCGCATTGTTGCCCGCGATGTAGGCGAAGGTATCCGGCGTGGTATCGCTGTTCGGAACGTTGTTCTCCGCGCTGCTGGTTTGAATCGCGCGGGCGACCACAACCTCATCCACTTCGAACACTTGCGCCAAGTCCGACTCCTTCACTGTCACGATGCCGGGGCCGGTCTGTCCATACTTCAGACGGTCGGTGATCTCTGCGTTGGTTTTGAGGTCATTGTAGACCTGCGCGCCAAGCACGAGTTTGTTCGGCAGGTAGCCCGTTGCCTGTTCAATGACGATGGAGGCGTTCAGGATGTCTTCGATTGGGGTGGATCCGGCTTGGCTCCACTTCTGGAACTGCCCGGCTGACGGAGTTCCGGTAACGCCGGTGAGGTCTTCGCCCCATACGCCGGTCTTGAAGAAACTGCTGCACCAATTCACATCGCGGTTGATGAGGGCCTGTTGCGTGACGTAGAACGTCGCGTCCGCATCGGGGTTGAGGCCCTGGTCGCTGTTCGCGCGGACCTGATCGGGAATCGGCTCCTTAATCGCATAGACTTCGCAATTATAGCTGGCGGTTGCCAGTTTGTAGCCGCCGCCAGCCGCTTCCGCGCCGGGCGCGCGCAACTGCATGGAGTTGCGGTACATATCGCCGCGATTGAAGATGTAATACAAGTCCGACTTGAACGTCACCGGCATCGGCGGGAAAACGCGACCGGCCACGAACTTGTTAAGCTGTTGCTGGTACATGATCGTCAAGTTCGTCAAAGGACGATTGACGTGTACCATTTGTAATGTGGGGGTTGGCATGGATTTGCCTCCTGATTTGTGAAAGCTGAGAGAGAGGGGTTAAAGAAACTGAGAAGAGTTAAGCCTGGGAAGGTTCGGCGCAATACCTCTGCGCTCAGAACTAGCTACCCGGCTGGAAAACGATTTCGGTCATGGAGCCAGCGGCGCCGGCCGCCAAGGCCCATCCGAGCGTGGAAGCCCCCGAAGTTGAGGGAACGGCCGCGCCGGTCGAATCGCACATCACTGCTTCGCCAGCATTGACAGTGCCGTTGCACATGATTTTCGTGATATCGCCGGGCGAGCAGCAGGCGCCCGGCTCCCCAACGTTCGGGGTGTCCTGAATCACGCTGATGGCGAGTTGCCCGGAGCCGCACTGAACGAGTGCGCCAGTGCTGTCCAGCTTCACGAAGGTGTACTGCCCTGTCGTGTAATTGGTATCGGTTTGGAAGTTATGGTTTGCCGGAATGGACTTCAAACCGCGAATAAGATCATAAGCCATTTTGGTTTCTCCTTAATTGCGTGGCTTGCTTCTGAATTGGAATGGAGCCTCCCGCGGCCTGCGTGAGCCGGGGTGTCGGAGGAAACACTTTGGTAAGCGCTGTGACGTTGGGAGGCAGAGAGTGACTACTGGCGAGTGCCAACCCTTTGCGCGTATTGATGGTCGTACTCGGCGAACAACTGCGGATTCTCCTTCATTAGTGTGAACGTGGCCTTACCAACATCGCAGTTGTCGCGCTTGGCGATCTTCTCGACTTCAGCGTTGAAGACGCGCTCCATCGGAATGACGCCATTGCCTTGCCCGCTCTTGCCCACTTCGCCGAATTCGCCGGCCAGCGCCTTGTCTGCGCTCTTCATCGCATCCAGCAGTTCGGTGTAGTCCTTCGACTGCTCCCCGAACGCATCGGCCATCTTCATCAGACGGATGCCCTTCTCTTCTGGGGAGCCGGGGGTGTGCGGCAGTTCGGCTTCGGCAACCTTGCTGAACTTGACGATGCGCTCCTGCTTGCGAATTGCAGACAGTTCTGCCTCCGCCTTGGCCAGTCGGTCCTCATTCTTGGCGATACGGGCGGCTTCTTCTGCATCGCGCTTCTGGGCCTTGCGCTTCATCTCTTCCTCGTCCTTGTCATCCTCATCCGGTTCGTCATCGGCTCCCGGCTTGTCGGGCTTGTCGCTGCCGCTCTTCTTGAGTTTCGCCGCCTTCTCCGCCTTGGCCAGCAGAACCAGTTTCTAACT